ATTTCACGATGATCGTGATATTGAGTTTATTCAGTTTAAGCGTTGGTTAGAGCACTGCTACACAGATGGCACACTCGAACTCAACCACAAATCCTGCGAAATGATAAGCCGTGATCTTCACGCTACAATTGTCGCAAGATACCCAGGCCGAGAGGTTTGGGCAGACGTTAGTGAAGACGGCGAAAACGGCTGCTTCATTAAATTTCCTTCATCTTATCATTATCACGTAAATTAAAATGGCACAACCTGCTTATATCCAAAAAACCCTTCGTATGAAACCCGAAGTTGAAAAAATCTTTGACGACCTAGATAAGTGGCTCGATCATTGCAGATTTAATCTTCTTCCATATAACCCTGCAGATTTGTACAGGTCTAAAGAATATAAAGACTTTACCCGACCTGCGTGGAACGGAGAACGTAAACCTTATCTAGGTAAAAAAGAATTTAAACCACGTTACAACAATCAATGAGAAAACTGTACTACATGGGTCTTGAGCCCTACAAGGCCCGATATACATTACAGTTACAAGACTGGAACGAAGCTGTGTTCAAACGTCGAGGTATTGACTACATGTTGGTACCCGGAGAAACACTTGGCAATGACCAGGCCATTGTAACAGGGCAAGTGTTAGATGCACACGGACGCACATATTTTGGTATGAGCCAACTGATGAATCTAGTTCGTATGATGAAGGCTGGAGAAATTAATCATGAAGATGTTATCTACTTTGAGGACATGTTCCAGCCTGGTATCGAAAGTCTTCCTTACATCCTTAATCAGATTGATAGCAGTATGCGTCCTCGTATATTTGTCCGTTGTCTTGCTCAGTCAATCGATCCGGATGATTTCGTACATGTATGGGGCATGAGCGAGTTTATGGGTCACTATGAAAAGATGGTAGACTCATTCGTCGACGGTGTTCTTGCTAGCAACGAAGAGATGGTAATGCACATGAAGATTGCCGGGTGGAAGTCTCCGCTCTACAATATTAGTGGATTAGCATTTGGAAAGAACGAGGTACAAAGTCGCGTAGAAAGTATCAAGCCATTTCATGCACGTAAACAGCGTGTAGTATTTTCTGCACGTTGGGATCAGGAGAAACAACCCGATTTCTATATGGATGTAATTGAAGCATGGCATAAAAAACATCCTAATAGCGGAGTTGAATTTGCTGTATGCGGTGGCTCAAAACTTCGAAGCAATAACAACAGTTACATGAAACGTACACAAGAGTTAAGCAATCGAGGTATGCTAACTCTGTATCAGGATCTTGAAAAGAACGAATACTATAATATTGTCAACGACAGTCGTGTAGTGTTTAACTGTGCTTTACAAGACTGGGTTAGTAATACTGTCAGCGAAGCAGATGCGCTAGGTTGTAATGTATTGTATCCAGCATATCGTAGTTTCCCAGAAACATTTGCTAATGATCATACTCGTATGTATGTTCCATGGAGCATCGAGGATGCTTTAAACAAATTAGAAGTTTTGTTAAAAGAAGAACATCCCCGTATGGGAGAGATTAGTAACTGGACCGATGGTACAATTGATCGTATTTGTGACATTATGGAAACTGCCGGTACTATTGCCGAAGGTGGCGTAGAGTGCAAGGCTACACAGTGGCGCCGTATGGGCACAGACTATCGAAAGCATACCCGTGAGTCAAAATATTGATACTGTTATTATTACAGGTGCTTTAGGCTTCATTGGCAGTCATACTGCCAAGGCCTTTAAGCAGGCAGGATATCGCGTAATTGGAATCGATCGCGAATTTACTATCAAGGAAGGAACTCAATTCATTGATGAATTGATCATTGACGACTTCGTTAATATTGCGGCGTTTTCTGCTCAAGATAAAAAGGCCTGCGCCATTGTACATTGTGCTGGTACAAGTTTAGTAGGGCCTAGCATTGACAATCCCAGTGAATACTACGATAACAATGTTTTTAAGACCAACACCATGCTATCAGATTTGGTTAAAAATGACTGGTGCGGTATTATTGTTTTTAGTAGTAGTGCCGCTGTTTACGGAAACAACTATACTCGCCCTTGGTTAGAACAAGACATTAAAGATCCAATTAGTCCATACGGACGTAGTAAATTAATGTGCGAGCAAATTATCGAAGATCACTGTCGTGCCTACGGATTTAAAGGTATTGCTCTACGTTATTTTAATGCCTGTGGTTGCGATGCCGATGGCAACCTAGGAAATATTTGGAACGATAGTCATTTAATTCCTAGAGTAGTTCAAAGTGTTCTTGAAAATAATACTATAATTATCAATGGCAATGACTTTTCTACTACAGACGGAACGTGTATAAGAGATTATCTACATGTCTCTGATATTGCCGAAGCTCATGTATTATCTGTAAAAATGGCCGCAAGACTCAATAACAGAGAATTTAAATGCTATAATCTTGGCACAGGAGTTGGATCAAGCAATGCTGAAATTATTAGCCAGGTCAAAGAAATTGTTGAAAAACAGGTAGACTTTAAATTCGGTCCACGGCGTATTGGGGACCCCGACGAGTTGGTTGCCAATCCAGGAAAGTTTATAACAGACACTAGCTGGATGCCTAAGAATAGTAGTTTAAAAAATATTGTTAAAACAACTTATAGTTGGATGAAGAATCGTGAAAACAGACCTGAATGAAGAATGGCCCGAATCAGATTATTATGATGACGGGCCTATTACTATCAATGATCCATTTGTTCAATATAAAACATTTGATCAGGTAAGTTGGTACAGACTCAAAGAAATGATTGAACGTTGGCCGGCTATGCGTAAAAGTTGGGAAGCGTTTATTATTGATTACAACGTATGTCTTTCTACATTAAGATCCGAAGAGGTCACCGATGATATTCCTTTCTAAATTTTTATTAAACACTCTTGACCGGTTAGGTCGTAAAAGAATTGTAACAGATAGGCAAGACAATGAACCGTATCTCGAACGCTATTATGTATTTCTCCGCGACAGAAAGCGGTTTCCATTCAATGTGTTCCTGCACAAGTTTCTTAAGTCAGACCCCGATGATGTGCATGATCATCCATGGCCTTACGCTACAATTATCTTAAAAGGCGGTTATTATGAATGGACTCCTAACTTTGATTCACAAGGTGCCAAGATCAGTGAGACACGGCATTGGCGTGGTCCTGGGCACTTCCGTATTTGCAGTGCTAATAGCTATCACCGTGTTGAGCTTAAAGAAGGAACAGACTGCTGGACCTTGTTCATGCCTGGTCCACAAAGGCGTGAATGGGGTTTCCTAGTCGACAATAAATGGATCCACAACGAAGCATATCTTATGCAGAGGTCAAAGGAAACTTTGTAATGCGCTGATCCGACTCGTTAACACATGCTTTCATAGTACATGTTTGAGGACCTTGAGGAGGCATCCAACCATTATGCCATATATTTCCAAGAGGTTGATTATTACAATTGCTACCAGATACCCATCCTTTAGCCACTATATTAAGGTATTCAACACCTGCATTACATAATTGTCCTGTATAAACAGGGTTATTGTTATAGGTATCTTCGTATCTCTCATCCCAGGTAGTTTCTTCAAAATAGATTTTTTCCTCTAGTATTTTTACTTTTTTAGGAATTTTTTCTTGCAACATTCTTTCGCGTTGATCTTTTGATTTATTAAAAAAATCAATTTTTTTAAGATCTTCATGTTTGTAATTAAACATACCTGCACTAGGATCTGCTTCTTTATATAAAATTGTTTTGGTAATTAGAAATCCAAGCGTTTCTTCTAACTCTATAACTCTATCTAAATCTTGTTGTACATTGTCATGTCTAATAGGAGACGATATGTTAATTTTTTTTCCTTTTGAATGAAACGTATCTGATATATATTTTATAAGTGCAGGATTTTGCCAATAATGAAAAGTAAGGTGTAGGTGATCAACATACGGTTCGATTGCCCACCAATCCAGCCATAGTCTGCCGCCGTTAGTGTGTAAGGTTACCGAACTACTGTTTGTTCTGCATAGTTTTAAAAACATAGCAATATCGTTCATATCTAGCGGCTCACCGCCGTTAAATATCCATTCAATTTGCCGTTGTTGTTTTTTTGAATAAGACTCTATAAGCAAGTTTGCAATTCGGAGATAGTCGGTCGTTTCTGAAGGAAGGTCGCCACCTCGTAGACTAATAGGGCAATAGCTACATTCCGATTTACAGTAATCGTTAAGAGTCCAAGAAATAATAGTTTTTAAATTATTCATAATAAAGTTGACAAGTCTAAATAAACCATATATAATGTACTTATCTTATTCAAGGATTCATAATGAACGACAACAATAAAATAGATGAAATTCTTCTTATTACACAGGAAGAATGTGCAGAGGTAACGCAGGCAATTAGTAAGTGTTTTAGATTCGGGCTTGATAATTTTAAACCTGGAAAACCAAAAACCAACAGAGAACATCTGGAAGAAGAGGCCGGCGATTTGTTGTGTATGATTCAGTTAATGATGGAAAAAGGTATTCTTAAAGAGTCTGCTGTTTATGCCGCATCTTTAAACAAAAGATCAAAACTGCAAACATGGTCAAATATTTTTAAAGAGGAAACAGTTGAATGAGCAAAATTAAAGTATCAGAATTGTTTTACAGCATCCAAGGCGAAGGACGCTTTATGGGTGTGCCTAGTGTGTTCTTAAGAACATACGGTTGTAACTTTACTTGCCAAGGCTTTGGTATGCCCAAGGGCGAACTAAGCACAGAAGCAGACAAAGTTGCAGAACGTGCTGTTGAATTTGCAGAATACAAATTGTTACCGCTTGTTAGCACAGGCTGCGACAGTTATGCAAGTTGGCATCCTGCATTTAAAGATCTAAGCCCAATGATCGAGGTTGACGGTTTAGCTAAAGACATTGTTGCTACATTACCATTTGGTGCATGGCGTGACGAGCATTTAGTTATTACAGGCGGTGAACCGTTGTTAGGTTGGCAACGTGCATTTCCAGATTTGCTAGAGCAACCAGACATGCGTGGCTGTAAAGACATTACCTTTGAAACAAATGGTACCATGCGTCTTACAGAAAAATTCAAAGAGTATTTGTCTGTGCGTAGTGGTCACACAGAGTTTACATTCTCTGTCAGTGCTAAACTTCCAGCTAGTGGAGAGCCATGGAAAGATGCTATTAAGCCTAAGGTAGTTGTTGACTATGAAAACTATGGTTATGTATATTTGAAGTTTGTAGTAGCCACAGAAGAAGATGTTGCAGACGCATTAAAAGCCACAGAAGAATATAGAGCCGCTGGATTCCAAGGTCCTGTGTATTTGATGCCTGTAGGCGGAGTAGAAAGTGTTTATAGTCTAAACAACAAAGCAGTAGCATTGGCTGCAATGAAACATGGATTACGGTATAGCGATAGGTTGCAGGTACCGTTGTTTAAAAACGAATGGGGTACTTAATATGAAACAGCTTATTAAAAAGTTATTTGGCATTAAAGAGCCATATGTAAGAACTGCCGAGGAAGAGGAACGCATTAAAGCAATTGCCGAAGCAGCCGCAGAAGAATCTAAACGTATTGCTGAAGAAAAAAGAATTGCGGGCCTTACACCAAAAGAACTAGCAACTGAAAAAAGAGAACCCTGGGTAGCAGTTTTGGATACTCATGTTAATAAAGATAATATACGCAATGGGTTTTTTGAACTTGACTGGAACGAATATTTTGTATTACAATTAAGAGCAGAAGGATATACCGGCGACACTGATGAAGCAATTGTCGACCAATGGTTTATGGAACTTTGCCGAAATGTCGGTGGAGAAGAAGGTGTTGATATGTCCAGAAGAGGTGCCGGTTATGTTAATCGTGCATTACGTGATGATGGTAAAACTGAGATTTTTTAATGTCTAAAACATTTATTTTAGTAGATACTGCTAATACATTCTTTAGAGCAAGACACGTAGTACGAGGAAGCCTTGAAGATAAAGTTGGTATGAGTATTCATACTGTTCTTGGCAGTGTTCGTAAGGCGTGGAAGGACTTTAAAGGCGACCATATTATCTTCTGTTTAGAAGGTAGAAGCTGGCGAAAGGACCATTATGCTCCTTATAAGCGACAGCGCACAGAGGCTCGCGCCGCACAGAGCCCACGCGAAGCAGAAGAAGATCGAGTATTTTGGGAAACATTTGATCAGTTTAAAGATTTTATTATTAATAAAACTAACTGTACAGTTTTGCAACACCCGCAACTTGAAGCAGATGATCTAATTGCAGGATGGATTCAAAGTCATCCAGAAGATCAACATATTGTTATTAGCACAGACGGAGACTTTGCACAGCTCATTGCACCTAATGTTAAACAATATAACGGTGTAATGGAAATTACAACTACGCACGAAGGGTACTTTGATGCCAAAGGTAAACCTGTTAAAGATAAGAAAACTGGTGAAGCAAAAGGCGCACCGGACCCTACATGGCTACTCTTTGAGAAGTGTATGCGTGGTGACACCTCCGACAACATCTTTAGTGCTTATCCGGGAGTACGTGAGAAAGGGACAAAGAATAAGGTTGGTCTCCGTGAGGCATTTGCCGACAGAGAATCCAAGGGCTATTCTTGGAACAACATGATGCTTCAACGTTGGACCGACCACGAAGGAGTAGAGCATCGTGTACTAGACGATTACAATCGAAATGTTATTTTATGCGATCTCGCTGCACAACCAGACAGTATTAAATTGTTAATTAAAGAAACTATCACTGCTGCCGTTACAGCAGAAAAAAACATACCGCAAGTTGGTATTAGATTACTAAAATTTTGTGCAGAGTATGATTTGCAAAAAGTAAGCGAACAAGTGCAAAGTTATGCAGAACCATTAAATGCGAGGTATATACTATGAATTCCACAGCCAAGGTATTGGTGCCCGATAAAGAATGGTTAGTAACTGATAATAATCAAAAGATCGGTGCTATCTCAAAGAACAAGAAAGGGTATGTGTTTTATAAAAATGGCAAATCTTTAGGTTTTAAAAATCTTACTGATATTAAAGCACAACTCGGAATAGAACTTTTTGAAGAGGGCGTTAAAAAAGTTAAAAAAGATATAGATAATAAAAATTATTATATCTATGACTATCCATGTAGAACAAAACCCTACGAGCCTGTTTACAGCGTTAAAAGTAAGCTACCTTTATTTGCTAAAAGTCCAAAGAGTAAAAGTAGATATTGTGCTGGATACTATGTTATCCTCAGAGGAAAAGGGTGGGCAACTAGTTTTTGTCCCAAACTAATTACTGTACAACGATATCCATATCACGGTCCGTTTAAAACAGAACAAGAAATGAAAACGATGTTAAATAATCTTAACAAAGTATGAAAAATTTAAACACATTACCCATTGAAGATTTTTTAGATAAGGCAAGACTAGCTGTTAAAACCAACCAAAAAAATCTTACATTAACTATCAAAGAAGTAACGGACCTTCAAAATAGCCTTAGTGTTGTACTAGCAAGACTTGCAGGAGAAAGCTCTCCATCCGGATTGCAGGAAGACATTGTTGTCAAATTAAACGGCGGAACATTTTAATTGGTTTTTTCATAAATATATACGCACTTTTCGGAGAATCGTATATATGAGCAGGCCTAAACCAAATGTCTTATTAGAAGTAACTAATAAAAAAACCTATAAAACAGAGCAAGTTTTAGAGGCAGATGCTATTTGGGCAGTATTTTATAAAGACAAACCAATTAATCTAAAAACTACTAGTATTGTAGCCCAGCAGTTGGGACCAAAATATAAAAAGGTTAGTTTTTCAAATTCTGGACATGCTATTAATCTTGCCGAAAAATTAAACAAAACATTCAATACCAGCGACTTTACTGTTTTTAAGTTAACCACAGGCGAACAGTTAACTAATGTACAAGAAGAATGAAATAACCAAATATATAGCCGAACAATCGGGGCTTCCTTTAGACGAAAAAAGCCTTCGAAAACTTACTGCCAGCTGGTGGCAGAACCCTAGAAAAAAGGACAAGGGTGGATTAAAATTAACAGATGAAGGGTTTGCCAATTTAACAAGATATGTTAAACCCCATTGTGTAAGATTTGACTCCGAAATGGATTATACCAATCAGTTAATTTTAAGATTAGACAATTTTATTACCTGTCCTTGGTATCTTTGTAAAAAAGAAATTTACGTATTTGACGATAAAATGGCTGTACAACTTGTGTTGTTTTCTGGCAACATTCAAAAATTTACCACAGCAAAAGCAAAATCGCTTGACGTACCTGCAAAATAAGCGTATAATTAATACATATTGAAGCGCACCGCATCAATATTTTTAAACTCAAATTTTTGAAAGCGCAAAATGGCCGAGCAAATTTCTTCAAATCGTACTGTTACTCCTAACGAAGCCAAACGTAGTATTCGTAAGTGTATCAAAATTCAGCGTCCTGTTTTTATGTGGGGTCCTCCAGGTATCGGCAAATCCGATATTGTCAAACAAATTGGAGACGAACAAAATCGCGATGTAATTGACGTTCGTTTGAGTTTGTGGGAACCCACTGACATTAAGGGTATTCCTTATTACAACAGTACAGAAAATTCTATGACCTGGGCTCCTCCAGCAGAATTGCCCACTGATCCTGAGTCTACTGCTATTCTGTTCTTGGATGAGTTGAACTCTGCCGCTCCTGCTACACAGGCAGCTGCCTATCAGCTGATCTTGAATCGTCGTGTTGGTACATATATCCTTCCAAAGGGTGTTTCAATTGTTGCTGCCGGTAACCGTGAAACCGACAAAGGTGTTACTTATCGTATGCCTGCTCCGTTGGCAAACCGTTTTGTTCACATTGAACTAAAATCTGATTACGAAGATTGGCTCCAGTGGGCTACTACCAATCGTATTCACGAACAGGTTGTCGGTTATGTTGGCTTTGCCAAACAAGACTTGTACGACTTTGATCCAAAATCTTCAAGTCGTGCATTTGCCACTCCTCGTTCTTGGAGTTTTGTCAGTGAACTTCTGCAAGACGATGACTTGCCAGAAAACACACTAACCGATTTGGTTGCAGGTGCTATCGGTGAAGGTCTCGCTGTTAAGTTTATGGCTCACCGCAAAGTAGCCAAACAGATGCCCAAGCCTGAAGATATTTTGGCAGGTAAGGTTAAGAAGTGCGATATCAAAGAAATTTCTGCGATGTATTCATTGACTGTTTCTATGTGCTACGAACTTCAGACTGCACACGAGAAGAAAGTCAAAGATTGGGATGCTATGGCAGATAACTTCTTTGGCTTTATGATGGATAATTTTCCAACCGAATTGGTTGTTATGGGTGCAAAGGTAGCGTTGACAAATTATCAACTACCGTTTGATGCATCTAAATTGCAGAACTTTGATCGTTTCCACGACAAATACGGTAAGTTTATTATTACTGCAATGGAAGGTTAATTAAAGGCCCTTTGGGGCCTTTAATACTTGCACTTTTTTCAATTTGAGTGTATAATTAAATACATACACTAAAGGAAGTTATTATGTCATCAAAGAGCACCACTGCTACAAAAGGCAATAAAATCCAAAAACGAGATTTTACACAAGCCGAAAAGAACAAAATTGTAGAAAAACTTGTTACGGCTCGTATTGGTCTTTTGCTCCGTCATCCTTTCTTTGGCAATTTGGCTACTCGTCTTAAGCTAGTAGATGCTACAGAATGGTGCGGTACTTTGGCCACAGACGGCCGGCATTTCTATTACAATAACGATTTTGTAAATAAACTCACTCCTAAGCAGGCTGAGTTTGGATTTGCACACGAAGTCCTACATAATGTATTTGATCACATGGGTCGTCGAGAAAACCGAGATCCTCAGTTGTCTAACATTGCCGCTGACTATGCCGCTAATCAAATTCTTAAAGATGAGCGCATTGGTGAAGTGCCAGATTGGATTAAAATTTTCCAAGACAACAAGTATCGTGGTAAGAGCTACGAAGAAATCTACGAAGAACTTGAATCTAAGGCAGTTAAAATTAACATTAACGATCTTGGAGAATTGCTCGATGAGCACCTAGACGGCGAGGAAGGCGAAGGCGACGGTGATGATCAAGACGGTGACGGAGAAGGCAAGGGTAAGCGTCCTAAACTGACTGCTGAAGAAAAGAAACAGATCCGTGACGAGATTAAAGAGGCTATGGTTGCCGCGGCACAGGCTGCAGGTGCTGGCAGGATTCCTGCCGGAGTAGCACGTATGATCCAATCATTCACTGAACCTAAAATGGATTGGCGCCAGATGTTGCGTATGAATATCCAGAGCATTCTTAAGAGCAACTTTAGTTTCAGTAGACCTAACCGCAAATCTCAACATTGTGGTGCTATACTCCCTGGCATGATGAATGAAGAAACAATTGATGTTTCTGTTTGTATTGACATGTCTGGTAGTATTTCAGATACCATGGCCAAAGATTTCCTAAGCGAAGTTAAAGGTATTATGGAAGAATACAAAGACTTTAAATTAGATCTGTGGTGCTTTGATACTGAAATTTATAACTATCAAAAATTTACCGGAGATACTGCCGAGGACATCAATGATTATAAATGCATGGGCGGCGGCGGCACAGATTTTGAAGCCAACTGGCAATTTATGAAAGACAACGATATCAACCCTAAAAAGTTTATCATGTTTACTGATGGATATCCTTGTGGTAGTTGGGGTGATGAAGAGTATTGTGACACTTTGTTTATTGTTCACGGCAACGATAGTATCATTGCTCCGTTTGGTCAGACTGCACATTATAAGTAAATCATGGCTCTAAGTAGAGGCGAAGTTAATCCGTTGGGAGTGTTGAAGTTAAGGAAACTTGACTTCATTCCTGAACATTTTGGTAAAATTACTATTAGTTTAGTTGATATCAAAATGTTAGACCACTGGATTAACTATAACTTAAATAGTAGGTATGCAATCAAAAAAACTCTATCAATTGACTCGAGTAAAAAAATGATAGAGGTTGTTGAAGTTGGTTTAGAAGATCCTAGAGAAATTACTATGCTAACACTTGGTTGCCCTCATATACACAAAAAATAAAAGGACTTTTAAAATGGAAAATATGGAACAAGCACAAGTAGCAGGACAAGATATCAATGGTGCGCCTGCCCAGCCCGAATTAAATATCAACGATTTGCAAAATATTCGTGCTATTATTGACACAGCATCTCGTCGCGGTGCGTTTGGTGGTGCAGAATTAACCGCAGTAGGCAGTGTTTTTGATCGTTTAAATAATTTTTTAAATGCTGTGGCACCTGCACAACCACAGGATGCTGATCAACAAGCATCAGAATAAAAAGGAAAATTTATGAAACACGTAGGAAAAATGAAAAACAATGGTGCAAAAATTGCCGTTGTTTATAGAACACTACCTGGTGATTCAGGTAGTGCATTAGTAGTTGGCGCAGGCAGTTTGCCCGAGTCTTGGCATGATTCGATGATGAATCTTATTCAAGATACCAGCGGACAGTCTGCTAACGAGCTTGCAGATATTCTTGCGGTTCGTAAATTCCCAGATGGCCATACCATGCTCGATGCCTTGCATAATAACGGATTACTCAAGAAGGTACCAACTTCGGGTGTTATTATGACTCCTGCTCCTAACGCAAGTGTATTACTCAGCGAGTTAAATCAAATAATTGCAGAACAAAGAGGCGTAACAATTGACCAACTTGCTATTAGCGAAGGTGTTAAACCTAATCCTAAAACAAGTAAAAAAACTGAAGAAATTATTTCTTCACCAGCCGAAGATCTCGGCGAAATTGAAAATCTCTCGCCAACACAACTTCGTTCAAAGGCAGATAAACTTTTTAAAGAAGCACAAGCATTGCGTAAGCAGGCAGATGCACTAGATCCTCCAAAGAGTAAGAAAAAAGAAGTTATCTCTGAAGAAGTTGAATAATGCATTCAGATAAAGTTTACCTCAGTTCTCTAAAAAATATTTTAGAGAATGGTGACGATAGACCAGATCGTACTGGTGTTGGTACACGTAGTATTTTTGGTCTACAAATGCGGTTTAATTTAGAGGACGGATTTCCTGCTATCACAACTAAAAAGTTAGCATGGAGAGCCGTTGTCAGTGAACTACTTTGGTTTATTGAAGGTAGCGGTGACGAACTTCGACTTCGAGAAATTTTGCACGGAAGTCGTTTCAGCGAAAAGAAAACCATCTGGACTGATAATGCTCAGGCACCATATTGGGTTAAGAAACGACTACAACGTCATCCTGGGGACCTGGGTCGTGTCTATGGTGTGCAATGGCGCAGATGGCGCAAACCTTTGATCCGTATTAACAAAGTTGTACTCCAAAATCACGATCAGTTACTAGAATTGATTTCAGGTTTAAAAGAAGATCCATACAGTCGTCGGCATATTATTAGTGCATGGAATCCTGGAGAACTTGACTTTATGGCATTGCCTCCTTGCCATATGATGGCACAGTTCTATGTTAACAACGGCAAGCTAAGTTGTCAGATGTATCAGCGTAGTGCAGATATGTTTTTGGGAGTGCCGTTCAACATTGCAAGTTATGCATTGTTTACTCATATGATTGCACAGGTATGTAATTTTGAAGTAGGCGATTTAATTATTACAATTGGTGATGCTCACATATACGCTAATCACTTTGATCAGGTAAAAGAACAACTGGCTAGAGAGCCATTGCCACTACCTACATTAAAATTAAATCCAGAAATTTCTGTTATTACAGACTTTGAAATGGAAGATATTGAGTTAGAAGGTTATCAAAGCCACGATGCTATCAAAGCACCAATGGCTGTTTAGACTTTAACTTCAACGACACCAAAAGGCCCTGCAAAATCTTGTAGGGCCTTTCCTATTACAGCATCGGAACTATCCGAATCTTGTTTCTTTGTAGCATAACCCGGTTTGTATCCGCTGGCAACTAGTAGGTCGCCTTTCTTTACAGGGCCACAAATCTTGCAAGGAACACGGCCTTTTAAGGCAATAAAGGGGTGAGTTTCGTCAGATCCTGCCTCAGAATTCATCATATATGCGGGTTTTGTAGATACAATTCCTGCTACTGCTGTTGTAGCATGTAAAATAGCAATAGTAACCTCGTTTTTGCCACCATGCATTAAAACAGTGCCAGGCTCATAGATTGCATCTGCTTCATAACGTTCGGCAATGTCGGCATACAAAGCACTTGAGGCCGTTGCATTTAAAACATTGGTCGACGGTTCGAAGTAAAATGTAGATGTGGTATATAATTTTTCCGAACCGTTAGTATTTGAAACAATAGTTATATATTGAGTAGTTGTACTTACGGTTTCTGCTATGTCTACTTTCTGAGTTTTTAAAGCGTCAGCTGCTGTTCCCCAAAGTAGAAATCCAGTTGATGTAGAATTTGCAGAACTGCCAGTAACAGGATTGGCATTAGGAAGTGTAATACCAGGCGCCACCTTTGGAAAGCGAGCATTAATAGGAAGTGAAGCTAGAGTATTATACCTATTAGCAGAAAATATTACAGTTAAGGTACTACCCAGGTAGCCGCTGATTGCATCTCTTTCAATAGACAGAGAGTCTTCAATTCTAGCGAAATCCCAGGAACTGCTTGCACCACCAAATGGCTGACTTGCAATCCATATATTATTAACTGAATCGTAGACTTTAATTTGATTATTTAAAGAATCCCACCATAAATCTCCAGTATTAGGATCAGTGGGCGGCGATGAGTTATAAGGAATATTAGAAATATCTTTAAATCGAGCACCGTCGTAACAAATCTTCATCCTACGTACAGTAGGAGTATTGTCAAACCAGAACTGTCCTTGAACCGGTTTACTCGGTTTTGTAGTATTGGAAAAATTTTCTAACAATCTAACAAAATTTTCTTCAATGGGACGACCATATCCTGAATAATTTCTTCCAACAAACGTCAGGCTAGTAGAGTTATCCGTCGATGCATCTTGCACCGTTGTTAAAATTGTTCCATTGGTTTTTGTTAAAATATATGGCATTTTATATTCCTATCTGTTTCTTAATATCTTCTAGCTTTGTGTCAAGCTCTTTAATTGCTTCAATTAATAATCCTGCCAATTTTTCATACTTAACAAATTTAAATCCGTCATCTCGAGTATCAACTACCTCAGGAACAACTGCTTCTACTTCTTGAGCAATAACTCCTAAGTCGTGTTTTTTTAGATTTAATCCACTCTTTTTGTATTCATTGTCTAGAAACTCTTGTGTCCAATCAAAAGTAACACCGTTAATTTCTTTTACCTTGGCAAGGGCAGATTCAATATTACGCACATTTTCTTTGAACCTTGAATCAGAAGGAGCACCATAGAACGCTGTAATATTTCCAGTTGAATATATTGCACCGCCTACGTTTAAGTTACCTGTTACTCTTGCTGTAGTAGCAGTAAATGATGTTGCTACTAATGGACCGGCACTTGTATATCCAGATACAGTTAAGTTACCTGTTACTATTGCTGTAGTGGCAGTAAATGCCGACGATACCAGTGGGCCAACAGTTGTATGTCCTGCTACATTTAAATTGCCTGTAATTGTTACATTGGTTGCAGTAAATCCAGATAGCACAGGTATTGATGCTACACCAGTTACTGTTAAATTTGTAGTAGTAATTGCACCGTTAACTTTTAAGTTGTTTGTTACAGTTAGATTAGTTGCAGTTGCAACACCGTTTACTCTTAAATTATTTGTTACGGTTGCATTGGTTGCAGTTATTTCACCGCCGACTTGCAATCCATTAACAATCTTAGCCGTGGTAGCTGTGAAATTTGCAGCAGTTAAATTTGATAATAATGAATTTGTTGAAACTAAATTATCAATTATTATTTGATTGCCAAATGATGATATTATAGCACTGTTGCCAAAATCTATAGTTGAACTACTGATATACAATGTACCAAATCTATTTGAAGGAGTTCCTAGATCGTACACTCCCGTTGCAGTCGGAACAATACTTCCGCTCACAGTTGTAGTTCCACCTACGTTCAATGTTTGTATGATTCGTACCTTGCCGCCAATCCATAAATCTTTACCAAACCCGGCTCCGCCAGCTACCTGAAGAGCACCTGTAGTAGTAGACACTGCATTTGATACATTGCTAGTTTTAATAATATCGTCGGTTGTTACAATTTGTGTTGTAACAGTAGTAAATTCAACTATTAACTTTTGAGCAGTTACAGTCCCTCCGACTGTCAAATCACCTGTAACAAAACCGTTAGAGAACCTTAAATCGTCAACTAATGTTAGGCCATTAACAATAACAAATGAATCTGTTCCTGCCCTTGAAAATGTAGATGTAGAATCGTCTTTTCCAACTATAAAATCTTCTCTTGACAACGCACCAACTACCTCACCAGACGATTTTAACAGAGTTAAATGTCTAGTGTTTGTATTAGTATCATATATAGGTGTTAAGGGATATTTCCAGCCGCTTTGATCGGTAATAGGAAATGATGTTAAAGTTATATATTGATCTTCGTCAGTTAAAAAATTTAAATTTTTACTTTCTGGATCATACCAAAATTCACCTGGAAATTGTCCAACTGGTTCTGTATTATCTATCTCTACGCCGCCAACTGCTTCAAACGACGACCCTTTATAGACTTTAAATCTTTTACTTGTAGAATCGTACCATGTTTGTCCTAGTATAGGATTTTTAGGTGATTTATTATTCGGACTTGCAAAATTACTTAAAAGATAAACTAAATTTTGATTCCAAGCTCGCCCATAATTAAGAAGATCGCGTCCTACAAGTGTCAAACTTGTAGTAGAGGTATTAACTTTACCTGTTGCTACTGTTGTTAGTACTGTACCGCTACTGGTGTATATAATATATGACATCGGTTACACCCTTTAACTTGAAAGACTCTGTACACGTACCGTATAGTCTATTTGTATCATTCTATTCAATGATTTTTGAACAGGATGAAAAATTACATGAGTTAACAAAGGACCAAGCCCCGGGCCGTCAGGACTATATGCTCTTAATCCTAGTTCATCAAAAACAAATGTTCCGTTGGATGTTGTTTCATTATCAAACGCTTCCTGTCCGCTAGGTTCTCCAAAATCTAATAAACATGTTACTAATATGTCAGAGTAATAAGCACCTGCAACATGCCTAACTTCCATATTATTTCTATCAGGAAGTATATCCCCGGGTCTATTGGCATCAATAGACTTAATGTATGTTTGATTGTATAAACTTGCGGAAGAATCAACGGTGTTAGGAGTTAGATAGGTGATAATTCCTGTATCATCGACTCGTGTTCCGCCATTTCCAAAGCACATTTCAGAAATAGTACCAAACCCTTGGTTACTTAAACTTCTGGCCATTGCAAGACTAAAATTTTCATAGTGAATTGCATTAGGCTTATCAATAAAAATTTCGTTGGTAGTTGGATCATATATTTTAATATGTCCTTTAACAGCAAATCTTTCACTGTCGGTTAAGTTATTAAAAGGTTGACTATTCATTTTTTATGTTCCAATATGCTATTTATACCTATTACAAAGCGGCTATTCTGGCTTGGAAATCTCCAAAACTTGTGCTGTCTGCCACTAAAGTTTTTAAATCTACAAGGCTTATACTTGCGCCGGTCTGAACACTATTATCTGCAAATGTTAAATTTTCAAATACTTTTATAGAAGAGTCGTCAATTGTCATTTTAAGGTCTTGGCTGTTGTTTCTAAAAGAATGTAACTCACTAACATACACATTTGATGTTGATGACAATCTTAGACGATCGGTTGGTCCAAGATATCCTTGTTGAGGTTGAGTGCTTAGAGATATCTCTGACCCATGCGCTATATTTGTAAAGTCTTCAGTTGCACGAACAGTTATTAACCCTGTTAATGCTCCAGTTGAAGTTGTAGAATTATCGCTTGTTATGGCCCTAAATTGAAATTGACCAATTACATCATCGTTTTTAATTGCATCTCTAAGACCTGAGTATGTGCTGTTTCTAGCAGTTTCAAAGATATAGACATTAGTTCCAAGTAAGGTAACGTTTGCTGGATCCGGTGAAGTTGTAGGAATTCCGTATTGATGCACTTTAGCGTTAACAAAATTTAAGTCTGTTCTTCCAGGAGCATATCCAGTAATAGGAGTTCCGTTAGAGGCTGTTAATGTACTAGTAGGTAATACAGCAATAGATCCCAATGATAATTGAAAAATTGGCGGGATAGACGAAATTGATGATGGTAACGACGTCGATTGTATTAACCGTTGCCTGCTTGTTGAGGTAAGTCTTATGCCAACAGGCTGTTGATGAATGTACCAAGACACACCAGCATTTGTTGTAACGTTTCCTGAGTAGTTCCAGTTTTCAGCAGCAACTGCGGTTAGTGCCCAGGGAGATATATTTCTACCTCGTATTGTTTGAGCACTGCCGTCGAACCCTCCAAATCTTATTGAACCTATTCCGTCATTTAACTGTATGGCTGTATTTCCAGTATGATAAAAATCAGTGGTAAATGAAAATTCATTTTCAGAAGCAGTCGCAGCGGCGTCTGATAAAGAAACACTATTAAACCTCACAGAACTTGTAGTAAATAAATTTTGATTTGTTCTGTTGGCTCCAGGAATTGTAGCGGTTATCTGTTCTTTAAGATAATCATATCTAAATCTTCTTACCAATCCGTTATCGGACATAATAAAATAAGAATTTTGATCAGTTGCGGTTGATACCTGGGCTACTAAATTAATGTTTGGCATTTTTAAAAATTTCCTGTTAAAATTTTACTTGCTTCATCGAGCAACGGTTGTCCAGATTCATTTCTAAGAACGTTATCTTGACTTTGATTAAAATATTCTTTTGGTAATATTGTTGGCGAAGTTTTTAAGAATTCAGCAACCGGTGTTGTACTATCAATTAATGATAATGTTGTTCCTGTGGAAATAACTGTATTCCAAGAGTCTTCAACTGTTGTATCTTTCTTTATTAGTGTAACTTGAATACCATCTACAATATCAATTGTTGCAGTATTTAATACTAATAGGTTAGTTCCACTAGAAGTAGTAATTGAAAATTCTGGTGGAAGATATGTTACACCAGAATAAATCCATCCTATTGTTGAGGTTGAAACAGATCTTGTTCCTGTGTAGACCCATACTTTATTTGTTGAGGTAACTAAGAATGCATCTCCTACATTAGGTGCATATGTTGCTAAATCATCTACTGTACTTACACTATTAACTATTGAATTTACATCAATACCGTCATATGAAACAGATGTATCAAGGAAGTATTTTCCTGATTTTCTTAATTGGTAACCGCCATAATACACTTCAACTTGATCAATCAATGAAATACTTTCATCACTGGAGAACTGTATTCCATCGCATCTAACAAGGTCATCGGAGTCAGGGAATGTAATTTCAAGATCTACTAAACTAATTGGATACACATTTGTTAGTGTGTTGGTAAACGTATTTTGAATAAACGTATTTTCTGGACTAGGAATAATTTGCTCTGTACCTTGATCAAAAACTCGTGTACCAGCATTAACATAATCAGCAGGTCCTGTACCCATAGTACCGCGTGTTAGTTGTTTTAAAATATTTCCATCAATTTCAAAAAACTCAATTCTTTCGCCGTCGATAAGAGCAACGCCGGGAATATTAGAAAGAACAGTCGGAGGAGTAAACACACTTGCATCTTCGACATGTATTTCTGCATCTGATGCAAGAAGAATTTGTGTTAGTTTTGTAGAATTTTCAAGACTTAATCTTGTAAATGTAGTTCCACCTAACATATCATTAAAAATTCTATATCCGAGAATATTAGTAGGATGTGTAGGAGCAACCATTGTTCTTATTTCAACAATGTCGTCAACTGTTACTGGCCAATCATCACCAAGTTGAACGGTTATATCATCTTCAAATAAAGTAAAATCTATTCCGTTAATTAATCCAACTGTAGTCGGTGGTACTCCAATTCCGTTAAACTTGTTTATAGTTACCCAAATGTATTTGTCATTTAAAACAGGACGGTCTAAGACAAATCGTCTATTAGGAACTCCTACAAATTTATCTACACGAATAGCCATGCTATCATGGTTTGAAAATGTAATTACTTTAATTGTATCATTGACAGTTAAGCTAGCTGACGGGTAAATTGTTATTTGATTATCCGTTACAATGTAATCGTATATTCCAGGCAAATTGTCGTCAGACGGTAATAACCTTCTCGAGACACCATTAGAAATCAAATCAACTATTACATGAGTTGAATCAGGCCCTTCAATTTCAGGAGGATACAACAAAGTAAATGTAGTTGTAGATCCGTTGTAAACAAAACTTTGATCTCTTACTTTATTAAACAGATCCTTTGTTTCTCCAAAGAACCATACCTGTATTGCATTTTGATAATTGGTAAGATTACGAACCGTTACAACAGCTTTTCCAGTTACATTGTCATATGTCAAATCATAATAAACTGAAGTAGATGTAGTTATTGCTGTTCCATTAACAGATACAAAGGCGTCTTGCACAACATTGTAAGCAATAAAACTCTCTACTACTGCTGTAGAAGTATTAGATGTATAATTAACTTCATAGTCAATTAATCCTACATTAGTTTCGCTGCCGCCAACACCAATGATAGTGTATCCCACATCTCCGCTGACATCTTGATCAGGAACTAATAATTCTAGATTTTCCCAATCTATAGAATACACAGACGTTCCAGGGTTCAATAATCCTTCGGTATAGTTAAAGTAAACACCATTAAAAATAACAGTCATGCTTGCTATAGTAGGAGGCAATATAGGAAGTGGATATCTTAAAAGACCGTTGCCGCTGGTTAGTGAAAAGTTTTCACTGTATACCGTTGGGGCTGGAGCAGGACCTTGTGTATATACACTAATTCCTAGGCTATCAATAGCAAATCCAGGAACAACTTCTTCTGGAGCAAACCCAGATGAAGGAGACAAGAATCCAATGCCACCATCAATTATTCTTTCTTCAGGATTGATACCAAGTGCCGTACTTAATATTCCATTGGTCCAAGTTCCAGCAGAAATGTAGCTTGACGGGTATGTACCACCATAAGGAGTAGTAAATCCAATGCCCTCGTACTGTCCCCCTATACGAGGACCGGGGTAATCAATACCGTACATTAACATCCCTAGATCGAGTCCTACCATTCCACTAGTAGCGGTATAATAACTTAATACTCGGTCTGTTGCATTTAATACTTCAGCACTTTTCTTATATTCAATAGATATAACTTTATTTGCATCTATAGGAAGTTCATCTAAAAATACTAATTTTGCAAACTTTTTATTATATCCGTTAAAAGGTTCTGAATAATAAACAATGGTGTATTTGCTACTCAACACACGAATCTTGTCAATCTTAACAGTAATTTTTAATTTGTTAGCATCAGGAACCCAACTTAATATGAATTCGTTATCAACACCACTTGCAACAAACAAATCATTAACAACAAAATCTTCAGTTTCTTGTACAGATGTAATTCTGTCAAATTTTAATTTAATCGAAGCAGTCCTATCAAGTTCGCTGACTTCAGTGTTACTAGGTTCGAGTATAGAGTGATTTGTTACAAAATTTCTAACTTGTGTATGGTATGGCTTGACCTCATTGATATAATTTTCATAGTGAATACTATCTTGAATCTTATAAACAGGAGGCTGTCCTAGGTTTCCTGCATTGTTTACAACTGTAATAAAAGAAGTTTTAAATGCCCAATCCAATATCTTTTGTTCGGTTAATGCATATCTTACAGACGTAAAGAATAATAAATTCCAGTTTACCTTTAGTTTATTAATAAAGATATCGTACTTTAACGCATCAAATATATATTGTATTTCAAGGTCGGGTGTTTGGTCCCATAATGTTTCATCATAGGTGTTTCCTTTATCCCAGTTGAGATTACTATTTGATGTGTCCCAGATACTATTTTTAATCTGAACAGTTCCTTTTTCTTTGTAAACTAAATTATATCCATTACCGTAAGTACCTTCAATATCGTTTGGTCCTTTTTCTATTACAATGTATCTACCATCTCCGGAGTTATTAATCTTAACATATTCACCCTCGGCTGAATCTAATTCAGATAGTTCATAAGGACTTCCTATAACTGAAGAATACACTTTAAATTTATTGTATTCAGTTGACACCCAATCTACATAGTCCCAATATAATGTGGTATTGAAACTTTGTGTATGTGCTCTATTCCACTTGTATGTTATGTAATCAAATTCATAGCGAGTCCACTTACCGTTGTATGTATCATCACTTTCTACTATGATTGTATGTGGTCTAGCAATTAATTTAAATCCATACTTGTAACCTTTGCCTGCATGAAGCACACTAGCAGAAATTATACTACCTTGCTCGTTTACCACTGTGGTAATTTTTAGATCTTTTCCATATGGGCTTGGCAAACTTCCTAAAAATGAGGTAGCCCCTCCAATATTAAATGTTGTGGTACCGCTATCGAATAAGGTATCATAATTAAAGTCTGTAAAGGTAGGTCCTTGGTAACCTATTAATGTTCCAGATGAACTATAAACAGGGTTTAAAGTACCGTACCCTGCTCCTGGATTTGCAATAGATACATCACTAATTTCGCCAGACCCACTCACTGTGCAATTAATGATAGCACGGACAAATGTAGATGTATTAATATCTTCTAACATGCTGTTGTCTTCAACAACATCGTCGTATTCATTTGTAAAGCGATCAGGAATTTCTTCTTGTTTGTTTAAATTTTTAAAACTATAATTACCAGTAATAGGTTCAGTGATTAAGATACTATTTGCAAATTCAACTACATTTCGCAATGCCTCAACTCTGTTTTTAAACATTGTTTGTTGAGGTCGGACTCCAATACCGTACTTTGTTCTGTCTGTTAAGAATATATCAGGCACTACTCTGCCATCTCTGTCATGGCCTAGTATACTGTCTATCATTTTCTTTTCTAGTAACATTGGAGGCATATTATTAGCAGAGTTTTCTTGCAATAATAACCACTCAGTATGTTTTAACGGAGTTAGACTATTAACTGATAGATTTCTAGAAATATTTAAACTGATTTTATCATCAACTGGAATAGAACCTATATTACTCAATGATACTGCATCTTTAGAAATTATAGATGCAAATTTTAATCCATAGGCTGTAGGATCAGCAATAATTGACCCTACCTCGTAGCAACTAATTCTTCTGCCTGCAACATCGGGAACTAAGACTTTATTCTTAACCCAATAGTAATAGACATTACTAAAACTATTTGTTACATTATCATAAATTTGCTTTACTGAAATTACACTATTATCTGCAAATTTTGGCTGTCCACTAACATTACTTGTTAATCCTGCTGGAGTATCTGCAATAGCAGACCATTCTGTTGGTAGTAACGGTGTTCTAACCCATTCGTAGACATCAATTGTTGCACCCGGGAATAATCGACCCCAGTTGTTTTTTCTATAATCAAGAGTGCTTTGTTCATACCAAATGTACTTTGCGGTACTTAGATCCCACCACAACTCTCCAACTTTTTCGTCCATCCAGTTTTTAGCGGTGTCTACGTTAACACCTGCTATGCCAATAGAATATATTGCAGGATCATTTATTAACTTATATGTTAATTCTTGTTCTGCAATTCCTGCAATACGTCCTTTTAAAGGATCAACAACATCAAGATAGTCAATAACCTGCTCTTTTTCTGTATCAATTAAAACTATTTTTTGTACAGGGGCTAAATCAACTTGATCTTCTTGATATCTTATTTTTTTAAGGCTACATGTTGTTGTATCAATTTTATCAAATTTAAAGAACCCAGATTTAATATTTGGATTGTCCAAGGAAGGACAACCAACAAGAACCGAGTTGTCGTCAACAACAATGCTTGTGCCGTAGTTAGTTCCATAATTTTGTGAGACAAACGGATCGGTTACTTCCTGGCTCAATATAAACCGTTCATTTTCTCTACAGTACACATATACTGCACCAGAGTTTGCTTCTGTTCCTGTGAAGTCTGTAACCCCGGCATCAAATATTGTAGTACCTTTATCAAAGGTAGTAGGGAATGTATGGTTAACTCCTAATGCAGATATTACTAATGTATCTGCATTGACAGTAATATCCATGGCTTTTCCAAAGGTCATTCCCAATCCTTGGACAGGATTTTCTAATGTTTGATTGTATATAAATTTTCCGTTTATATTTTTATATACTAGTACCTGCCCAAGAGATTCATCTACATTTATAATTTCTGGTATACTAACAAATAGATAGTCTCCATTTTGAGACATGGCTACAGTTTTTCCAAAACTAGCGTACCTAGATGTTAGTGTATCAATTAAGTTTAGCGCCTTGTTAAAGATGTAGACTTTTTGCTTTCCGCCTATTGCTATATAAGAACCATTATCGGCTCCACTTATAGAATATGTAGAAGTAGATAGTAATCTGTTTGGCTGGGATACAGATATAGTACCATTCAAATCTTTTACAACGTAGGAATATACTGCATTGTCCGCACCAACTAACACTGTTTTAGTAGAAGTATTTCTTTCTACAAAAATACTAGATCCAAAGTTAGTCAGTGTCGTGTCGGGGCTACTAATGTAGGTACTAGTACCTTCTGTAAGTATTTTAGAATTTATTGAACTAACTTTAACAACGCCCTGTAACGAGTACGCCAAAGGAGCTCCAACAAAAACTAGACCATACGTAGAACTTGTAAAAGTAAAATCATCATAAACAATAACATTACCAAACCCAGTTAGTTGATCGCTAAATTCTCCGCCAAGTCGATATCTAACAACAGGTTTTAATTCGCCTGTTTCTGTTTTGTCGTATACCCATACAACACCGTATTGTGTTCCCCTATAGTTATTAGGAGCTCCTACTACAACGATGTCGCTGCCTTTTCTCTTGCTTATACTTTTTCCTAGACCAGGTGCAAGTGGAAGGCCGGCATTAAAATAAGATGTAGAATTGTAGTTGTCAGTCTTTTGATAAACTTCCCATCCATGTGCCTCGGTTGCATCAACCCAAAATTTTGTTCCGTAAGGTAATCTATTGATCACCTTGTCGCTTGGTAGTACATCAAAATCAGAAAATCTTACGCTAGAAAAAACAAATAACTGACCGGGAGATTCTAACGGAGCATTTTCAATTGAAGAAAGCATACTTGCAACAGTAAATTGTTTTGCACTAGGAATTGCCTTAACTCTGTAAATCCCATTAACTTGTTCATTAAACTGATTTACACCTATGAGTTCTCCAATAGATAATCCATGAGGGTATTGTGTAGTGAACGTAATATCCTCTACAGGGGCACTTACATAAACTCCGATTATTGCCGCAGGAACATAGGTATATCTAAATACATCCCAGCCTCCGTCTTCCTTAAATCCTAACCATATAGTATTACCATCTTTTAGTTGATTACTATTTGCAATATCTAATAAACTATTTTCGTTGTATGCTGTAGCTGTTACATCGTCTATTCTAACATAACCAGAATGCAATAATAGTTTTAGATCCGTAGATGTTGTTAAAAATGTATTTTCAGAATTGTAGTTATTAGGAGAAATTGTTAGATTGCTCGGAACAACATAATTTAATAATGTATTTTCTGAGTTGTTTGGAACACTATTTACAAAATGTATAATTTGAGGATTTTCTCTAAATGTTCCTTCAACTAATGGAAATTCTATTTCTTCGTAGGTAGGGAAAGATCCAAAATTTCCAACCCTAAACGCCCATTCTTCATTATAACTAATGTCTCCTTTAAGTGTCTCTAGAGATGCTTTTGATAATTTTGAAATTGCTAAATTGGAACCTTTGTCTTTAATGTAGCCTTGATAAAATTTAAATTGTGCAATTGGATCACTGAACACATTATTAAAATATACGCGAGGTGTATATCCAACAAGATGCTGAGATAATTGCTGTTGAGCTTCATCAAAGTTGTCAGAATCTGTACTATAGAAATCTTCAAACTGTTTAATTTTATAATCAAAGTTTGGAAGTAGTCCTGATGTTGGTTTATTTCTTAATAAATTCCATTTTGTAAATTCAAATTTATCTGACCCTGGTACATTTTTTAATGCAGAATAATAATTGCCACCAAATCGAACTGTGCTGCCTGCATTATAAGATTGATATCTTTCCCATTCTTTTACAATAGCAGTATCATAAACAAATCCTGGACTAAAATAGTCGCCGTTCCACCCTGCGGTTCTAAAACCAACTAATTTAATTCTTCGTTGACGGTCGCCTGTTTCAACATTATAAACTGTGTCACCAAAGATTGTTTCATTATCAAAAATTATAGCATGTTCTTTTCTAACAAGATTTAATCTAGCATTGTAAATTCCGTCTGTATTAGGAAATGTCGAAATTAAGCAAGTACCGTCAAGTCGAGATATTGATAAACTTTCTTTTGGGAATGGAGTTCCATCAGCCCGCAAAATACTATAGTCATAAAACTCGTCAAATACATTGTTAACTACAGAATCTGTAGATTTATAAACTAGTCGATCGGCAAACGGACTAAGTGTAATAATACTACCTGACGCCCAGTTTTGTGTTGTCCAGTATAAAAATTCTTTGGCGGTCATTGACCAATCCATTACAGATTCAAGGTCTTCATTGTAATCGTCAAATATAAATCCTTGCTTTGTTAACCATTGTCCGTATCCAATAATTAGATCATACACATCCTGTACATTTGAATAAGATACACCGTAGGGTATCAATGTTTCAGTTTTATTAAAGGATGCTGCTGTTTGAACAGTAACACCTCCTATTGTAGGAATCTTAGGAAGTAGTTGAAAATACGCAGGATTAAAAGAACTACCTGCCCGATGTGCAACTGTTACTTTATAAAAATTATTTCCATAAAATACATTCTGACCTTTCTGATAGAAGTTGCCTGTTGGAGCAGCACTAGCAGATATTGTATCTTGTGCCGATAGGCCAGTTGCACCACGTGTGCCACTTTCTTCCCATACAACATAAGATTCAGTTTCTCCTCCAACTGTAAACGATGTAGTGTTTAAATTTCTTATTGGGGTTAAACATGTAAAGAACGGGTGCTGAGTATCATATCCTTTTATAACATATTCGTTATTAACTTTTTGAATTATTAATCCAGTAATGCCTATAGATTTTATAGGATTGCCTGAATTCAGTCTCAATTGATAATTTTGGGTCGGCAGTATAGCCCCGGGACTTGTACTCGAAGGAGCATACGCATCAATGATAACTTGTATGCTATCTTTATCAATAAATCCGCCTACCTTAAAAAATAGATTGTAAGATGCATAGGATAAATCTTGTCGAAGTGTTTTTAAATAATCAACAGATCTCTGCTCACCAGTCTCTGAAACAAATACGCTATACCCGCTGGTTAAATTATTATTTTCACCGTTGATATATAAATTCTTAAATTTTAAAAATGTTTCGTCGTTGCCGTAGACCCATTGATTAGAAATATTTTTCTTAACACGGCTAACATCAAACATCAATGAAGAATACGACGCAGGCTTTGTCAGTGCTAATAACCTTTGAACAGCAAAAGGATAATAACTACTACGTCTCCAAGCTGTTTCTGCAGGACCTAAATCTCCTACTTGCCACGGTCTTCTTTTATTTGAATCTGTAATTCCAGAAATTAAAACAGTAGGATCAATTAAGTTTCCAAAACTATCAACTGGCAATACATTGCTCAATCCAGGGCGTGCATATTTGTCATTAATAGTATCAGAGTTAGTATCATAACCCATTTCCATATCTGCCCACACAACATTACTTGATGTGTAAGGAGCCTGACCGTAGGTGCCTTCCCACCAATCTGGTTTGATTGAATACCCTATCATTTCCCAAGGGTGTGTATGAGGGCGATCAGTATCATAGAACTGTTTAAAAATCAGTCTCCATGATCCAAATAATTTTTCATCCAGAAAGGAATTATATGTTTCGGCAAAGTTCCATGTTCTTGAATCGTCTGGATCAAAATATTGGTTATCTGCATAATCAATTACATATTCTGTAGACCATCTTACAAAGTCGCTTTCTAAGATACCATTAACTTCGTGTATATTATATTCTGTCTCTCTAAATATTCCAGGGATTACACTGTTGATGTCTAATAACTCAGGCCTGTATTCAGACTTTATATTATTAAAAATTCTTTTTTCTAATTCTAAAATTATAGCATCTCTATAATCATTGTAGGCAAGTGTTATACTACCATCATGCCCTTGAATAACTTTAACAGATCCTGATGCATAGGTATCGTCGTAATAAATGCTAGGAATATACTTTGGGTATAATCCTAATTTTGTAGGAGTAGGAGGAACGTAACAAGCGGTAGTGTCTTGAAACTCTTTAACTAGTACTACATCATCAATAGAAAGTTCTACCAATAACTCAACTGTAGATTCTATTTTATTAAAAACATAATCAATACCATGAATCAACTGAAGGCCATTTAAGTATACCAACACAGATGTTGTACTTAAAGTAGTCAAATCAAATTCAGATAGTAAAGGAAACAATACGTTTGTAGGATTGGTAACTGTCCATACTTTATTGACCTCGGCTGTCCCATATGGCAACATATCGGAATAGTAATAAGGAGCCTGTCCTGTTGTACTCTTATTCAAATTTAACAAAATTTCATCTACAGCAGCAGCCGGGGTTAATTGTTCTGTTACAGAATTCAATCCATTTAAAAATGATAATTTAAATTTATTATACTTGTTTGCAGATTTAATAATGGAATCAACAACGCTATGTTCTTTCTTGCCAACAAACATTTGAGCAAAAGAGATTGGATTAATATTAGATATTAACTTTATACCGTATTTTGTATAATCTGCTTGATCTCTTAATTTATTAGTCAATGGATCGTATGCTATTTCTGATTGCATACGCTTGACCATAGAGTCAACATGATCAGTTAATTCACTAATTGTAAATTCAGATATTACTCCATTTAATGGATTATTTGTTAAACTTAGAGGTTCTTCATAGTAGTTTGTAAAGCCAGTGGCCGTAGAACTAAGTACAGGAATTGGATATTCAACCGCATTTACCCACGCATTTTTGAATTCATTTCCAATTTTAACATACCCTACATTTGATAAAATAGTGTATGTTGACTCTCCAAGTTGAGACAATACAATTGAATCCGTTGAAAGATTATTTTCAAAAACAATTCCGCCAATTACCGTTGAATTTTTATATTTGATTGGAAACCCTAGATAAGGATCCGGTGTTCCTGTGCCAATAGCATAACTAAAAATTTTATTTCCTGCAAAATCGCTTAGATAAAAATCTTTATTGCCGTAACTATTTTCTTCAACGTCATACAAATCAAATAAAGGTGCCTGATTAATAGAAATTCTTTGCTGACCATACACCCACTCAATTCCATTATACCACCACTCTGTGCCGTTATTTTCAACTCCTAACAATACAACAACAGTAGCATCTGTTGGCGGAGTGGTGTCATACGAAGGAATTAATGTTAGTCTTCTTGTAGATCCTACATTGACAAATTTTACCTCATAGATTTTTCCTACCACAGCAGGATCTTCAGCAACAGAAAAAATAATTCTATGACCTTCTTCAAGTTCAATACCGTCAAGATATATTGTTGACGTAGAATTATTAATGGTAGAAATATCTTCTATTTCTTTATCAAAAATATCAACTGGCTCAATTCCAATTGATCCAAAATTAAGAAGTTTAATATTAGGTACAAATTCAACGATAGGTCGTTGTGCTCGAGCCTTGCTAATATATGTTGGCGCTCGACCGTTTATCTGGGCACTTAGTCTAATAACATCTTTATGCACCCATCTATTATATCTAGACCACGAATTTGAATCGTTACTTGCCCTATTAATAGTCACGTACTCAGGAATTATTGGAATTTCTCTATCGTTGTCAAAAGGGAAATTATCAAACTCATGAGAATCCCACCCATCAGGGTAGGTGTTTAAAAAGCTCTCAGATACTAATAGAGGTTTAAAAGGTACTAATTTAATTGAAGATCCTACACCTTCTACATAAAATGTTTTATCATAAAATTCTTCAGGGTCACTTGGACTATTAAAACATACAAGCATACCATTGGATAAAATAGTAGATGTTGTTCCTGTTGGCGTTAAAACTTCAACTGTTGCCGATACTTGATTTATTACTGTAGATGTGCCTGAAACAATATCAATTAACTCAGGTCCTTCAGGCACCCAAAAATAATTCTGATAATTTACTAGCTTATCCCAATCAATGTGAGGATTATAGGATAGTACCTCGGATCTAAATAGTCTATCTAAATTATTTGTATAGCCACCTTTAACAGAAATTTCGTTGATAAGATCATCATATCCTTGAGTATCAGTTATATTATTAAGATTGTCTCTCAATATTAATGCTGGATCTAATTGATATGGTGTGCCATTTGAGAGATAGATATCTGCTGTAGAATTATATGTAGGAGTCTGGGTAGACCCTACATAACCATTAATACGTTCTAATTGGGGCGGCTGAATTAACTGATCAATTGTACTTGATAAGAATTTAGAATTTCTTTCTGTGCGTAGAAACTCTGGTAATAATGTTACTGAATTAATTTTATTTGTTGCCATTTTTCTTATCCAACACTAAGCAAGGTAGTATTCAATCTCGATGCAGTAATAGAATCTATTACCTCAATGTCTGTTGCAAGAGCACCACTGATAAAAATTTCATTGCTTTGACAAGCTACTTCATATAAACTACCAAAGTTGTTGACTGTAGGTACTATAACAAAGTTAGTAATATCTGGTGTCAATAAATTCATTATGTAAGTTGATAGTTCGCTGAAATAAAAACTTTTTCCAAAATCCCAATTTTCTAAGGCAAAGAAATCGTTAATTCCCTGGAGTATTCTAGATCTTATATCATTATCGCTTACAGTACTTGATGAATTTTTTACTGCTTTAAAAGTTGCTCTAAGATTAATATCTGCAGAATGTCCAAACAGTACTTTATACTTCACGGGCTGGTAAACAATTTCGTCACTGATAGTTTTTATTGGATCTAATATACCATCATAACTACTTTCCAACGCCTGACTTGACGGCGCTTTAGGTTGATCCCCGGCTCCAGTTAGTAACCAGTTTCTAAATTGAGAATCATAATCCGAGGTTAACATATAAACATCTATAATGTTGCTTTTACTCGGGTCTATCCTTCTATCTTCGCCGCTGTTATGTAGATAATGAAAACTTAAATCTTTTCTTCCTGAGTATGCAACATATTCTGGTTGATAAACAAATTCATTTGAACTGTCAACAACCTTAACTGAATTAGAGTCAAGGAAATAATATAAGTATTCTACATCTAGCACATTAGAGAAATATTGTCGGGCAGCATTTTCTGTGTCAAATACAAGATATAATTCTGTATCAACAGGAGTAATTCCCATTCCATCTGATGTGATTTTAAACATTACCACACCATCAGAGGTTCCGTTTTTAGTGCCTCCTACAATATTTTCAAAAGAATCAGGATCAATAAGTTGACCTATTGTTCCAGAATCTTGGTGTGCATAGAAACTAATATCTACTCTTGTAGGATCAACATATCCATCAAGTTCTGTAATAGGACCATTTACTTGCCAAGAATAATCAATTCCTAAAGGTTCATGGGTTCCTGTTTTTGTATTAATAGAAAGAACATTTATTTTATCTTTAATAACAGTGTTATTTTTGTAATCAAAATTTACATCACTTTTATCAATAAAGAAGCCAGTTTGTTTCTCGCTTTGGAAGATATAGTTTTTTACTCTGTATCTCACATTATATTGCGATCCTGTCCATGTAAATGCAATCATCCAACTAGTATCAAGATTGTTATCTGACACATCCCCTTCGTTGGTCAAACTAAATGGATCAACCAAATTGATATTTGTAGATTCAACAATTACCCAGTCTCTCAAGTCAGAGTCAAATCTTAAACCAAAGTTTCTTTGAGACAGACAAAGATCGACTAAATCATTTTCAAATGTATAGTCTAAATTTGTTTTGAATGTAGGAATAATTTCTACAGGTATTGAGCCATCGCCTATTCTATTTCCTAAAATAACAGGTCCAGTACCGTCGCTGAGATTTCCTATTCCATAATTTGATCCATCGCCGATAATTTGTGTAACTGTTGCCCAAACATAATCAACTGTTTTATCAGTCTTTGACGGAACAATTTTTCCGTTGGTAAGAAAATATTGTTGTTTTCCAGTTTTAGATAGCGGAGGAACAAACTTAATTAATGAACCAGTGGTTATGTTTTTTAATATCCCACTTGTAAACGATCCAACACTCTGCGGAGTATCAACATCATATAATATGTCTGTGGCATAAAAATATCCGCGGCCTTGACCTGCTACTAGATTTGTTAGGTTCCATCTGAAAGACGGTGCCGATGTATTGTAAGAACCATCTTCATTTCGATTCAACTCTACGGGACTAAGTTTTCTATAGTTGTCAATATAAAAAGTCGCAAATTCATCTGAGTCAATGATGAGCTCTAATTGTTGTTTAATTACAGAAAAAATATCATTTCTACTTTGATATGCAAAACTAAAATTATATTCGTTTGAAAGTTTATACAACAACCCGTCTGTACCAAAGATGTTTGTAGAACTGTATTTTGAGCTTACATCACTTAGTTCAAAATATTTGCTAACTCCACTGCTAACTCTATTGATGCTTTTAACTTTTAATATATTGGTTGTAAGTGTTAGAGGAGATATATTGTAATCTTCTCCGGTAACCATACGATTTTGTGTATAGTAAGTTTGCGGCGCATTTCTCTGAATACTTGCATTAGTTTCAGATTCTGAGCTATTGCTTATTGTATATTGTAAACCTAGTGTAAGTGTTAGGCTATGATTTTGTCCATTCTTTCCTAGATAAGGAATCGTAACTACCACACCTGATAATTGTTCAGGTTTGATAGAATACCTAAGACCGTTACTTTGTCTATAAAATAAAACAAATGATCCGTTAGGCAAGTTACCAAAACTACCATCAGCAAAATTTAAATCAATTTGATCACTGTCTCTTGAAGTGACACTATACATATTTCTTAAATTTTTATTAAGGCTATTATAGATAACATTATTACCAGCCAATGCTGGAACTTTTGTCCAAGTACTGCCTGGATACTCTCCATTAACATCTAGCTGCCATAACCATACGTCAGAATTGTTTATACTGCTAATGTTAATTCCAATAATTTCATTTGGAACAGGATTTGAAATTGTAAAACTTGATAATCCTAATGTTCCTTGTTTGAACATTGCAAAGAATCCTGTATTTGCACTGCTAGAACCTTTATTATCATTTTGATATAATAGGCTCACTGATGATGCTGGCTTTGGCGGCATTTCATAGATATAAGATTCTCCGCTGAAAGATGCAGGGACTATCTCAAAGGACATAGAAGTACCGTTGATATTTTTTAAGAAATTATATACAGGAACATCTGTATTTGAACTATTGATATAGTACTGTTCAGTTAATACTCCATTAATTGTTGCACGGTCATTGGGTTTTCCAAAAATTGTAGACCCCGGCATTGCGGCATTTAAAATACTAGTAAATTGCTCGTACCAATTTACATTGGTAGAGTCATTCCAAGAAATTGTAGTATTTGCTAAATTAACTCCTGTAGAATCTAAAACACTTTCTGTTGTAGATAATGCAGTTATTTTTAACAATCCTTGTGATGCAACATTACGTTTAGGAACATAACTAATCAACTGCGCTAATCTTAAAATACTATCTCGACGCTGAGCTGTTTCTAAGAAATTTTCGCGGGCATTTAGATCAATACGAAAACTTAGATTTTGTCCTAAAAATGCTATTAGATCAACTAGAGCAATATATTCACTACTATCAATAAAATCATTAAAATCTTCAGGATAATTTTCTTGAAGATAAGAAATTAATACCCTACGAATAGTATTAAAGTCGTAGCTTTGAAAGTCAGCATTTTGAAAAGACTGGTATATCTTTGTCCAGTCTTCTGTAACTAGTAGTTTGGTGTTTGTTGAAGGAATAGTCATAATATTATTTTATACCAATATTTATTTGATGTATAAACCAGGTATATTATTGCACATTTAATCCTGCTTTCTGATCAAAAGTTAAAATCATATTGCTTACCTGATCTGTTCCGTTTAATACCAATGTTGCTTCAACAATATAACCTGTTGGATATTCTGTAAGAGTAATATTTGTAGGAGTTACACGAGGGTCACTATTACATATTGCAGTGATATCGTCATTTAATGCTTCCTTGACATCGGGTGTTAACGGTTCCATGAGCAGGTCCCAGATAATACTACCAAATAAAGGATTCATTACACGTTCGCCTTTTCTTGTATTAAATTGATTTAAAATATCTTGTTTAATTAATTCCAGATCATACAACTTAGAACTTGTGTTTTCAGGATTCAAGCTACTAAACCCTACGTAAAAGTTACTAACTTTTTTAGGTTGTTCAACAACTGCGTTGGCGTTGGTAATTTCAAGAGACTTATAAGGCATAATACTATTTATTGTCCTGTTTTAACCGGGTTTCCTTGACTGTCGGTGAGAATGCCGCCGGTGCCTGTTTGAACAACATTTGATTTTAACTGTCCCAGGAAGCATTCGTAATATCCTCGCTTTCTAGCTTTTACGTTTGCCACATTATTTGCGCCCACTGCCCTCATTGCTGCTTCAAAGTATCCAGGATCGTTTGGATCAACTTTGCACCTACGGAGCATGTACTTAACACTAACTTCGGCGGCAATAGCCGGATCGTTTAATAATTGAGGATTATTGATCAAATCATGTCCTGTTAGATCTTTGTATACTTGGTAATTTCCTCTTCCGGTTATTTGAATATAACCTCTGCCAATAAATTTTGCACCATCACCTGGTTGAGTATTGCCTAGTCCTTTGCCCTTGGCTGTCTGATAACCATATATAAATTCAGGGAACTGGCCGCCAGGGTTGCCTGCCCATTTTTGAGCTAATTCTTGGTCTCCCTTAAATACGGCAGGAAATACTTCTAATAATCTTGCTGCGGAGTAGTTAAAGTTTTCTTCAACTACCTGCCATCTAGTTTCGCCGCCTGCAATACCTAACAAGGATGCAATAGCATTAGGATTTGTTAATCCAAATTTAGCACAGGCTGCTTTAATTGCTGCAATTCCTGTTTGGCTTCTAGCGGCATTAATATCCGTGGCATATTCTGGCGAACAAGTTCCTGGAACAATTTCAGGTTGGTTAGCAGGGGCTTGAACTCCTGCATTAGGGCTTGGAGGAATTCCTGCAGAAGTCCTGTCAGACCCTGGAGAAGTTTGCAAGGTAACATCTGTAGCTTCAGGTGTAAATTTTGGAGGATTAATATTCTCGTGTTGTGCCCAAGGTTCGTGTGTAGGAACACGTTGCATGATTGTTCTAATAGTTCCAGTGTTATAGAACTTGTCAGGACCCCAGCCGTATTTTACATCCCTGTTAGGTAGAGAATAGATAGAAAGTAACGGAGGTGTTTCTGCGGTTTCAGCAAGATCAGGCGGTTGAGCTGCTGGACCGTTCATATGAATTGCTGAACCAACCATAATAAGATTACCATTTGAATCTATACTAAAGACTCCTCCTGAGCCCAGTTTAACACCTGTTCCACCAATTAAGTTAACATCACTGACCGCAGATGCCTTAATATCTTTTCCAACGTTTAAATGAAAATCACCTATTGATGTAATTTTTGCAGTTTCGCCAATTGCTAGATGAAAATCATTTCTAACAGAAGTTTTACTGTAATCATCTATTGAAAGGAAATGATATCCTCCGATGTTGGTTTCCATATTTTTTACTGAACGCAAATTAACGTTACGTCCTGCTTCAATATTAATATCTCTGTCTGCTCTAAAATTAAAATCCTGTTCTGAATGTATCGAAATTGAATCTTGTGCAAAAATATCAATTTTTCCATTACTGGTTAATTCAACCCATGCTGTACCTGCGCTATTAGCTATATAAATCAAATCTTGACTATTGTGTAATAATATCTGATGGCCTGTTCTTGTTCTAATTCTAACAAGTTCATTTTGTCCGTTAATGTCCCCATCATCCATGACAAACGTACTTCCGCCGAGTCTGCTAACTGGTGCTGTACGCTTTGTTGAATATCCTATTTGTCCTGTTTTTGCGCCAGGGCTTGTATCAAGGGGACCAGGTGTGCTAATTCCAAACACACCGCTAGGTACTTCTCTCCTTGCGCTACTTGAGGTTATTCCTCTAACTGTATCTAATAATAATCCTTGCTGAACTAATCTATCTGCAAACGGGTGTACAGGTTTAGGAATTTTATCAACATTTGGATTGTTTAATGTTTGTGTTCCTTTTAAAAATTCAGCTACAGGAAGATTTGTTGTTCCATATCTTAATTTTTGTTCTTGTGTTGCTGCTGTTACCTGACTGGCGGCAATTCCTGGGACCATGTGATTTTGAAACTGATCTTGTACACATCCCATCCAATATCCCTGATTAGGATCTCCGTCAATAAAAATTACCATTACAACAGTTCCGACGTCCGGAGGGACAGCCCACCATCCATAAGATTTTTGTACATCATTAAAACTGCTGCTGTTATTCCCTTCGTAACGAATTGACGTTACTCCGTAGAACGGACTTAGATACCTTACAATATAAGTATCTTCTTGATTATCAATAGAATTTTGTAAATTTTTAATTAAGGATACTTCTAAAGATCCCATGTACGTTGGATCTAAATGATTTGTAATTTCAGCAAGAAAAGGCCCAGGGCTGGGCAACTTACCTCGTTGTCTTGTTTCTATTCCCATCTATATTACCTTATCATTATTTTATCAAGCGGACTTTTGCCTGATGTCTTGCTACCAAACTTTGATGCTGCGGATGTTCCTAGGTCTCCTACAATGTTTATAGGGCTACCGGGATATCTATTTTGTAGAGCTAGTAATTGTCCTTCTCTTGTTCCTGCTAGACCTGTAAGACTTGCAAGTTGATTATTAGCTGTGAGATACTTAAGACCGCTAGCGACAGTATCTGCTATATTTTTATTTCCGTATGTAGTGTTTGTTGGGCTCTGATATGTTGGTGGTGTTGACGAAACTGCATCTTGAATAGTTTCTGACGAAATTTGATTTTGTGAAATTTGTGAAACATCGTTAACACCAAATGCACTTGCTAGAGCACGTGGGCCGCCAGAAGCAGAAATTCTATTTAAGAAACCACTGTCCGGTGCCGGCAACGGAGCAGTTGAGTATGGAGCCGTAGCAGGCATATTTTGTAGTCCTTCAGCACCAAACCCTTTAACATAAACTCCTTGCGAGGTTGCAACGCCAAGGTCGGTGTCTGCTGGAACTTTTCCTGCTATTGCCGATGTCTGGTCAATAAGTTTGCTCTGTAAGTTTGGTGATAAACCAGATAGCTGACTTTGATTAATGCCGTATTGATTAGCAATTGCATTAGGATCTGTTTTATTTCCTTGAGTTACTGCCAATACTTTGTCACCAATATTATTAACTAAGGAACCGCCACTGCCCAATCCTGCGACTGCTGCTAATGTATTTCTATCTAGCCCTTGTGCTAGTCCTGTTGTAGGAATTGCTGTAACCGGTTCTGCAAAAAATTGATTTTGCTGACCAATTGTACTGTCTTTACTTAGAGTATTGGTCACAAACTGCACCGTGGCACCGGCGCCAATTCCTGATCCTAGAACACTTGAACGTCTAATTTTTTCTGTTGCAATTCCTACTACTTGATTTACCAATGACCCGGCTGCACCAGTTAGTCCAAAAGATTTAGAAACAGATTGACCAATTTGTGTAATTAATCCTGCAGGGCTCAACACTTGATTTCTTAAACCCACAGCGGCACGGGCCTGCAATCGAATTCCCCCAGCTGATTGATTCAATCCTCCGGGAACAACTCCTCCATATGCCTGTGTTGCTAATCGAGTTATACCCGACAATGGATTTGTTACTGCACCACTAACAGATGCTACTGGAATAGTTCCGCCAAGACCGCCAGTTGCTGCTGTAAAGTTACTTAATTGCCCAGGCAGACCAGGACTTGGCAACGACCTTGATTGTTGTTCAAGTAAGTTTATTGTATCTGGACGTTGACCAGGCGCATCAACTGCGGCAGGAGTAACATCTGCTTTTACTGTATCTCTCATTTCAGGTAGACTATCTACTCTTTCACTAGGATTAGAAGGAGCATTTTTTCCATCGTTGTTAGGAACTTCTTCAGGAGCAGGTTGTCCAGGTTGTCTAATAACCTCCAGGGCTTGACGGAACATGCCATCTTTAAATGTTGATTTTGCTTTTGTAACTCTGTAAACTCCGCTAAAAGGAACTAACTTAGGATCAAAAAACATTGTTCCGCCATTTTTAAGGGGTTGTATATCAATTGGGTTTCTAAAATTGATTCTAATTAATACTTCACCGTAGTTAAAAGTAGCTTCGCCATCTTTGGTGGTCCTATTATTTTCCTTGCTCTCTGGTTCTGGATTATAATTTCCTATTCCGCCAGTAACTAAGTAAAAAGGATCACCTAGGATATCTACCTCGCCAGTTAACATACTAGCTTTTGAATCTGTAATGGCACTATGCATAGACTTGGCCATTGCGTAATAAGGATCTCGTTGTGTTTGATTTCCGGCGTCTCTATCAACGGATGTATCTCTTGCTGTTGACTGCACAGGGGCTGCTGGGAGTCCTCTATTTTCTAAATCTTGTAGTTTAGGAGGATTTCGTTGAACTGAACTATTATTGCCAGGCGCAGCGGCCTCTCTTGAAGGCGGTGATTTAGTATTACCTAAAGATGTAGGTAACGCTTCAAAGAATAGAGTATTAAAATTTAATTTAAAGTTTATTATGTCTAAGTTATTACCTGTATAGATGTAATTATACTGACGTTGACACAACTTTGTTAATTTTTCTATATCAATCTGTTCGCTACCGTAATTAGGAATGCGTGTGTACAGAATTTTATAAGGAGTCACTACATAGGTAAAAATTTGATATGGACGCTTTTTATCTAAATCAATTGCTTCTTGATTTTCAACTTCTAGCTTGACCATAAAATAATTGACCATGTCGTTGTCATCGACTACATTACGCCATTCAGACGGGGAACTTAATTTTTCAACAATATCTCTTACATACTTACTATCTTTTATAATTGCCGTAATACACTCGTGTATATTTTTCCCTTCTGAAAACTGTGCAACAGGATTGGTTGGTTCCAATTTAAAAGATTCAGGTTGTTTTGCGTTTTGTTGAGGAGTTGGAGTTTGCTGTCCTTTAGGCTGGTTAGCTGTGGGCTTTCTTTCTTCTCCAGGATCGGGAAATTTGTATAGCGCATTATCTTTAAGAAGTTCAGTTACCTTTGCTTGTCCAATCTTATTAACCGCGGCGTTATCCCAGCCCTTCCCTTCAACCCATGAAGGAAATTTAACTTTGTATATATCGTGTTGATTAGCATCTGCTTTATTTTTTTTAATCTCGGCATTTTCTTCTCTTGCCTGTTTAGTTACACCATCTGCTAAATTAGTCAAAATAGATTTTACATCTCCGCCAGATATTTTTACAGATTTTTTTATTTCACTAGGATTGCCGAATCCTCTTTCATTTGCAGCAATGGCCTTAACTTGATATTTTGTTCCTTTTTCGTCGATGGTTACTTCTAATCCAGTTAATGTTATTGGAAAATATCGTGTTCCTTTGGGTTCAATTACCGGAGGTGAAAAAGAATCGCCGTCGGGATATCCGCAAAACTCCATCTTTAAAACGAATACTGCTTGGGTATAAGTTGGATAACCTGCGGCAATTGATGCAACATGTAACGCTTGAACAAACCCGTTGATACTGTATGGCTCTACTACATCAAATGTAAGAGTAGTTGGTTGAGAAACTCCTTGGGCGCCGCCGGCAGTCATTAATGTTTCAATTTCAATATTGTCCATAAACATATCAAACCGACCGGGACTATTTTCATTAAACCCTTGTACCAATGCAGAACCAGTATAATCTTTGTAAGGCACTGTTTCTGTAGATGTCGTTACAGTTGTTACAGTTTTCTTAAAAAATATTCCCTTGGTTTCAGTCTTGACAGTTTCTTTTTTAACTTCTTCTTCTCGGTCCACAGGAACCACGTTAGGAGTAATACTAGCAGGGCCTTTGCCACCAGATTTTAAAATAACTAAATCTAATGTGCTATCTCTATAAGTTTTAGGATCAAACGCTTCGGCTTTTCTTAGTGCCGCAAGTGTAAAATTATAGGTAAAGGATCTGTATTTGTGAAGAACATTAACTCCAGGCCCTGTATCTTTATTAGATGTTACAGGTGTGTTATTTGATGTTGTTGTTCTTCTTTCAATAGGAGTATTAGACATATTAAATTCCTAAGGTTTTCTTCATTGAGGTTAATTTAGGAAGATAAATTTTTATACCTGGTTTTAAATCAAACACAGGATCTTTTAATATAGACGGGTTTCTTGCTGAGAATACCCACCATAGATCAACATCGTTGTAAAGATCAAATGCTAATAAATCAGGCCTGTTTTCATAACTTGCGGTAACCGTGAACAAGATATCGTCCACTTCTGCAGGAACAGTTCGCCATGTCATTACATCAAGATATGATGTTCCTTGTTGTGTTATATAATACGGACTAGTTCTTTTGTACTCAGACATTATAAGTATCCTTTACCTCTTAGAGCTTTTGGATCTAAATATTTGGTAACAGAAATTTCTTGCATTTCTGCTCTGCTGTATGCTACTTTACAGGTCACTGATATAGTCGACCTAGTAGGAACACTGTTTAGACCAAACGGCCCATTTCCATCTTTGCCAACTGTGAAAAAGTCCACGTCGTCTGATAGATCATTTTTAAATGAGTGGATAACCACAGGAACATTCTTAAAAAGAAATTCTCCATAACCGTCTAATCTACAAACAGGCGGTGGTGCACCGCTATCTGGGTCTCCAATTTTTCCACCCCAACGCATTTTGGTAAGTGCTCTTAGTAATCTAACAGTTGCAAGGTATATCAATCCTTCTTTTTCATTTTGAACTGTAAATTTTCCAGTAATAGTAATGTCACTTATCGAACTGTTTTTATAAAAATTTATTGCATAGTTACTGTGCAACGGTTGTTGGGTAGTATACTCGGCTTTGTGCTCATATGATATCTGCGGTGTATAAGGAAAAATAATCCCTCCAAACCTTAATCCCGACAACTCTTTATCCGAAGATCCTTCTGTTAACGGTGTGATATAATTTGATGGCACACGAATTTTAACTCGCATATCCTTGTCAGAATTTGTTACAACAGAATTTCCGGGCAAACTTCTAACATCAACTGTTGTAGCAGCAGTTGTTTGCTGAGGTGTTGCACCAAATTCAATATTGCCAAGGTCTCTTACCGGTCCCCTTGAAAGATCTGCCATTCGAGAATTTACAGCTACATATGCTTTTGAGGCCTCAGTTAGTGGAGGCAGACCTTCTCCTAAAATCACAGGATTCTTCATTTTGTTTTGACTTGCGATTGCAGACGCAATCGGGTTAGTTGGTGGGTTGGTTGGATCTGCCATTTTCTTTCCTCTATCTACTATTTACCCAATAAATAAAATGCTAACTTAATATGGTTGACACAGTGTATACATGTGTTATACTAACTCAAAGGATAACAATAATAAGATGACTCTTTTTCCGACAGTAAGAAAAACCAAATATTTAAACAATCGAGACCTGTTAGCAGAAATACACCGAAGCAAATGTTCATATTCAAGTTTTACAAACCCTGAGTATCAGCAGTACGATATTATTTTACCAACATTAGACAAAGTTAATATTCGTACGGTTGCAGAGGCAAAACGAAATCGGGCCAAACGTTTAGGAATGCAGGCATTTGCATTGGCAAGAAATAGCGGCGACAAAAAAATTAAACTTGCAGAATGTACTCCTGTATATACTACAATTTCTAAAGAAGATATTGTTATAAGAATAATGACATTTGATCATATTCCGCAGGCACCCGGCAGGAAAAAAACGGTTAAGAGCACTGCTGATGCACACGATAAAATTAACTTTCCGCCCTTCCAGCATTGGAAGTTTGATGAAAATGATCAGTTAGTTTGCGTAGGTAAAAGTCACTGGAAAGGTCCAATTGAAACTGGACATTTTAGCAAAGATCACGGGCGAATTACAGAAAACCTAGGAAGAATGTTTATCAAACTAAGCGAACGTTATGCACAACGTAGCAATTGGAGAGGATATACCTACATTGAAGAAATGAAGGGCCAGGCTATTCTACAGCTAAGTCAAATTGGTCTACAGTTTGACGAAAGTAAATCTGAAAACCCGTTTGCATATTACACCGCAGCGGTTACAAATTCATTTACTCGCATTCTTAATATTGAAAAGAAAAGTCAAAACATCCGCGATGACCTCTTAGAAGAAGCCGGATTAACTCCTAGCCTAACACGGCAAAACAGCCAAGAATACGCAGAAGAGATTGCACGACAGGCAGAATTGTACAAGAACATGCGAATGCCTAAAAGTGAAGAAGTTAGTCTGGAAGAAGAACTTGACGAAGACAGCGAAGCAGGAGCTTGACTTTTATCTCTAAAACTGTTAAAGTTATTATAGGAGAATAATTAGATGCCCTTATTTAAAAAGGTCGCGTGTTTTACTGACATTCATTTTGGACTTAAATCAAACTCAACTACTCATTTAAAAGATTGCGAAGAGTTTGTAGACTGGTTTATTGACGAAGCAAAAAAAGAAGGTTGCGAAACTTCAATCTTCCTCGGAGACTGGAGTCATAACCGTAACAGTCTTAACTTAATTACACTAGATACAAGCCTTCGATGCCTGGAAAAGCTAGGTGCTGCATTTGAACAGTTCTTTTGGTTTCCGGGTAATCACGATCTGTTTTACAAAGACAAGCGTGATATTCATAGTTCAGCATTTGGCAGACATATTCCAGGCGTCACTGTGGTCGAAAAAGTAACTACCATAGGTGATGTGACCTTAGTACCGTGGTTGGTAGGTGACGAATGGAAAACTATGAAAGATGTCAAGAGCAAATACATCTTTGGACATTTTGAATTGCCCAAATTTTTTATGAATGCAATGGTTCAAATGCCGGATCACGGAGAGCTACGTGCTGAAGATTTCAATGGGCCTGATTACATTTTTAGTGGACACTTTCATAAAAGGCAAAAAAATACTAATGTTGTGTACATAGGCAATGCATTTCCACATAATTTTTCAGATGCGTGGGATGATGATCGCGGAATGATGACTTTAGACTGGGGCGGGGAACCAAACTTTATTAATTGGCCCGATTGTCCTAAATATCGATCTATTAAACTCTCAGAGTTAATTGATAAAAAAGACAGCATCATGAAAAATAAGATGCACTTTAAGGTCAATCTTGATATTGATATTAGCTACGAAGAAGCTAACTTTATCAAAGAAACATTTATCAATGAATTTGATATTAGAGAAATTAGTCTCATACAAGATAAAACAAACATAGACGGCACAATTGACGATAACCCCGATGCTAAATTTGAAAGTGTTGATCAGATTGTTGCACAAGAATTAGTTAATGTTGAGTCTGAGCAGTTTGACAAAAACACATTATTAGAAATTTATAATAACCTATAATGTTTAAATTAAAAAATATCACCGTAAAAAACTTTATGAGTGTGGGCGCACAGACTCAAGCTGTAGGGTTTGATAAAGAACATCTAACACTTGTTCTTGGATCTAACCACGACCTTGGTGGCGACGACACCGGAAGTCGCAATGGCACCGGAAAAACTACAATGATCAATGCATTGAGTTATGCTTTATATGGCCAAGCTCTGACTAACATACGCAAAGAAAATCTAATCAATAAAATTAACGGCAAGGGTATGCTTGTAACCGTTGAATTTGAAAAGGGTGGGAACAAATATCGCATAGAAAGGGGTCGTAAGCCTAATGTACTTAAACTTTTTATTAATGATAACCCATTAAAGACCGAAGAAACTGACGATGACAGCCAAGGTGATAGCAGAGAAACTCAAAAAAGTATTGAAGAAATGCTTGAAATGAGTCATACAATGTTCAAACATCTTGTTGCTCTTAATACCTATACTGAACCTTTTCTTAGTATGAAGGCTGCAGAACAGCGAGAAGTTATTGAGCAATTGTTAGGAATTACCATACTAAGTGTAAAGGCAGAAGCACTTAAAAGTCTAATTAAAGAAACAAAAGATTCTATCCAAGAAGAAGAACTTAAAATTGCTGCTATCAAAACTGCCAATGAAAATGTTCAAAAAAGTATCGATAGCTTACAACTAAAAAGTAGTGCCTGGGAAAATAAACAACAAACTGAATTAGAAAATCTAGGAAGAGCCATTGTTAATCTTGAATCAGTAGATATAACTGCTGAATTAGCGGCACATGTTGCTTTACAACTATGGGTATCCAATGATAAAACGCTTAGGGATCTTAATAAGCAGAAGGCTACACTTGAGAGTGCTGTAATTCAAGCACAGAAGACTGTTAACAAATATATAAAAGATCTTGAGAGTCTAGAAAATAAAACATGTCACGCCTGTGACCAACAACTTCATGACCATAAACATGAAGAAATGACTGCTGTTGCAATTACAAACTTAGAAGAATCTAATAATTATTTAGACAAGGTAACAACTGATCTTAATAAAATACTCAACGATATCAAAGAAATAGGCGAGTTACCTAGAAAACCTACAACATTCTACGAAACCGAAGCCGAAGCACTTGGACATAAAAATAATTTAGATAGTTTAGAAAAAAGTTTAGAAGCAAAGGCTGTTGAAATTAATCCATATGCCGAACAGATTGAAGAATTAAAAAAGACCGCTATTCAAGAAATTAGCTGGACTAAAATTAATGCATTAACCAAACTAAAAGATCATCAAGAATTTTTATACAAGTTATTGACTAATAAAGATAGTTTTATAAGAAAAAAAATCATAGATCAAAATTTAACTTATCTAAACAAGCGATTAACCTATTATATTGATAAGCTAGGACTACCGCATCAAGTTATTTTTCAAAATGACCTTACTGTACAAATTACTCAACTTGGACAAGACCTCGACTTTGATAATTTAAGTCGCGGAGAACGCAATAGATTGATATTATCTATGAGTTTTGCCTTCCGTGATGTCTGGGAAGGACTGTATCAAAGCATTAATTTATTGTTTATTGACGAACTTGTTGATGCTGGCATGGACTCTGCCGGAGTTGAAAGCGCACTGGCGGTACTTAAAAAGATGGCCCGCGAAAGAAATAAAAACATTTACCTGATTTCTCACAAGGATGAACTTATGGGACGAGTGAATAGTGTACTTCATGTGGTCAAAGAAAACGGATTTACCAGCTATAGTAACAATGCAGACTATGTCGAATAATAAAAGTTTAGAACGATATAAAGAACTTTATTCAAAATATGTAGACGCACATGTAAGTTTACATAACTACCATATTATATTTGTTAAAAACTTAGGTCTTGATTCGTCTATAGGTGTTCGTAAGTCTATTAAAGAAATAGCCAAACTTGAAAAAGAACTCAAACAAGCAGTAAGAGATGCGTACAACGAAGACAAACTGATTAAAAAAGCCCTTGGTAAAGAAATGAAAAAACAAAAATATAGAAATACTAGCGGCCTCGGTACAAATCTTAGAAAAAAAACTAATGACGTGGACATACAACAATGAAGAAGTTAAACAACTACCAGATGATTGCGTAGGATTTGTCTACATCATTACAAATTTAATCAATAATAAAAAATACATAGGCAAAAAGTTAGCAAAATTTAGTAAAACGACCTACAAGACTGTAAAGTTAAAGAACGGCACAAAAAAGAAAAAGAAGATTCGAAGCAAAATCGACAGCGACTGGCAGGAATATTACGGGTCCAGTCCTAACTTAACAGCAGATATCACATCACTAGGCAAAGAAAATTTCAAAAGAGAAATACTTTTTTATTGTAAATCAAAGGCTGAATGCAGTTATATAGAGGCTCGAGAACAATTTACCCAAAAAGTATTAGAATCTGATGATTATTATAACGGACATATACAAGTCCGTGTACATGGCTCCCACATAAAATCTAAAATTTAGGCTCCTTAAACGGTAAAAAGCTCGCACTGGCAAACATCTAGTGCCCAGAAACCAGGATCTCGGATCGCTGGGAAGGAAATCTCTCGCCGTCAAGAGTACTCAATCAGTATCCTTTACAGGACCACGATCGCAAAATGCCTGCGGTTTGATTGTTTGAATAGAGTAGATATAGGCAAAAAGAGCAGGGAAAACCTGCGGGTTTATGTATGTGATAGCGTATATACATAAGCTGCCGTCATAATAAAGACTTGGCTCGGGGTACCGGATGACCGCCTCTGTAATGCCATAACGCTGTGTGACTTGTCGAACTCGGATAATGTTATTTTTTTAGCCCGGAAACGGGCTAAGTGTGACCATAGAATCTGGATAATATTTAAACATCTACGATGTTAAAAATGCTCTGAGCGTAAGCGAAAGAGCAAACGAACGCAGTTCGTTTATAAATAACAGATACTTTTCTGGAATACACCATGGATCTAAGAACCTTATTGAATCGAGTAGACATTATCGAGAATGATCAGTTAATCATTAAACAATACCTATCTGAAAATTTATATTCAACTCCTGAAATGCAACCTCATTGGAAGAAATTAGATGAGGGCTTTATAAGAGGATATGAAAGATATATTGCAGAAGTTGCACTAGCACCTGATCAAATACAAAATATCTTTAAACAGGCAGCAGGTTCTGGTGCTGGTACTGCACCAAAAGATCCTGGAATGCTTGCAAAGGTTGTTGATAAAGTATTACCTGCTGATCAAGCAGCAAATTTGGAAAAAAGTTTGCCTGCACCAGATGCAGGTGCAGTCCAGGGATTTGAAGAAAAGGCAGCATCAGCAGTTCAAAATTTACCCGGTGTAGATAGTTCTACAAAACAAAGTTTAATGCAATGGGTTAAATCTGGTATTAAGAAACCTGAAACACAACAATTAATTCTTGCGGCAGTTGGCGCAGGTATTGGCGGATTGATCAGCAAGGTTGGTCCTATTATTAGTATGATTCCCGGCGGCGGCGCAGTTGCTAGTGCAATTACAGGTGCAGTAGTTGCAGGTGCTGTAGCTGTAGCCAGTGCTAAACTACAAGGTAAAGATTGGAAAACGGCATTTAAGGGCGCTATTAAACCAGCATTGTTAGGTGGCGCTAGCGCAGTTATTGGTAACTTGGCCACTACAGCAGTTAGTGCAATGACATCAGGCAGCAGCAATGATACAAATCAAACACCCGGCAGCACACCTGGCACCGACGGAAAAAGTAAGATAATAAACACTCCTAGCGATTTTGCTGGTGCAAGTTTAACTGTTGGCCAAGAATTGCCAAACGGTGAAGGTACTATTACCAGTATGGATTCTAGTAAAGGTCCTGGGGGACAAGTTACAATTACCAAACCCGATGGATCAACTTACACTGTTGACAGAGAAATGGCTCACGCAATAACAGGCCAAACCGGTATCAGCAATCAAGCAAATATGAAAGGGCCTGTTTCAATGGGCGCAACAACCGGTGTAGATGGAGAACCTTTAACACCAGGCGACAGTGGATCTAAACGAGGAAACTCAGGTTGGGATTCAATGAAGGCCAACACAAACCCAGACGGTAGCCCAATGACGCTTGATCAAATCAATGCTGCTAAAGATGCGCTACGTGCAGGTAATGCAACTGATATGTCAGGCGGCAACAATCCTATAGAGCAGCCAACTATTAAAGTACGCGGCCAGCCAGTAGATGTACCTGGAGGAATGTCCGGAGTTGGGGCATTAGATCCAAGTATCGCACCAATTGGACCAAATGGACAACCAATGCGAGCTGTGCCAATGGATGAACCTACTATAGGTAAAAACTTTGATGCAGGTATTGCACCAATTGGACCAAATGGACAACCAATGCGAGCTGTGCCAATGGATGAACCTGCAACTGGAAGAATGCCAGGTGAAACACCACCTGGCATTAACCGATTAACTGGCAAGCCATTTGAGCCTGCACCGTCTTGGGACCAAATGACTCCAGATCAACAGGCTGCTGTTACAGCAAGACAGCAACAGCAAGCGGCAGATGCGGCCCAAGGTGCAGAAAATGCTAAACAATACTGGGCAAACAAACCTGCAAATACTCGTGGACTAAAAGAAAGTTTTGCAGAGTCTAAGTATGTTGACAAGCAAGCAACGCTACATAAGTGGTTAGTGCAAGAATCAAAAGGACAACGTGTACACGGTCTAGTCTTAAAACCTACTGTTAAAGAAGGCATTATGGATTCTCTCAAAGGAATGATGGGAGGAAAGAAAGATGCCGCTCCTGCAGCCGCAGGAGGAGTTACAGCTGATGCATTAAACAAAGCATGGACAGCAGCCGGTAGCCCAACAGACAGCGAGGAAGTTGCTAAAGTGCTACAAAGTGCAGGAGTTCCTGCAGAAACAGTAACTAAAGTCTTTGCAGATTTAAAACTACCAGCGCCTGGTGAGACACCTACACCTGCACCTGGTGGAACAACTGCACCTGCACCTGGTGAGACACCTACACCTGGTGGAACAACTGCACCGCCTGGAGCAGAACCTCCACCAACTCCAGAAGCAGAAAAGCAAAGTAAAGTTGGAGTAGGACAAATTAATAAAGTTATTCCGACACTAAGAGTTAGAGATCTTAAAAGTGTGCAAAAAAATGTCGACGCAACGTTGTCAAAACGGCAATCTGGAAAACAGCCGACTGCTGAAGGTAAATATCAAGGCTTTTACAGCAAGTTTTTAGGAAAAGAAATTTAATATATAATAAGGAATTATCTAAAATGAAGATTAATGAATTACTTGCGGAAGAGCAAAATAACGAAGGCGTAGGTTCTTTCCTTGGAAAGGGAGTTGGCGCAGTTGCCCAAGGTGTTGGCGCAGTTGCTGGAGCAATTCCTGGTGCCTGGGAAAGAATGAAAAAAGGGTTTGCCGCCGGAAAAGCTACAGTCGCCGGTGACGACGTTCCATCAACGGATGCCAGCGGAGGAACAACTACTCCTGCACCTACACCTAGCGGAACTGCAAGTACACCATCATTAACAGATCCTGCAAGTATAGGCGGAGGTGCACCGGCACCAACGTCTGGCGCAGCACCAACAGCCGCAGCACCAACAGCCGCAGCACCGACAGCTAGTGGAACGACAACACCAGCACCAACAACTGGCGGAGCACCAGCGCCTGCTGGTAGCGAGCCACCGGCAACACCGGCTGCTGATCAAGCAAGTAAAGTTGGAGTAGGACAAATTAACAAACTTATTCCTGCATTAAGAACACGAGATTTACAGAGTGTTAAGAAAACAGTTGATGCTACAATTGCTAAAAAGACCGCAGAAAAACAGCCAGCGACACCGGCAGGTCAAGCACCAGCAGCAGGAACAGCAGATAGTGGAGCAATGGCTAATATGGCCAATCAACTAAGCGGCAATAAACCTAATACAATGGCCAATGCTCCTGTAAGTAAAACAAACAAAGCCAAACCTGGTAATCCAAATGCAGCTCCGGCGGCACCTACTCAAGCCGAGTTGGATGCTGATAATGAAAGAATGGCAACTGGCACTAACGAAGGCAAGATTGTTAGATTTGAAAGTCGGTTTTTAGGAATGATAATTTAAAAGAACGGTAATCCACTTTCTTTTGTTATTTCTAAATTCTTTTCAATAATTTTTGCAATAATCTGTCTATCTTCAAAAGAAAGTAAGTACCCTTCTGAAATAGGGGTACCTCTCATATACCAACAAATTTTAAAAATTTCATCTTTTAAGGCTTTTGACTCTTGATCGTAATCTGAAACTAAAGCATTGATGCCTTCAATGTCTAGTGTCAAAAGCCTTATACGAAAAAAGTTGATGGATCGAATGTAATAGGAACTTCAACAGTATCTCCTGTTACTCCTTGCTCACGCATTTCATCAGTTACTTGTATAATCATTGGTTTTACAGTATTTCTATCTCGTAACATTTCTAAATGTTTTTGTACTTTATTAAAGATTTCTTTGTCAATGTTTTCTACAAACTCTTTGATATGTTCAGGATTGTCTGTACTACCGCCAACGCTTTCAATACTAGATATACTGTCTCCAATGGTACCCAATGTTGCATCGGATAATTTCTTAAAACTTTCTTTGAATAATTTTATTTTTTGTTCTTCGGATGTTTTTTCGTCGTTAACAACCTGCATAATTTTTTGAGTTTCAAATGTCTGTAATGCTGCAAAACTAAGTTGTTTGTATGTTAACGGCCTAACAAAAATTGTTAAATGGTCGTTAACAGGCACAACCGGATCCCACCCAATCTGAGACATAAGTTGATCCATTACGATTCGAAGATCAAGTTGATATTCTAATTCTAAGGTATCGGTAAATTTAACAGGAGTAGTCATCATTTCGCCATAGGTAGCCAATCTAATTGCAATTAGTATCACGTCTAAATCAATAGTAGGAGTTGCCCATGCGTTTTTAATATTTGGTACACAATGCTGAATTACATCAACTATGGCCTGTCCGTTCATTAACGCATCTGGAACTTTCAGCATTAGTTCGTCTTTTGCCGTCATTGAATAAACAGGAAATTCTCCATTTTCAGGAATATCTAAAGTACCATCAGGCCAAAACTCACCTCCGCTGGGTAGTTTAATGTAAATTTTTGGCTGCCGCATAAACATGCTCAGTGGATTTGGACTTGAATTCATATAGTTTTATCTCCGATAAATAACTTAAAGATGTTGGACAATCTTCTTTAGAGTATTTATATACGCATAGAACCATGGGAAAACAATGGCAGAACAAGTAACAGGACAAATTGGTTCGGAAAATGTTTTATTAAACAACGCCGCCAGCGAAGCCACGCTCTTAAAATTATTAGAAGCTGTAAAAGCTAATGGCGGATCTGTCTCTGGCGCTGCCGGTATTGCTGGGGCTGCTGGTGTTGATCCTGCAACTATTGCTGCCGCTACTGCCGCAGTTGAAGAAGATACTGCTGCAATACAACGCGAACGAGAAGCTCGCGATCGTGCTAGAGAACAAATACTTCAGTCGGCCCAAGCTACACAAAACAGATTTAATTTATTAAATCAAAGTATTCTAAGTTTGATGAATGGCACCCAAACATCGAGTGCTCTTTTAGCAGGAATTGGTCAACAGTTTAGTGGAACTGTAGGAATATTAATTTCTGGAATGTCTAGATTAATGGCATTCCAGGAAGAAAATTTTGCTATATATCAAAAGTTATCAGCATCTGGTATTAACTTTAGTGGTAGTCTTACACAGATGAGAATGGCAGCTGCCAACAGTTATCTTACTTTAGAAGAATTTTCTAAGGTGATGAAAGATAATGGTGAGGCATTTGCCAAAATGGGCGGAACCGCAGACGAAGGTGCTCGAGCATTTAGTGCGGTAGGCAAAGAATTAATTCAAAGTCCAGTTGGTAAAGAACTAATGGCGCTAGGTTATACCACGGCAGATGTCAACAGCGGACTTGCAAATTATATTGCAATGACTGGTGGACGTAATGCACAGGAAATGAAAGATACCAAGGCATTGAGTGCTGCCGCAGGAAATTATCTAAACGAGTTAGACGAACTTGCACAAATAACAGGAAAGAGCAGAGAACAACAAGAACAAGCACTTAAAGAAGCTAGTGCTAACCAAGCCTATCAGGCTTATCTATTAACCTTAGATGAAAAAGGCAGGGAAAAAGCACAAATAGCCATGGCAGAAGCTATGGCCAAAGGCGGTAAAGGTGCAACAGAAGCATTGCAGAGTCGCTTGTTAGGATTGCCACCTATTACCAAGGCCGCACAAGAGTTTGAAGCAGTAGCACCAAAGATGGCTGCTGCTAATAGAAAGATGGCTGATGCAGTTGGTGATGCTAGTAAAGGTGTTGCAGATGTTAAACGTGCTGGTGGCGAACTAGGACTAGCTGCAAACCAAACAAAGAAAGATTTAGGTGATACTGGTAAAGCTCTTATTATGCAGGGCGGTTCATTCAGTGGTACCATGGGTGCAATTTTTGGAACAGCAAATAGAAATGCACAGCAAGGTATTGAAACCATGGAGGATGTTGAAAAACAAAGGGCTGCTATTGAAGAAAAGCGCAAAGCACGTGAAGAGTCAGAAGCCAACGACATGAGTGAAGCTATGCGAGGATTTAAAGAACTTGGCGCAGAACTATGGAATGTGTTTAGTCCTTTATTAACAGCAGTGTCCAAAGTGGCTAGTTGGATGGGATCATTAGCTGGGTTCCTTGCAGAAGGTCTTAAAAAATTCAATTTATTTTTTGAACAATTCGGAACTGCTGGTACAGTTGTCAAAGGTATTGTAGTTGCTCTTGTAGCCTGGCTTGCGGCACAGCGTATGGCCAATGCTGCGGCAATATTAAGAAGTGGAGCAGGAGCAGTCGGCGGCGCTGCCGGTGCGGTACTTGGTGGTGCTGGAAGATTAATGGGTGGTGGCGGAGCACCAACTCCACCAATGGGTCCATTGGGCGGCGCAGGTGGCGCTGCAGGTGGCGCAGGTGGCGGAGGGTTTGTTGGATTTATCAAAGCATTAGGTAGGGGACTAGCAAGTCTTGCACCTATTGCTGTTCCTATGTTAATCGGCGCAGGCGCAGTTGCAGGTGTAATTGCTTTGTTAGGTGCAGGCATTGCAGCCGCTATAGCATTAATTGGTTTAAGTTTGCCAGTATTTGCCAAAGGTTTAACAGAAATTGCAAACATAGATGGAGTCAATTTGATTGCTGTAGCTGCCGGCATTGGCGCACTTGGTATAGCTATGGTAGCATTTACTGCGGGTAGTGTAGTTGCTGGTCTAGGAGCAATTGGTGCTAAGATTACTAATTTCTTCTCTGGCGGTGGCCCAATTGCTGCAATCAAAGATTCTATAACAGAGTTAAGTCCGCTACTACCTCAGTTGGCTCAAATTGGACCAGCATTAAATTCTTATTCAAATGGTATTGTAGCATTTGGTAAAGCTGTAAACACAGTTGATATTGCCAAAGCAGAAAGACTAAAAGAAGTAATGAAAGGTCCTGGTGTATTAGAAGGAATTGGCTCGGCAATAAAGGATGTAGGAGCGGCTACAGCTAGGTTAGTTTCTAGCAATACAGGCGGCCAGGAAAAAAGTAGTTTAGAGTTAACAACATTAAATACTACAATGAAAGAAATTCTTAAGTATATGAAGGACACTGCTGACAATACTAAGAGAAATATTGATGCTACTAAAGGATTAAATGGCAATTTATTTGCCTAATATAAACATATATGTCTTGGAAAAAATACTTTACTCCAGTTAACACTTCGGGAAAATTAAGCCCTGTTAGTGGCAGTAGTACATCTATGGGTTCAAACCCAAGTCGTACAAACTATAGCAGTTATCTACCAGACATATATGCTGGTCATCCTAATCGTTTAGAACGATATGGTCAATATGACACCATGGATACTGACAGTGAAGTAAATGCCGCATTTGATATCCTAGCAGAATTTTGTACACAGGCCAACGAAGAAAATGGAACACCATTCCAGGTATTTTTTAAAGATCAAGCAACCAGTACTGAAATTAAAATTATTAAAAAATATCTCCAGCAATGGACCAAGTTGAACAAATTTAAAATTCGTATGTTTAAAATTGTTCGTAATGCTTTTAAGTATGGCGATAGTTTCTTTGTAAGAGATCCAGAAACACAGGCTTGGATGTATATAGATCCGGCTAAAGTTGATAAAATTATTGTCAACGAAAGTGAAGGCAAAAAACCTGAACAATACCACATTAGAGATTTTAATCCTAATTTAGAAACGCTGGCAACTACAGCTATTCAACCTAGTAATCAGCACGGTGGTGGCAGTCAATTTGGTGGCAGTTATGGTACTGGCCAAGGTGGTGCAGGCGGATCACGTGGCATGGTTGGTTCGTTTCCTACAACTGCAAATAGCAGTAGGTTTACACAAAATCAAAATCAATATGCCATCGATGCTCGCCATGTAATTCATATCTCAATGAGTGAAGGATTAGATAACAATTACCCATTTGGTAATAGTTTAATGGAAAGTATCTTTAAAGTATTCAAACAAAAAGAATTGCTTGAAGATGCTATCTTAATTTACCGTATTCAACGTGCTCCAGAGCGCAGAGTGTTTTATATTGACGTTGGTAATATGCCAAGTCACTTGGCTATGAGTTTCGTTGAGCGTGTTAAAAATGAAGTAAATCAGCGCCGTATTCCTAGTGTAACAGGTGGTGCTCAAAGTGTAGTTGATGCTGCATATAACCCATTAAGTATCAATGAAGATTACTTCTTCCCACAGACAGCAGAAGGCCGAGGATCTAAAGTTGAGATCCTACAAGGTGGTCAAAACTTGGGAGAAATTGATGATCTTAGATATTTTACTAATAAGTTGTTTAGGGCTCTACGCATACCTAGCAGTTATCTACCTACTGGTTCCGACGACGGAGGATCTAACTTCAATGATGGTCGAGTTGGAACAGCATTCATCCAAGAACTTAGATTTAACAAATACTGCGAACGACTACAAAGTTTACTGAACGATCCGTTTGATACAGAATTTAAACTGTATCTACACACACAAGGCATTAACGTAGACAGTAATGTTTTTGAAATTAAATTTAATCCTCCTCAAAACTTTGCTAGTTATCGCCAGGCAGAAATGGATACAGCTCGTGTAAACACATTTAATACCATGGTTGCAGTTCCGTTTATGAGTAAACGATTTGCATTAAAGCGTTTCTTAGGAATGACCACAGAAGAAGTTGCAGAAAACGAACGCTTATGGAAAGAAGAAAATGTTGATGAGGATCAATACCTAAGCGCCAGTAGCGAACTTAGGGGCGAAGGAATAACTGCAAATAATATTGCAGGAGACATGAGTTCTCTAAGTTCCACAGCTCCTCCTCCACCACCCGCCGGCGGGGAAGGTCAACCTGCAGATTCAGCAGGTGCTCCAGAAAGTACACCGCCTGCTCCTCCTGCATAAAGAATAAATAGAACTATGATATTAAGAGAATTCATTTATTTTAATCGTGATCATAGAGATCCTCAAGACGATAATAGGTACATTAGTAAACATGATACCAGCGTCTTAAAAAGTAGTGATCTTCGTAAAACTCGTTTGACCTTAGGTATGATCAACAACATACGTAAGGCTGCCGAAGCTCACGATAAAGAAAAACGTGAAGAACTTGGTCTAGTTAGAAAAATGTACGCTGCACCGCCACCCGAAGCAGCACCTGCATAAACATGTTAGATAACTTTTTTTGTTAAAAACTAAATATTTTTAACAAAAAATATCAAATCCAGAGGAAACTCTGCGTCATTTTGTCTAAAACGACTCGTTTTAGGCCTATTTCTAGTGCAAAAATTATCTATGCTGTAAATACACGCACAGCCTTGCCGCTACCAATTAAGGAGAATTAATTACATGTCTACCAAATTTGAACAATTGTTGGACTTACTTGTAAACGAAGAAATGGATAAAGCCAATGAACTTTTCCACGAAATCGTTGTTGAGAAGTCTAGAGAAATTTACGAAAACCTTATCGCAGAAGAAGATGAGGAAGAAATGGACGAATCTGAAGAGTCCGATGAAGAAGAAATGGAAGAGTCCGCCGAATCCGACGAAGAGGAAATGGACGAATCTGCTGACGAAGAAGCCGACGAAAGTATGGATCTAGAAGATTCTTACATGATGGACGGTGACGACGAAGAAGATGATCTAGGTGGTGATGCCACAGACGATCTAGGCAGTGATGTTGGAATGGGCGATATGGGTGATGAAGAAGAACCCGAAGACCAAGAAGACAAAGCAATTTTTGATATCAAGAATGCTATTCAAGAATTAGAAGCCGCGTTTGCTGAATTAGAGCAAGCACAAGGCGGTGGTGCAGATGGAGACGACGAGTTTTCAGCTGGTGATGACGAAATGGGCGGAGACGAAATGATGGGTAAACCAGCATTTGAAGGTCGCCGTTTACGTGAGTACAGTGAAAAAGTAAGTGACGGTCACGGTGCTGATAAGCGAGGTGCTGCCGAAGGTGGTATCGCTGGTGCAAATACTGGTGACGCAATGCCTTCCGGTACTAACACAAGAAGCCCAATCAGTTCTGGCAAAGGTAAGCCAACAACTGGTGCAACAGCACACAACATTCTAGGCGACCAAAAAACAGCCGCTGGTACTAACACAGGTACAAGCCCAGCCAAGCACATGAAGGGTATTAACCCTGAGTCTGGTGAAAAGTTTGCTAGTGGTCTACAAAACGTTGACGGTAAAAAGTCTGGCGTTAAGACATTAAGCAAAGTTGCCGGCGGTCACGGTGCTGAGAAGAAAGGTTCCGGTCCAGGCCCAGTAGGTGCTGGTACAGGTGACAAAGCTGGTCAGACAAGTATTGATCCAGCTACAAAGCGTCAATTCTTACCGCAAAATAGTTAATTAGAGAAACTGGATGAGACAAATTTCTTATTTAAGAGAACACCTAAGTTTTGATCAGGCTGGAGTAGTACTCGAGTCTGACGACAAGGATGGCAAAACACTTCACCTGAAGGGTATTGCTATTCAAGGTGGTATTCGCAACGCCAATCAACGTGTCTACCCTGTAGACGAAATTGAACGTGCTGTGAAAACACTTAATGATCAAATTCAAAATGGTTATAGTGTTCTTGGAGAAGTCGATCATCCTGATGATCTCAAAGTGAATTTGGACCGTGTGTCACATATGATTACTCAGATGTGGATGGAAGGTCCTAATGGATATGGTAAAATGAAAATTTTACCTACTCCAATGGGCAATTTAGTACGTACTATGCTTGAAAGTGGTGTAAAACTTGGTGTAAGTTCTCGTGGTAGCGGCAACGTAAACGACATGAACGGCCATGTATCCGATTTTGAGATTATTACAGTAGACGTAGTTGCTCAACCAAGTGCGCCCGGTGCGTATCCTACACCAGTTTACGAGCATTTAATGAATGCTCGTGGCGGTTCAAGAGCATTCCGTGTTGCACAAGAAGTTAAAGAAGATCCAAAGGCCCAGAAATACCTTAAGGAAGCACTCCTTAATGTTATTAAAGGTCTAAAATAAGCCCGAGGAGAAATAAATGTTGGACGCATTCAAACAATTAGTTGAGTCAGGCGTAATGACGGAAGAGACAAAAAATGTTGTCGAAGCCGCCCTTGCTGCTAAGATTCAAGAGAATCGCGACCAAATCACCGCAGAACTTCGTGAAGAGTTTGCTCAAAAATATACTCATGATAAGAGTCTTATGGTTGAAGCAATCGACAAGATGTTAAGCGACAGATTGGTTGCTGAGATGTCCGAATTGTATAACGACAAACAGGCACTAGCCGAAGCAAAAGCAAGATATACACAACGTATTTCTGAAGATGCTAAGAAGTTAGAAGGGTTTGTTATTAATCAATTAGGTAAAGAATTAGTTGAGTTCCAAGGTGACCGTAAAAAAGTTTCCGAGAACTTTAGCAAGTTAGAGCAATTTGTGGTTCACGCTCTAGCAAAAGAAATCAATGAATTTGCTGTTGACAAGAAGGACCTAGCAGAAACAAAAGTCAAGTTAGTTCGCGAAGCAAAAAGCAAGTTTGAAGATATTAAGCAAAACTTTATCAAACATGCCTCTAAGGTAGTTGAAAATACAGTCACAAATAAGTTAACAACTGAAATCAAGCAATTGAAAGAAGATATTGACAGTGCCCGTAACAACGACTTTGGTCGCAAAATTTATGAAGCATTTGCACAAGAGTTTGCCGGTTCTTATCTAAATGAAAAGTCTGAAACAAGTAAATTGTTAAAGATTATTTCTAAGAAAGAGCAAGAACTTGCAGAAGCAAAACAAGCCGTAGCAGAAAAAGAATCTCTAGTAGAATCTACCCAGCGCGAAATTCGAGTAACAAAAGACTTGATGGAACGTAAGGCAGTTATGGGCGAGTTGCTAGCACCGTTAGATGCTAGTAAAAGAGAGATCATGAAAGAACTTCTTGAGTCTGTTCAGACTAGGAAACTAAATGAGGCTTTCGACAAGTACCTACCAGCAGTTATGGAAGGCCAAAGAAAATCTGTTGCTCCTAAAAAAGCAATGTTATCAGAAGGTGCAGAAATAACAGGAAATCGTGAAAGCAAGCCCGAGGTAGGCTTAGACAATATTGTAGATATCCGCAAGTTGGCGGGTCTTACAAAATAATTTCAAGGAGACAATAAATGTCACAACTATTAAATGAAAGATGGTCAGAGACCAAAGAGGCTCTGCTTGAAGGCCTAGCCGGTACCCGTCGCAGTTCTATGGCAGTATGCCTAGAAAACACACGCAAGTACTTGGGTGAAAGTGCCACAGCAGGTGCAACAAGCGCAGGAAACGTTGCAACACTTAACCGTGTTATTCTTCCAGTAATTCGTCGTGTTATGCCGACAGTTATTGCCAACGAAATTATTGGTGTTCAGCCAATGACAGGTCCAGTTGGTCAAATTCATACTCTACGTGTTCGTTATGCTGATTCCAGTAACGAAGTTGTAGCAGGTGAAGAGGCACTAAGCCCATTCAAGATTGCCCAGGCATATTCTGGTAACGACAATGCAACAACACCACGTGCTGCTGCTACTTCTACTTTAGAAGGTCAACCAGGTAAGCGTATGAGCATTCAAATCTTGAAGAGCCCAGTTGAAGCAAAGAGCCGCAAGCTATCTGCTCGTTGGACTTTTGAAGCTGCTCAAGATGCACAAGCCCAACAAGGTATTGACATCGAAGCAGAAATCATGGCTGCTCTAGCACAAGAAATTACTGCTGAAATTGACCAAGAAATCCTAGCAAGCCTACGTGCTCTAGGTACAGTAGAAGAAACATATGACCAAGCTCTAGTTTCTGGTACAGCTACATTCGTCGGTGACGAGCACGCTGCTCTTGCTATCCAAATCAACCGTGTTGCTAACTTAATTGCTCAGCGTACACGTCGTGGTGCAGGTAACTGGGCTGTTGTTTCTAACCAAGCTCTAACAATTCTACAGTCTGCTACTACCAGCGCATTTGCTCGTACAACAGAAGGTACATTCGAAGCTCCAACAAACACCAAGTTTGTTGGTACATTGAACGGTGCTATGAGAATTTATGTTGATGCTTATCTACCAGACAGTGGTTCACAAACAATCGAAGACAACCAAGTTCTAATTGGATACAAAGGTTCTAGCGAAGCAGACGCTGCTGCGTTCTATTGCCCATACATTCCTCTAATGAGCTCTGGTGTTGTTCTAGACCCAGCAACATTCGAGCCAGTAGTTGGCTTCTTAACTCGTTACGGTTACGTCGAGTTAACAAACACAGCGTCTTCTTTAGGTAACGCTGCCGACTACCTAGGTAAGGTGTCTATCAATTCTGATAATACAAGCTATAAGTAATTCATTACTAGCTTTAAATGCAGAACAAAAACCCGCTTCGGCGGGTTTTTTGTTAAATACTATTCTAAGTATTATGCAGTTCCATCTGCGTAGACCTAGAACGTCATTATATTTTAAGGAGAAACAAAATGGGACGTCCAATTAAAAAGAAATTTTTTGCTAACACAAACGTAGCAATTACAGGCGAAGGCGTAGGTGGTGAAAGTGTTGCTACTATTGCTAACAACAATACTGGTACACTTTATACAACTAGTACAACAATTAGTTTAACATTTACAGCGCCACAAATTGCAGGAGGACAAACTGCAACTGGTAATGTAACAACAAATAATTTAGGTAATGTTGCAACAGTAACATTAACAGACGGTGGTAGTGGTTATACAAGCACGCCTACTGCAACTGTTACAGGCGGAACAACTGGTACAGTGGCTACATTTACCTATACAATGACTACTACTCTTCAAAATGGTTTAAACACAAGAGCATATTTGCCAGGTGGTAGCGCACTTATTGCTGATATTGTTAAACAAGAAGCTAGTAAGCGTTATCTAGTTAGAACATCAGACGGTATTGGCCAATGTAAACTTGTTAACACAAGTACATTGGCTGCTGGTGAAATGAACCTAGTTGCTACAGACGGAAACGGTAGCACATACTATGTTACAAAACTAACAGCACGCCGTGCAATTATTACACAATCTACAGCAAGCGGTAGTTTCTTATATAACAACAATCAAAGTGTTGGTTGGAATATTACAAGTCCTGCTACAGGAATTGTTACAATTGCCAACGTTTAATTTTAAATTAAATTAAGCAAAGGGACTCTTAGGAGTCCTTTTTGTTTTATGCACAGATAATAATATCTGGTAAATACAGGATGAGCACCAATTGGACATCCCCATCTATACTTGAACAATATGCAGAAGATGAATCGCACATTACGTGGAATAGCGCAGATGTTTCGTTAATATTGTCCGGGACTTCTATATCTACATCGTCACCGTTGTTGCATATTGCACGACAACCTCGTAATGATATTAAAATGAAAACTTATTTTTTACGAGCATCAGGATTTAATTTTGAAAATCTACCTGATACTATATCGGGAATTGAATGCAAAGTTTTAATAAACCGCGGCGGAAGAATTACAGATGAGACTGTACAACTATGCCTGAATGAAACTCTTATCGGAGATAATCGAGCCAATTTAGAGGTACACCCAGAAAAAGTATATGGAAGTAGTATTGATAAATGGAATGTAACTAACTTAGATAGATCAATGGTGCAAGACCCTACATTTGGAGTAGTATTAAGATTTCAAAGTCATCCAGCTTGGCCACATAAGACAACTCCGAAGATTAGCTCAGTTGAATTATACATATACTAAAACGAATAAATACCCTAAAGGAATAAGATAATGGCTGGAACAAGACAATCGGGAACAAGAGCAGTTGCACCGCAAAGCGGTTCAGTATCGTCCCCACTTGGAATTACCAGGTTTACACAAGCTAATACTCTTACATTAATACAATCTAACTTTGTTGGAGCAGTTGGAAATCTTGGTGTTGTTGGTAGTACAGGGGTAGTTGTTCTTGTAAGAAGTAACAGCGCCAACGTCGGAAACATTAGCAATCCCTCTGGCAGCGATCCTTTATATCCAATTGATCAGAGTTTATTCAGTACTACTGCACAACGTAGACTAGCACAAGCATATTTTGATGGCGGTGTGGGCATTGAAAAAGATCTTGCAGTAGGTGGATTCATTTATGGTCGAATCGCTGCGGCAAACACCGCTACTACCTCCTCAAACATTGCTGTTCTAGAAACAAATGAAGATCAAGAATTCTATCCATTGTTTACAGATGCAGAAGGTTTGGTCTTGCAAGGAGCACAACTTTATGCAGATCCCTTTGATGAAAACTTAGATGTTGGAGGCCTGCGATATAACCCCTACACTGGAAAAATTTCAACAGACAGAATAGCAATATTATCCAGTGAGGTATCATCAAGTCCAACTACAGGAGCACTTACCGTTGAAGGAGGAGCTGGAGTATTAGGTGATGTTAATATTGGCGGTGCAGTTGCCATAGAAGATAGCACCAATTCTACTTCTATTGACAATGGTGCATTAGTAGTAACAGGAGGAGCTGGTATTGGCGCTGACATTAATGTTGGCGGAAATATTTACTCTGCTGGGGATAACACAGGATCTATTGGTGGACAAGACTATGCTTGGGCTGATGCATATTTAAACAAAATATATTCTAAATTTTTAGGCAGTACTGCAAGCAATTTAACGATTGCACCCGGCGGCGGAATGACAGATGTATTTGGTGATATTCGTGTAAGAGGCCAAAATCCTATAGGAACTGCACCAGTGGTTACAAATACTTTGTATGTAACCATGGACGGCAACGACACCAACGATGGCCGTGCAATGGATGCTAGTCGAGCATGCCGTACAATTGGTGGTGCAATGAATAGTCCGTATTATCAGCCAGGTACACAAATATTAGTAAGTGCAGGAAGATACTTAGAAGACAATCCTCTGGTTATGAAACCCTACACCAGTGTGCGTGGCAGTGATATTCGTACTACATTTATTGAACCTATAAACAAAACACAAGATTTATTTCATGTAAACAGCGGTTGTTATTTAAATTACATGAATTTCTTAAATGGCCGTAGCGGCAGATTAGAAGGTCAATACACTGAAGGATTTAATAGAGGAGCATATTGTGCTGCCTTCCCTCCACAGACTGGCGACAACAGAATTGACTTATTCCAATCACCATATATTCAAAACTGTACAAATCAAAGTGGACCTTGGCTCCGAGATGGAACAATGTTCCTTCCTAACCAAACTGTTCAAATTCCTTTAGCAATAGGTTTAAGTTCTTGGGGATCAAATACTGCTAGTATTGTTGTAAATGTACAATCGGGCTCTATTAGTATTGGTCAAAGTATTAATGCTGGTAAACAAACACAAGGGTTTTTTAATGCTAGAACTTTGTTACTAGCAAATAAACCATTTATTCAAAGCCAGACAGTTGCCTGGGTTGATGCAACATTTAATAGCGGATCTTTTTCATATAATCAAATTAAGTGTTACAGGGACACAGGATTAATTGTTGATGCTATTGCACAAGATATGTTGCAAGATAGTACCAGCGATAGCACATTTGCTGGATTACAATATTGGAATCAAGGTACATATACTGGAGATATTCCAAATGAAATTACTGCAACCATTGCAGCTATTACATTTGTTAAAAATTCAGCAGTAACATTAGCGACCGGCGCTGGTGGTGCTGGCCAAGGTACAATAGTTGGAAATAACTTTGATATAATTCTTGGAATTTTAAATACAGGTACAGTAGGTGTAACAGATCAAGTAATTTCAAATGGATTACCAAGTACTAACGTTAATACCGTAGCTGCCTACAATGCAATAATTTCAAATATTGAGACAATTAAAGATAATACTATTAATTACATTGATTCTAATAACTTGGTTCCTCTTTATTCATACGACCAGGCCAAGTGTAGTAGAGATACAGGACTAATTGTTGATGCTGTTGCACAAGACGTATTATTTGGCGGAAGAAGTCAGTCAGCATTTGCAGGTATTCAATATTGGAACCAAGACAACTATGTTGGAACAATTGGTAGCGAGATTACTACAACCACAAATGCAATTAATTATTTAAATAGTCTTGCACAAAAAATTGTGCAAAATGATGTAACAGGGTTAAGATATCAAAGCACAGTAACACAAAATATATCTTTGCCTGCTGCCACATCTGCTGAGGCAACAACTTTATCTACAGATTTTTCTGTAATAACAAATATTTTGTCATCCGGCACAGCAGGTGTAACTGATATAATTGTTCCTAATTCTCTAACTGCAAGTACAATTACCAATGTAATAAATGCTTACAATTTGTTACAAGCAAATAGAAATTATTTAAAAGCAGAAGTTATTGCATTTGTTGAATCGACAAAGACTCTTGGGTTTGTCTACGACCAAGAAAAATGTGCAAGAGATGTTGGTTACATGCTAGACTCGATTAGTATTGATTTGTTATACGGAGGAAATAGGCAAGCTGTACAAAGTGGAGTCTATTATTACGGATATACAGGCAATACCGCAATATCTGGTCAAACTGTACAAACTACAGCGGCCTACAATTACTTAAAAGAATTATTATATTATGTAGTGCAGGGCATCGAAGTACCAGCACCGTTTGGCGCAACTCCTCAAGATACTAGTAGTGTTACACCTGGAACAATTCAAGAAGCACTAGTTGCACAAGGTAATATTGATTACATTACAAGTATTATTTCAGGCGGCCCAGGTGTTGTTGAAGAAAAAACTCCATTAGGGTTAGCAGAATCAAGTTCTGAAAATGTAAGAAATGCTGCTGCAATTATACATGCCAACCGAGCATTTATACAATCTGAACTTATTGCATATATCAACGATACATTTGTATACGGTTATAGTCAGACCAAGTGTCGTAGAGATGTAGGATATATTTTAGAAAGTGTGGCCTATGATTTACTACATGGCGGAAATTTACAAAGTATAAAGAGTGGTGTATATTATTACGATAATAATAGTACATCTACTCTAGGATCTCCAAATGAAATTCCTGCTACTACTGCTGCTTACAATTTTATTAAGAGTATTGTACCGTCGATTGTAAGAGGAGATCAAATTCTAAGTCCTTACCAACTTAGTGTTCCTCAGGTATATGTTGGATATAACGCAGGCACAAATTTTGAAATTGAAACATTACAACATAACATTGATACAATTACTAATATTATTCGTAATGGTCCGTCTGTTGTAGGCGAACGTGTGCCAATTAATTTAGCTACAAATACATCAACTGGAGTTTTAAATTCTTATGATATCTTAATGGCTAACAGAACTTTTATTCAGTCTGAAGTAATTGCCTTTTTAAATCAAACATTGAACACTTTTAATTATAACAGACAGCTATGCTATAGAGATGCAGGAATACTCGTAGAAAACATGGCCTACGATATGGCATTTGGTGGCAACGAAAAAAGTATTGAAAGCGGAAAAGCATACTATAGAGGTGTAACTAGTGTAATTGCCGGCCAAGAAGTTCAGACTATAGGTGCTATTGATTACATAAGTTATCTATCGCAGTTAATTGTACAAAACGATACGTGCCCAATCTTAGTACCACCGGCAAATATTCCTGTAGGTACACAAGTTATTAATACTGTACTAACCGGCGGAGAAATAACAACCTCCTCGATTAAAAAGTTATTCAATATTACAACAGATATAATATTAAATGGCCCAGATGCAGCACCTGAATTATTTAAAGGACCCGGTCCTGATGCCGCATTTGTAAGTGCAGAGGTGTTATTACAAGCAAACAGAAGTTTTATACAAGAAAGTGTTATTAAACATATTAATTACTTTTTATGCGATCCTCCAAAGTCTCTTCCATATAATCAAATTAAATGTCGTAGGGACACAGGTATTATCATTGACAGTATTGCTACAGATTTGTTATTTCCAACACCAACTAATTCTCAGGCAACATTTTCAGGAATACAATATTTCAATCAAGGAAATTATGTTGGTGCCATTAAAGAACAGCTTGGCCCAACAATTAATGCCATTACCTATCTACGGGATCTAAGTGTTAAAGTTGTTCAAAATATTACAACAGCAACAGATGCACTAGTGGGGATAACTAGATACACCAATGGAATACAAACAACATCTAGTAACTATGCATCATCTGCAGAAATTGATACAATTCGTTCTGAATTTGGAAATATATTAACCATCTTAAATGGAAAAACAAATGGGTGGACAGATTTAATTGTTCCAGATACCGGGCAAGAGTCTAATCTACCTAGTGTAAAAAATACAGTTAATCTCTTGTTGGCCAATACAAATTATATGGCCGATGAAGTTGTTGCATTTGTAAATGCTACAAATCCGGGGTTTACTTATTCAACAAGTACATGTGCCAGAGATGTTGGTTATATAATTCAAAGTATTTGTTTTGATTTATTATACGGTGGAAACAGACAAAGCATTCAGTCGGGACTTTGCTACTATTCAAATATTGGAGCAGAAACTGTTATACCATCTGAAACAACAGCAACAGTTGACGCTTTTACATTCCTGGCAAATTTAGCCAGCACATTAGTACAAGGACAAACATATTATCCACTACAAACAAGAGTACGTCCTGTAACAAACTTGCCTGTTAGCGACAGTTTAAATGCACAAAATTTAATTAATATTGTTAACACTCTTACAAATATTATTGCAAATGGACCCGGCGTGGCATCAGATCTTGTTCCTGTTAGTTTAACAATGTCTGTTTCAAAGCCAACAAGATATGCCCATAGTATATTAAAGGCAAACCGTAAATTCATGATAGAAGAAACTATCACGTATCTTGATCAAACTTATAATCCTAATAGTTTTAACTACAATCAAGAACTTTGCTACAGAGACACAGGATTAATTATTGATGCTGTAAGTCAGGATATATTGTTAGGCGGAAATCAAAAGTCAATTGAGGCAGGACTCTCTTATTGGAACCAGGGATATAATTATGTTGCCGGGCAAGAAAGTACAACTACAGCCGCAATCAATTATGCAAGAGATCTAGCATTGCAGGTAATTGCAAATACACCAGTAACAACAATAACCGGAACAGTTTCAACACAGATTATTAATCCTTTCTATCAGTACGGGGGCGACTATATGCCCCAGCAGGCTATATCACGCAATTTTGGTATTATAACAAATATCATTGAAAGAGGGCCTAGTGTTGCTCCACCGGTATACGCAGGCGGAGGATTGTTTGCATTAAACGGCATTAATGGATCAAGTGTTACTATTGCAACTAAGGTTACATCTGTTGAAGAAGTCAGCGAAGGAATATTTAAAGTAGGATTAGACAAACCTACTGTAGGATTTGGAGATAATTCTACATTATACTTTGGTGATACATTGATTTATCCTTTACAAGATAACCAAGTTGAAGAATTATGTTTAGATCTGGGATTAGATACCAATACGTGGAATGAAAGAAAAGTTGATCCTATTGGAGCAATGGGAGGTGCATTAATTGATGGTGCAGTAATTAGTGATCGTTCACCTATTCAATCATTTGTTTTTGATGCTTATACCCAATTAAATCAAGGCGGCATAGGAGTTAAAGTTACAAACAACGGATACTCTCAGTTAGTATCTGTGTTTACAATTTTCTGTAGTATTGGTGTTCTTTGCGATAACGGTGGTATTGCTTCTATTACTAACTCTAACTGTAACTTTGGTGACTTGTCGTTAGTTGCAAAGGGATATGGTCCTAGGTCATTTAGTGGTACTGTTTTCAACCCAAGTTTTAGAGCATATCCATTTAGTCCTAATGTTCCAGGCAGCGCCTACCTTGATCAGTTTTATCCTAATGGATACTGGCCTAACAACGGCGGTAGTGTGGAAATATTTGTCCCTGACAGCGAAAACAGACCTCATATCGGGCAAGTTATGGAAGTGGTTCCGCCCGAGGGGCACTTAAACGAACAAAACTTTCCTGGATTCTTAAACGTATTTCCAAGCACAAGTACGTTAACTACAGGAACAATTAATCTAACCAATATTAACACCACCGATGTCTATATTGGAAATACATTAAGAATTAGAGACCAGTTTGGCAGAGAATATGACGATAACGGAGTATGGTATGCTGCTACAGGAACAGTGGTAACAGATGTAAACTATAATAGTATTAGTTTAAATCAAGCACTAACCAGTGGTGGCGGTGATGTTACAAATCCAACATTTTTTACATTGTATTTCTGCGGAAATAGTTATTACACAGTACAGACTAGCCAAATAGCCGAAGGTCCTTACGCACCTAATACTAATATTTTAAGTGCAAATGCAGATCCATTCTTTGAAGGGCCTGCAACAAGTCAAGTAGCCGCGCACGTTACTACATTAAATTATTTAAAATCTGTTGTTGATGATGTTATTGGAAATATTGCAGTAACTCCGACTGCTGGAAATACAGCAACACAGGTAATTAATTTTACCGTAGCTGGAGGAAGCAATTCTCAAGCGTTTATTGACCTGAGATTTACTCAAATGATTAATATCATTAATGCGCCAAATATATCTGTTGCAAAAACCGTAGTGCCTCAAAATGCAATAACAACTTCTGGTACTATTCCAGAAGGTGCTGGTAGTGCAGTAACACTAATAGAAAATAACATTAATTTTATTTCAAAAGAAGTTGCAGCTTATGTTACATTAAATTTAGCAGGGGGTCTAGGTAGCTATAATCAAGATAAATGTATTAGAGATATTAAATTAATACTGCAACAGCTTATCTATGATTTACAATCTGGTGGAAATTATAATATGGTTTTCAGCGGGTTAAGTTATTGGTCCAGACCTGGTACATATCACATTGTTCAACTTGGAGAAGCGGTTAATAGACCAGACTTATTCCCCGACGGATCGACTGTAAATTTCTATCAACGTAGTTATATTAGCGCATCTGGTTATCTGTTTGAATATGTTGGTGCTGGCACAAACTACGGTGCGCTTCCTCAGCGGGGTGTTGCTGATCCAGTACAAAGTAAAGAAACAGTTCAATTAAATAGTGGTAAGGTCTTCTTTACTTCAACTGACCAAAACGGCGACTTCCGTATTGGTCCAGGATTGGTTATTAGTCAAGCAACTGGAGTACTAAGCGGACGTACTTTTGTTCAGTCGTTATATGCAAATATGACACCGTTTATTTTAGCAATTACATAATAGGGATACAAAATGGCACAGTTACCATTAAACAAGTTTTTAACAAAAACAGCAGTACTAACTACAAATACAACAGCATCTGTATACACGGCACCAATTGGTGTGACCGCAATTGTATTAATGGCACAGGTAGCAAACCTTACAACAGAAACGCATACAGTAAGTTTTGAACATTTTAGATACAAGACTATTCTACCGGATGCACAAGGATTTGGAGGCCAACCGGGTCTTACTCCTAGTCTACTAGTTAAAGATTTTGCTATTCCGCCAAATGACGCAGGAACTCCTCTCAGCGGAAAAATGATTATTGAAGAATTAGATAGTGTTCGGGTGTATGCAGATACTTCAGGTACCATGCAATTGGTAATGAGTATCCTTCAAACAGCTAACTCATAATAGGAACTGTAATGCCAGGATTATTAAGCGGATCAACATTAAGACGAGGAGGAAGTGGTCAATTTATTGACCTAAAAGGAGCACAACCTCAATTACCGCCGTCGCCATCGACTAGTACCGGCTTTACAATTGTTACAAGTGATAAATTAGTTACAACTTATTCAAGTAGTTTAGGTAATTTAGAATTTAATACTAGTACTGTTTGGAGTAATCAAAATAAAAACATTGTTCTTATTGCCACTGGCACAAACACAAGTATTGTAGTTCAAGGAAGTGTTGCTACAACAAGTACTAACACCGGAGCATTAGTTGTAGAAGGTGGCGTTGGCATAAGTGGTAACTTATTTGTTGGCGGCGATTTTATAACTAATATTTTTACTGCCACGACAGCAACAGTATATACTCTACAAATTACCAGCACCGAAGTTTCTCTAAATACTGCAACTGGTGCATTGGTAGTAGCCGGCGGCGTTGGCATTGGTAAGAATTTAAATATTGGGTCAACATTATTTGTTGGTTCAACTTCAACATTTAATTCAGCAATTTTTGCACAATCTGACGTTTTAATTAAAGGCGAACTAACTGTTGATGGGTTAGGAGAGGTAGTATTAAGCCCACAGGCCGCAAATGTAGATATTAGACCTACAGCGGGCGGAACAATTATCATACAACCTAGTTTAACCGGATCCATAGATGATATGGTAATTGGCGGAAACGTTCGTAGAGATTCTTACTTTTTAAATTCCTATGCTAATAATTTTATAGGACTTGCTACTACAGCAACCAATATTGAAAAAGGAAAATTAGGTAGTATACCTTATCAAACATCGGCAAACCAAACAGCATTTATTGACATAGGAAATACAAATACAGTTCTAGTATCAAATGGTAGTACGGCCACATGGGCAAATTTTGCCGATGTTGCAGTAACTACTTCGACTTATTCTAGTAAAGTATTTGTTAGTTCAGCAACAAATGCAAACCACTATATTATTTTGAGCACGTCAACTAATAGTTACAGCGATCTTGTTGAAGATCCTGATTTTTATTATAGCTCAAATTATAAAGAATTATTTGTACAAACAATAACAGCAAGCCAAAGCATTTATAGTCGCGAAGGTATTGCCGAAGAAAGTAATTTATTATATACCCCAAGGTCAACCCTTCAAATTGGAACTCCTCCTGTGAGTCCAAGATTAGGGGACTTTTGGATAGATCCAAGTCAAGGAGCCACATTCCAATATATATTAGATGGCACAAATAAAGTCTGGGTTCAATTTACAGGATTATAAGAGTAGAATATGGCATCAATTTTTCCAATTTACCCACAAGGTACAAATACAGGAACCAACTTTACAGTAGGTACAACAACCTATCAATGGACTGGTTATGCGTGGATTAAAGTCTCAGAGACCTCCGAGCTAGAAAACCTTACACTAAAGAATTTAACAGCTACAAATTCTATAGTAGTCACTTCAAGCACAAACGCAATATCTACCGTAACTGGAGCATTGCAAGTAGTTGGAGGAGCAGGATTTGGAAAAGATGTTTGGATTGGCGGAGCTCTTTATGTCTCAGACACTTCTACAATCAACAATGCTATAATAATTACAACTGCTACCTTGGCTCAGTATATCACGCCTCCAATTTTTATTGCTGGCACCGGTACAGCAATTACAACATCAACTGTAGGTAGTCTACAAACAGTAACAATCTGGAATACTGCTACTTTACAAACAGTTACAGATAATGGAAATTCTACAACCAATGCAATATATATTTCAAATAATACTACTGCAACTGGTCTAGGAACCGGTGCTTTGATTGTTAACGGTGGGGTAAGTATTGGTCAAGATTTGTGGCTAGGTGGAACAATTTATAGTGCGGGTATCCCTGTAATTACTACATCAACGCTTGTAGATTCTTTTATAGCAGGTCCTGATATTAGTGTTACTGCCACACAAGGGCTTATTACCGGTACAGTATCAATTATTATTTCAAATACTTCTACTTTACAAAGTGTAACAGGTAGAGGAAGCAGTACAAACCACGTAGTTTATTTTACAAACACAACTAGTTCTACATCTAGTAGTACAGGAGCAGTAATTATTACTGGAGGACTAGGAGTTGGTGGTAGAATTAATTCTGAAAGTGTTCAGATAGCAGATGCTATCATGGATTCTTCCAAAATTTTGGTAAATACCACGGCAACGATTGTAGTAGACGCTTACTCTGTTGATGATTATAGATCAGCAAAGTATCTGATACAAATACAAGAAGGTACAGGACCTGGGGCACAGTTTGAAACTATTGAAATACTGTTAATGGTAGACAATGCTCAAACTATTTACGCTACAGAATATGCTGTACTTTCAAGTAACGGAGAATTAGGAGAATTTGCAGCCGATGTACAAGGAGACGATATAGCGAGATTATATTTTACACCTTATTACAATAGTACTATGACACTTCAAATTTTCAGAACAACAATGCGAGCATAAAACAGGAAAACACTTAAATGGCACTAACATCAATAACCAAAGACTTCGTAGTTAGGTCTGGTGCGCTGACAGAAGGAACAGCGTTTGTATCATCATCAACAGGACAAACGTCTACTTTACAGGTCAACGGCGGTGCCGCAATTGCTAAAAACTTAATAGTAGGTACAACTGCTACTGTCTGGGGGGCACAGACTAATCACGGTTCGTTAACCGTTAATGGATTAACAACTTTAGCAGGACTTAATGCTCAAATAACTACTGCTACCTCTTTACAGGTAACCGGTGCTAGTTTATTTCAAGGACAAACACTATTCACTGGTGCTGTAAACACTTTTAGTGGAGCCTTATTTGTTACAGGTACAAATATTTTAACTGTTGATACAGGTGCAACTAATTTAGGTGGAACTTTAACTGTTGCCGGTGTAACTAATATTACAAATACCACAACTGGAAATTTTGTTGGCAATACTGGTGCCTTAGTAATTGCAGGTGGAACTGTTGTTGGTGATAATTTAATTGTTAAAAGTACAGCATACAATACCGCAACCAATACAGCCAACGCAATTTATACACCAGGTGGTATCTATGCAGATCAAGGATTAACTGTAGCAGGTCCGGTATTATTCAAAGACATTGTTACATTCAACGGTACGGCTACCTATGTTTTAAGTACTAATACTTATTACACTGATAATATTTTAGAAATACATACTCCGCCTGGTGGAGTTTATTCTGACTGGTTTGTTGATGACGGCAAAGATATTGGATTTAGATTCCACTATTATACAAATAGCACAGATACTAATGCAGCATTGGTACTTGACAATGCCAGCAAAGAATTACATTGGTATAGTTCTGGTGCAGAGGCTACCAACGGCGATTTTAGTACTGCTACCTATGGTACATTTAGAACAGGTAAAGTAGGACTTGATGGCGGATTTGCAGCAACTAATACATTATCTGGGTCATTACAGATTTTAAATGGCGGTGCCGGCATTGGCGGGGCAGTTTGGGCCGACACATTAAATGCTACAAACTTAACTACGGCCAGCGGTATTGTTTATAGTATTAATAACAAGTTACAAAACACACCGGTTACCTGGAATGATGCAACACAGCGACTAGTTGGAACTATAGATCGTGCTAACACGGCTACTAATATACAAGGTGGCGCTAGTGGCAGTTTAATTTACCAATTAGGAGAAAGCCAATCAACTACATTACCGATTGGCACTAACGGACAAATTTTAACGGTAACTGGCGGAAACCCAGTATGGAGTGCAGTATCTGGATTGTCAGCTGGTAATGCTACAACCGCAACAAACATTGCTGGCGGCCAAAAGGATCAAATTCCTTATCAAAGCGGGCCTGGGCAAACAGTATTCAATGCAGGGCTACGATTTAACGGAACTACGTTTACGACTACAAATGTAGTAGTAAGTGGCACTGGAAATTCTACAGGATATAATAACGGCACCGGCGCACTACAAGTTGCTGGCGGCGCAGCAATCAATAATGATTTGTGGGTCGGTGGAGACATTAACTTACAAGGGTCATTATTTTTAAAAGGTGTTGGTCTTGATCAAATAACAGGTAGCACAGGCACATTTGATTATTTGATAGTTGAAGGCACTGGCACAAGTTTAACGGTAAGTGATGGTTCAACATTTGCAGGTATAACAACAGTTACAAATGCAACACCGGCGTTAGGTGCGGCCGGAACTGCTGCCTTACAAGTTAGAGGCGGTCTAGGCATTACCAAAGACATTTATGTAGGTACAACTGCTACTATTGCAGGTGCGACTAGTCTTGGTACATCATTAACAGTTACCGGCTATACTTCATTAAATGGCGGTACTACAATAAGTGCAGCCACGGTAACAAATACATTAAATGTAACTGGTTATTCAGGTCTTAATGGTGGTGCTACAATAAGTGCAGCCACGGTAACAAATACATTAAATGTAACTGGTTATTCAGGTCTTAATGGCGGTGCTACAATCAGTGCCGCTACAGTAACAACCACATTGAATGTAACTGGTTATACTTCATTAAATGGTGGTGCTACAATAAGTGCGGCCACTGTAACAAATAATTTACTTGTAAGTGGAAATACACAACATACTGGGTATACTTCAATAAACGGTGGTGCCACAGCAAATGCTTTAACGGTAACCAACGAAGTAACAGTAGGAACTACGTTAGGGGTAACTGGCTATACTTCATTAAATGGTGGTGCTACAATAAGTGCAGCCACGGTAACAAATACATTAAATGTAACCGGCTATACTTCATTAAATGGTGGTGCTACAATAAGTGCGGCCACTGTAACTAACACATTAAATGTAACCGGTTATTCAGGACTTAATGGCGGCGCTTCTGTTACTGCAATGACTGTAACAAATAGTACAGCCGTTGCAACGACAGGAACTGGAGCATTAATTGTACCATTTGGCGGAGTTGGTATAGGCGGCGGCTTAGTTGTAGGAGGTATTACAACTACAACCAATACAAGTCCAGCGTTGGGAGTAGCAGGCATTGCATCAGTACAAGTATTTGGTGGTGTAGGAATTGCCAAAGATTTGTATGTTGGTACAACTGCCACTATTGCTGGAATAACCTATCACAATACTACAACTCCATCTCTAGGATCTGCAACTGCTGGCGCAATACAAACAACGGGTGGAGTAGGAATTGCCAAAGATTTGTATGTTGGTACAACTGCCACCATTGGCGGCACCATTACCGCACAAACATTTATTGGTAACTTCCAGGGTACACTTACAGGAACTGCATCAAAACTTGACACTGTAGCACAACCTGCTAGCGGAACTTATTTCCCGACATTTGTAAACGCAAATAATGCAACTGCAAATTCAATGACAGTGTTTACTACATCGTCATTAACAATTAATCCTGGTACAGGTGCAGTCGGTGTTGGCGGAAATTTAACAGTTTCGTCTGCAGGCATAGCATATTTTCAAAATGTAACAGATAGTAATGCAACTAACAACGGTGCAGTTATTATCAGTGGTGGTATTGGGGTTGCCAAAGCTGCTACAATTGGAACAACACTTACGGTTGGTAGCGCCAGCTCGGCAACTACAGTTAATTCACTGTATAGCAACAACTACCTAATATCTAGTTATACCAGTGGGTTTATTACTACCAATTCTCTAATTAATTTAGATACATTTAGTTCAACTTCTTACAGAACATGCAAATATGTTATACAAATTGTTGATGGTACAAAAATACATGTGGAAGAAATATTATTATTTCACGACGGTACCAGTGTATATATGACAGAATATGCTGTTCTTACAAGTCAAGGAGAATTAGGAACGTTTGACGCTACGTTAGCTGCCGGAATAGTAACTTTGAATTTTACTGCAAGTTATACTCCTACTAATATGACTGTAAAAACAATGAGAACTGCTATAACCTTGTAACATAGTAGTACTGTGTTTAAAAATAGGACCCAATGGGTCCTATTTTTTTATTTAAAATTTCCAAAAAATTTAAAATACATAAATAACACTACAAATCAGCCAATTGGTGGAAAGGGAAACTAAAGGGCAATGTCAAATCAAGCCGACTTCAAAGTCAAAAACGGCCTGGTGGTTAATACCACTGCGTCATTTTTATCGACTGTTACTTCAACTAGTACCACAACAGGTGGTGTTATTCTTTCTGGCGGCGTAGGTATTGCCAAGGACGTTTGGGTTGGCGGCACAATTAATGTTGGCAGTACAACTAGCGCAACAAATACAACTTCCGGGGCTCTTCAAGTAGTTGGTGGAGCCGGAATACAGGGCGACCTATATGCCCGAAACATTTATTCAAATGGCGTTTTAATTGGCACAAATGCAGGAACTGCATCTACTTCTACAAACTTAATTGGTGGCGAGGCGGGATATGTACCTTATCAACTAGCACCAAGTCTAACAACATTAACAAACCGATTAGTTTATGATGGATGGTTCTTAAATGTAAACAGTGCTACCGTATTGACAACTTCTAGTGTAATTGGACAAGTAGGTATTAGTGTTGCAACAACCTCTACAGGATCATTATATCTAGCATTTATACCAGGAATGCAAGGACTTACCGCAGATTTTGGATTAATTGATGACCCAACAGGACCGATCTATTTCGACTGGGGTACCCTACAATAAGAGAATAATATATGTCAACACAAGTACAATGGAAAAGAGGCACGTCAGCACAAAATAATACGTATACAGGTGCTGTTGGTGAAATTACAGTAGATACTTCTGTAAAACAACTAAGATTACATGATGGTGTAACACCGGGCGGCACAATTATTGGAGGCGCAAGTAGTACATCGACAAACTTAGCCGGTGGTACAATTAATCAGATCCCCTATCAAATTGCACCCGGGATAACAAACTTTTTTGGTCCTGGTGCCACAGGTGATGTATTAGTAAGTTACGGTGCGTCTGGTGTACCAACATTTCAAAATACTTTAACACTGTCAGGCACTACTATAGCAACATCAACTAATACAGGTGCATTACAGGTTGCAGGCGGAGTTGGAATTGGTGGAGATTTATATGTTGGTGGTAGCATTGTTGCCAACAAATTAACCATTGAACTAACAACTGTTACAACAACATTAGTACAAACTGATGACATAATTCAGACTTTAAATGGTACCCAATCAAATTCAACCACAACAGGTGCGTTGATTATTGCCGGCGGCGCTGGCTTTGGAAAAGACATCACAGTTGGCGGAAGTATACGAGTAAGTAATGTTATTACCGCCACAACATTTATTGGAAATTTAACAGGTAATATTACAGGCAACGGAACTGGTAATATTCTTGTACAAAGCGGTAACAATACCACAGTATTTTTAAGTACCGGAACCGCTGGCCAACTTTTAATGTCAGCTGGAGGAGTACCTGTATTTACAAACACAAGCAGTATCTATGTCAATCGTGCAACATTGGCTGACACAGCAACTAATGCCGCAACTTCCTACTCAACAATTGGAACTTTGTCAACTGGTACAGGTTTTTATGGTGCATCTTTTAATGGAAGTGCAAACCAAACCTGGTCATTGAATACATCAACACTGATGACCACTGTTGTGAACATAGTAGGCGGCAACACCGGCAGTATACCTTATCAAACTACCTCAGGTGCAACAACAATGTTGGGTTTAGGTACCAGCGGGTTTGTATTAACCGCCGGTGCAACTGCACCGCAATGGACAGCAATTAGTGGATTAAGTGCTGGACTTGCTACAACTGCTACTAACCTAGCAGGCGGCACCGCTGGTCAATTACCATACCAAACTAGCCCAGGCGTGACTGCATTTACAGGACCTGGTACATTTGGTCAGTTCTTGATGAGTACTGGTGCTAGTGCGCCAGTATATCAAAGCACACTAACACAGGCCGACGGTAACATTATTATTACTAGCAACAACCGGGCATTTTCTACTTTAACCGGTGCATTGCAAATTGTAAACGGTGGCATTGGAGTTGGTGGCTCAATATATGTAGGAACAACAGCAACCGCAGTAGCACTAAGAGCAGGCACAGGTGCAACTAATGATACAATTATCACCGGCGGCCTTATTTCTAGAAACGGAAGCAGTATTTCTATCTCCGGTGGAGCTAACAGTAGTCCTAGTATTTCTGGCGCCTCTGGTCTTGTTGCTGGCAACAACGGCCCATTAGATTTATACAGCGGCTTTGGTGGAAACATTAACTTAAGAACAGCCGCCAACCATCAGACAGTGGTAGTAAGTAACTCTGCAACAGTAAGTACATCCAGTGGAGCATTACAGATTCAAAATGGTGGCCTAGGTGTAGGTGGAGGCGTATTTGTAGGCGGCATAGTTACAGCAACATTATTCTCTGGATCTTTAGCCGGCGGTGCTGGCGGCGCAATTGTATATCAAACAGCAACAAATGCAACTGGCTTTGTATCAACGGCTACCGCAGGTAACTTCTTACAAGCCAACTTTAATGGCGCACCTACCTGGACTACAACTGGCAGCATGTATGTTAATTCTGCGGTGTATGCAGAAGATCTACTTGGAGGCGTCGGCGGCCAACTTCCTTATCAAAGTGCAGCCAACGTAACAGCATTTATTAGTACCGCTACCGCAGGTAACTTCTTGCAGGCTAACTTTAATGGAGCACCTACCTGGACTACAACTGCCAGTATGTATGTAGGACGAGCCGCATTTGCAGATTCATCTTCTGGTAGTTCAGCACAAGTTAATACTCAGGCTAGACCAGATAACGGAACAAATTTCTTAACATTTGTTGACAGTAATAACGCCAGTGCAACTGGAGAACTAGTATACACAACAAGTAGTGTTTATGTAAATCCGAGTACTGGACTAGTAACAGGAAATAGTTTTCACGCAACAAACAACGGAAACGGCACAAACTTTAGAGTAGGAGATGATGCTTGGATTGGTGACATTAATGTATCTGATACATTAAGAATAACAGGACAACAAAATACTGCCAATGCATACATTGTTTTTGGTGCAAGTGATACTACAGCGTTGGGCCGCGCTGGAACAGGCGGATTAACCTACGGTGGCAATTTAATTATACACGCAGGCAATACTAGTACCGCTTACGTAGGCAATGCTGTAAAAGTAGAAACAAGTTTACAAACAGCCAATGCAAGTTACTATCCTGTATTTGTTGATGCAAACAATTCTACCGCGGTACCAGAAAGTGTTTACACAACTAGTACATTTTTAATTAATCCAGGAACTCGACAAGTTGGTATTGGATATATTAGTACAAGCAGTGCATTAACTGTCAACGGTCGTATTGAGTCAATGACAGATCCTGCTGGTGAAGGTGGTCAACTTGTCCTACGAGGCAGAACTTATCGCTGGAGTTTTGACAACTACTACGATACATTTAGAATTATCAGAGAAGACGATGTAACCGAAGCAAACGGAACAAGCCCATTTCAAATTAGCTCAGGCACAACCTCTGTATTAATCGGCTACACCAATGCTGCTCCAACTGTAAGTGGTGAAAAATTTGGAGTATCAGGCGGAGTATATGTAAATGGAATTTTAACTGCTACCACAATTTACGGTACATTTGCTGGTACAATCGGTGGCAGTGTAACAATTAATACAGCAACTAATTTAGCTAGTGGAACAGCAGGTCAACTAGTTTATCAATCGGCGCCCGGTGCTACAAGTTTTGTAAGTACAGCAACCACAGGCAACTTTTTACAGGCAAACTTTACCAGTGCTCCTACATGGACAACCAGCGGCACTATGTATGTTGGCAATGCAGTTCAAGCAGAAACAATTAAAGGTGGCGGCAATGGAAGTTTATTATATCAAAGTGCTGCCAATACTACAAGTTTCTTAAGCACAGGAACACCGGGTCAGTTATTAATGGCCACAGTTGGTGCGCCTGCATTTACAAATACTTCAAGTATCTATGTTAATAGTTCACGATTTGCAGACGAGTTAACAGGTGCAGGCACAGGTAATATCGTTGTTCAAGTTGGAACAAATGATACACAATTTTTAAGTACAGGTACAACAGGACAGTTATTAGTTGCCGCTGGCGGCAGACCAATATTCACCAATACCTCAAGTATTAGCGTTGGCTACGCTGCAAACATATTAGGTGTTGGCACAGGTGGTATTTTATACGAAAGTGCAAATAACACCACAAGTATTTTAAGTACTGGTACTCCTGGTCAACTATTAATGGCCGCAGTCGGTGCACCTGCATTTACTAATACATCAAGTATCTATGTTAACAGTTCACGATATGCAGATAACCTAACTGGTGGCGGAGTTGGGAGTATTCCAATTCAAAGTGCAGCTGGAACAACTTCATTTGTTCCATTAGGTACTAGTGGGTTTGTACTAACTGCCGGCGCAACAACAGCAACTTGGCAAGCAGTCTCCACTTTAGCAGCAGGTACTGCTACTAATATTGCCAATGGTCTTGCTAATCAACTAGTATATCAAACTGCTCCAGGTACAACAGGATTTATAAGCACATCCACAACAGGTAACTTCTTACAAGCAACTACTAACGGTGCTCCTAGCTGGACTGGTACTGCAAGTATGCAGGTCGGTTATGCTGCCAACTTGCTTGGTGCTGGCACTGGTAATATTCTTATTCAAAGTGCAAACAACACCACAAGTTTCTTAAGCACAGGCACAGCTGGTCAACTGCTGATGAGTGCAGGCGGCGCACCGGTGTTTATCAACACTGCAAGTGTGTATGTGGGATTGGCAGTAACAGTCGACACTGTTCGACAGACTACAGATCAGAACTATTATCCCACAATGGTTGGTACATTGAATGCTGCACGATCAGCAAACTTTGTATACACCACAAGTTCGTTTAGAATCAATGCTGCCAGTGGCTTAATGTCATTGTCGGGCAGACTGGCAGTCAACAACACCGACTCCAGCACAGGTACCAACACCGACAACTCGTTGTATGTTGCCGGTGGCGCATGGATCAACAAAAATTTAACTGTAGCCGGCGATACGACTTTCCAGGGAAGTGTTGTATTCCAAGGAACCAACACATTTGTATATTCTAGTTCTACTGTCTACACAGACAACTTGATTAGTCTACATGCTCCTGGAGGATCTGGACCAGGAAACCACACTTGGACTCTAGATGATGGCAAAGACATTGGTTTTATGTTCCATTATTATAAGACCACTGACAAAGACGCATTCCTGGGCTTTGACAATGCTACCAGTTATTTAGAATGGTTTGATAACGGTGTTGAAAGTGGTGGAGTTTTCACTGGAACCAGTTTTGGTACATTCAGAACTGGTGCAATTAAACTAGTTGGTGGAGCAGTTAATAGTGGAAACACAACTTCTGGTGATCTAACTGTGTTAGGTGGTGTAGGAATTGGACAAGATTTGTATGTTGCCGGAAACATCAACGTAGCAGGCACAATTAATGCCAGCATTACAGGTATTAGCACAACAGCTACTAACCTTGCTGGCGGATCTGGAGGTACCATTCCTTACCAATCAGCTACCGGGGTTACAGCAATGTTGGCCCAAGGCTCAATAGGAAGTGTGCTGATAACTGGAACGGGCGGATCTGCTCCATCATGGGCTTCACAAAGTTCTTTAAATGTTGGCAATGCAACGAATCTTAACGGCGGTACTACCGGACAGTTAGTATTCCAAACTGGAACGGCTGCAACTTCTTTTGTAGGACCGGGTACAGCAGGACAACTATTAGTTAGTGCAGGCGCCAGTGTAACAGGTCCTGTGTTTACAAGTACAAGTAGTATCTACGTTAACAGTGCAAGATTTGCAGATGAACTGACAGGTGGCGCCGCAGGCGGCCTGCCTTATCAGTCGGGTGCCAATGATACAACATTCCTAGCAGTTGGATCTGCAGGAAATTTCTTGACTGTAAACTCAGCAGGTAATGCACCTCAATGGTCTAATACAGGAACATCACTATTTGGTTACGCACAGAATTTAGCAGGCGGAACAGCAGGTCAGTTTGTTTACCAAAGTGCAGCCAATACAACTGCCTTTATAGGTACAGGTAGCATGTATGTTAATAGTGCAAGATTTGCAGATGAACTAACAGGTGGCGCCGCAGGTAGTATTCCTTATCAGTCAGGTGCCAATGATACAACATTCCTAGCAATTGGTACTAATGGATTTGTTCTTACCAGCAACGGATCAGCACCAGTGTGGCAAGCAATTAGTGGATTAAGTGCAGGTAGTGCAACAACCGCTACTAACCTGGCAGCTGGCACAGTAGGACAAATTCCTTTCCAAACAGCAGCCGGCGCAACTAGTTTCTTCGGAGCAGGTACCGCTGGTCAATTGTTAATGAGTGCAGGAACTACTAGCACCGGTCCTGTGTTTACAAATACAAGTAGCATCTATGTTAACAGTTCAAGATTTGCAGATGAACTAACAGGTGGCGCCGTAGGCGGCCTGCCCTATCAGTCAGGCGCTAATGATACAACATTCCTAGCGGTTGGTTCTGCAGGAAATTTCTTGACAGTAAACTCAGCAGGTACAGCACCCCAGTGGTCCAGTACAGCAACATCACTGTTTGGTTATTCTCAAAATATTGCAGGTGGACAAGCCTGGCAAATTCCTTATCAGAGTGCTCCTAGTACCACTGCATTTGCTAACTCAGGCACAACAGGTCAGTTCTGGCAAGCCACAACTAATGGAGCACCTACTTGGACAAATACAAGTAGTATGTTTGTTAATAGTGCAAGATTTGCAGATGAACTAACAGGCGGTGCCGCAGGTAGTATTCCTTATCAGTCAGGTGCAAACGATACATCTTTCTTAGGTATCGGCACCAACGGGTTTGTTCTTACAAGTAATGGTAGTGCTCCAACTTGGGCAGCATTGAGCGGACTGGCATCTGGTAGTGCTACTACTGCTACAAACTTAGCAGGTGGTACACCTTTCCAAATTCCTTATCAAACATCACCGGGCGTAACATCCTTTGCCAGTTCAGGAACAACTGGTCAGTTTTGGCAAGCCTCGACTAACGGAGCACCTACCTGGACAACCACTGCCAACATATATGTAGCCAACGCAGTTGTATCTACTAACTTACGTGGCGGAACTATTGGTCAGTTAGCTGTACAAACAGGTGCTAGTGCCACAGGATTTGTAGGTCCTGGCACAGCAGGTCAACTGCTAGTGTCGGCCGGCGCAGCAAGTCCGGTATACACTAGTACCAGCAGTATCTATGTACAAGATTCTGTAGTATCTACTAATTTACGTGGCGGCTCTGCAATGGCAGTACCGTATCAAAGCAGTGCAGGAGCAACTGCATTTGTTTCAGCGGGCACTGCTGGACAAGTTTTGCAAACCAACGGAACAGGCTCTGCACCCACCTGGGTCACAGTAAGTGGACTAGGTGCAGGATCAGCAACCACTGCTACACAGGTCAACACTGTGGCGCAAACGTCTAATGCTGTGTACTTTCCAACTTTTGTTGACAGTAACAATGCAACAGCCACAGGTGAATTAGTTTACACCACAAGTAGTTTTACAATCAACGCACAAAGTGGTAAGTTAAGTGTTAGCGGTTCAAATTCTAGCTCTGCACCTTTACTAGACCTAACAGCTACTGGAACAGGTACATTCCAGCGTGGTGTTCGATTGTTGAACAGTGGAATGAGCAACGGCGACCATATTATGATGGCTGTAGGAACTGCTGATAGTTCTTATAACATGGGTCAATTCTATTTCTATAAAGCAGGCACAGGTAGTACCAGTAATAGAGTGTCAATGGGACTACACAGTGTCGATGATGTCTTTAATATTGTAGGAACAAGTCACGTTGGTATCGGAACTACTGGTCCAGTAAATAAACTAGAAGTTAAAGGAACATTTGGAGGACCATTAACGTCGGGCAGTAGTCAAAACGGTATAGCAAGATTCTCTCAAACAGCAGGTGGCGGTAGCCTTGACATAGGATTTGGAGACCCATATAGTTGGATTCAGTCAAGACAGTCTTCTGATTATTCAACAAATTATAGGCTTGCATTAAATCCAAACGGAGGCAACGTTTGCATCGGTACTACTTCTACAGTTAATAAATTTGAAGTTGCAGGTACGGCTGGCCAATTATTCAGTATCAGCGATACATTTACTGGAACAATATTCAGTGCCAACGACGTTTCTGGTATTCCTAGTATTGAAGTATTAGATACAGGTCTTGTTAAACTTGCACAGTATAATGGACAAGTTACAATTAGCACAGGTACTGCCGTTTCTGGCAGCGGCTTGTCAGTCTGGACCAGTACCTACATTTTATCTCTAGGTGTTGGAACAAGCGGCAGTGGAACAATTGGAGAAATTCGTGCTACTAATGAGGTTACAGCCTACTACTCAGATCGAAGACTAAAAGAAAATGTACAGGTAATTGACAATGCTGTTACAAAAGTGTTATCATTAAATGGTATTACTTATAGTCCTAACGATCTTGCTGCAAGTTATGGATACGATAAAAATGTTAAACTAGTTGGTTTATTTGCCGACGAAGTTGAAGCAGTTTTACCAGAGGCAACTCGTCCTGCACCTTTTGACCAAGACGAAAGTGGCAACAGTAAGAGCGGAGAAAACTATAAAACTATTCAATACGAAAAGCTGGTTCCTTTATTAATTGAGGCAATTAAAGAACAGCAGAAATCGATTGATTTATTAAAAGACGAGCTGTACCAACTTAAAAACAGAAAATAAAATGATTAATGATATTGAAATGATTGAGAAGCCGGCGGCAACAAAAAACAATATTATTTTTATATGTAGAACATGCGAAAATTTTTCTATATTAGATGAAAAAGAAGTAACATATGTTACAGCAGATGGTAACTTAGAAACACATGTTGTAAAAGATAATAATTTTTATTGTTCAAAAAATAATCAAATAATTTTATTTTCTCAAATTAAAGAATTTCAAACATGTCCAGAAGGGCGGTGGTAAAATGTCTTATTTTAACGGACCTGCCATCGTCACAGATGGTTTAAATTTTTGTGTAGATGCTGCTGACATACAAAGTTATCCCGGCAGTGGCACAGTATGGTATGACCTATCTGCTAATAAAATTGATTTAACCGCTACCGGAACTGTTAATTTTACAACCTACGGCAACGCTAGATGTTTTGGGTTTAATGGTAGTATGTATTGGACTAGTACAGTTGCCAAGGCCCAAACAACAGATTATCGACAGGGCGCAACCATTGAGCTGTGGCTATATAATCAAACCAAATCGGCCAGAAAAACTGTGTTTGAAAAAAATGGCAACACATACCAAAGTTACGAACAAGAAATTGCCATGACCTGGGAAGTTGCCAACGATATAAGTAATTATCGGGCATACCTCGATTATGATTACGGAAGCTCAGGTGCATTAAATAACAATGCATGGAATCATTGTGTATTAGTGTTATATCCTTATTTAGGGTCTGGTCAATGGTATCTCAACGGGGTTGCATCGGGTTATTATACCCAACGAGCAACCATTTATCCTCCTCGAGCCAATGCAATTATGATAGGCAACGGTTATTCAGGTATTGTTGATACAGGAGGAATTGCTATTGCAAGAACATATTCTACCATGTTCACCGCAACACAGGTATTACAAAATTACAATGCTTGCAAAGGAAGGTTCGGATTATAATGTCCACAAAGGGATTAGTCTTTTATTATGATATGTATAACATAAAATCGTATAAGGGCGCCCCTGTGACAAATTTACTACCAGGCGGAACAACAAATGCTTACCCTAGTACAGGAAATGGGTGGGGTACGTACAACACCAATCAATACAATAGTAATACATATTTTAGCATAGGATCAATAAGTAGTGTAACCGGCAATGTTGTTGTAACAGCAGCCGGTCATCCTTTACGTAGCTATGATGTTGTTACACCTCAAACATCAGGTGGCGGCGTAACTGCTGGAACAAATTATCTAGTTAAAAAATTAAGTAGTAACTCATTTAGTCTACATTCTTATAATTCTTCACAGGACGGATCATCGGGATTCTCAGTCTACGATTCATTTAATAACAACACGCAGGTATCTATAAATGCAACAAGTTTTCCTACCATGTGGTGGGGACCTCCGCACCTACCTAATTCTGGACTTGTAAAAGAAATTATAAGAAATGGATTTAGAAATAAAGATAGAGTGCATGATTGTATAAGACTGCACTATATTAGAAGAGACGGAGTAGCTGACGGAATGTCGTACGGAGTGGACACAACTGTAACTCCAGGAGTAGCTCACACTGTAAGTTTTTATGTAAAAGCAGCAACTCCTACAGGAGTAGGACAAAGTATTAGTTATCAAATTTATAACTACACCGGCGGCTCAGCCGCAGGCTATAGTTTTAATTTTACATTAACTGCCGAGTGGCAAAAAGTTTACATGACATTTACTCCTTCATACGGCACCTGCATTTCATATTGGTTTGCAAATACAGCAACTCCTTATTCTTGGGATCTTTCTGAAATTATGTTTACAACAGGTAGCACTCCTACAGAGTATACCGAGTCAACAAGATCTACAACAGGTGTATTAACAGATTTAATGAATCGCAGTTCTATTACTGCAAATAGCTTGACCTACGGAGTTGATGGAAATTTTAGTTTCAACGGAATTAGTAATTATATCACAGCTACGCCCAATTCTGCCTTTGATTTATATTGTTTAAATATCTGGTATTACAACAATAACGCTATACCAAACAACGACACCCCAATTGGTGGGCCAAGTGCAGGCTATCAAACAATGGTTCAGTTTAATAATGCCTATCCTTGCGGAGTTAACCTAGGTGCATGGACTGGTAGTATGACCAACGAAGCTATACAAATTTGGACAGGAACTGCATCCGTATATGCTGGTACCTATAACAGAGACTATGTAGCAGCCGGTTGGCATAACACTGTATTCAATTGGAATGGCTCGCAATATGATATATGGACTGACGGAGTCAAGACAACTACCTATACCATGACCGGCGGCGCAACTCTGCAAAACATTACCAGTTTACAAATAGGATACAGTACTCCAGGCTATTACTTTAATGGAAGAATTCCTAGTGTAAAATGTCATAATGTACAATTAACAGATGCAGAAGTATTGCAAGGATTTAATTTACAACGGTCGAGGTACGGAATATGAGTATCCATAGCATGCCGCCAATAATAAATTCAAATTTATTAGCATGTTTTGATGCTGCTAATATTAAAAGCTATAGTGCCAATGTATTCCCTCAACCCACAGATGCATTTGCATGGGCCAGTCCCGGCGGCGGGTATCAGATGACTCTGACCAGAGATAGTTCTGTTACAGATAGTCCAGCAGGAGGCATTCCTTTAAAAATAGTGACCAGCGGATCTAGTGCTTATACAGGTACATACAACTCGTCAACATGGAATCTTGCACCTGCCGCTTCGGGCCAAACATGGACTTTTAGTTTTTGGGTCAAAGGTGCAACTGCACACACTGCATCTTTGATGATATTTGAAGCAAACTCATCAGGTAATTATACAACGCTTGGACAGGTATTTTATAACGTAACCACAAGTTGGACTAGAGTATCAGGGTCATACACAATGACACAAGGTACCACTGCATTTGTTCAGGCAAGGATTGACAACTACAATACTGGAGTAACAATGTGGGTTGATGGACTCCAACTAGAAAGAAATTCTGCCAGGACCACGTTTAACTCACAGCCTAACGTAAATGGAACTAGGTGGTCTGACATTGTTGGAAAAAGGAATGGCACCTTAAACAATACTGGTCCTACCTATGACGTTTCAAATAATGGCGGTCTGGTATTCGACGGAGTTGATGACAACATGACAACTACCATGCCAATATCAACAACTCCTGCGTTAAGCAATTGGTCGTATGAAGTATGGACAAGGATAACAGCCTGGCCTACAGCAGTTAGTCCTCCTAATGGATATAACAACGCAACAAGGTGTGGAGTATTATTTGGTGCAAGTTATTATGCAGGAGCAGCATTGTATTGGTATGGTAATAGTTCAGGAAATGCTTGTACAATGTATGGATATCTAAGAGGTGCAGATGCATATCGTAACACCCCCGGATTTAACATGGCATTAAACACTACATATCAGTTTGTTATGGTTAATAATTATTCTAGTAATGCTATACAATTATATGTTAATGGTATACTTCACGGATCAACTACTGCTGCAACACAAGAATATAATCCTTCATTAACACCAGGGTTAAACATAGGATTATCATTGCCTCAAGTAGATGGTGGAGGCGAAGCAAATTATTCATATTATCCTGGAAGGATTTTTTCTGCAAAGATTTACAGTTCTGCATTAAGTTCATCGCAAGTTTTACAAAATTTTAATGGAATTAGAGGACGATACGGAATATAACCGTTGAGTAAATAATATATGAGCACAAACTTAGACTACGAAACAGCACATCTAGCAATAAAAGATTACAAGGATGGTGTATATACTGACTTGGTAGCTGCCGCACAGGCACGAGGTGCTAACATGCAGGTAGTCAACGTAATGGTAAGCAATGAAGTCACCTTCACTGAAGACACATTTGTAAAAGAGTCTGTTAGATTAAACAGAATAACAATATGTAACGATTGCGACCAACTACTTGTTGAGAACAACGGAACGTGCAATCAATGTGCATGTCCTATTTCTATGTTAGTAAACATGGAATTCAAATCATGTCCTCTAGGAAAATGGTAATATGTCAGTAACATATAAAGTTTCTATTCAGAGGTCAAACTTGCAGATGTTATTAGATGCAAGCAATGCCAGCAGTTATCCTGGATCAGGATCGACCTGGTTTGACATCAGCGGGAATAAAAGAAACATTGTATGGAGTGGAACAAACGGAGTGCAATATACTGCATCTGGTGCAAAATCATATTTCTCTACCAGTGGCACAAGAGGTGTCGGTCCTGCTAGTAACAGCTTTGGTATTAACAACGGCACAGGCTACACTATCGTTATGGTATCTACCACACAGACAGACAATGCAAATAGTGCTTTTAAGTTTTATAACACAAATGGTCAAAACAGTAGTTCTACCGGCCGCGGAATATTTCTACACCCTGGCTGGTCAAACTACACAATGTATTTTGATCAAAGCACCTGCTGTAATGCCGACCAGCGTACACAATATACGTTTGGCCTATCTGATATGCGTAATTTTAGAATATGGACATTTAGAAGCAGATTATATGACAGAAGTATTTTCATGAACGGAACTTCTTATGTTACAAATACTACCTACGCAGGAAATATTAACCTAGGTTCTGCTAACATGGACTTAGGCAGCAGCGATGAATACGGTGGCGCAGCATCAAATTGGGGAGGCCAGCTGGCATATTTTGCAGTTTATAATACAGGATTAGACGATGCAACCATTCGTAGTATCAGCGATTCTCTTGCAGGGAGGTTCCTATGAGTATAACTGCTAATCCATCAATGGTGCAAAACGGACTTTTATTTTACATGGATGCCGGCAATACTAAAAGTGTTTCTGCACCAACAACAAAAAACATAGCAACGCAAATAACTCCTCGCGGCCAAAGCTCTTCTGCAACTTATAATTTTAGCTCAGGTACAGAAAATGTTTACATTCCTACCGTAGGATGGGTCAATAGTGCTTATATGGATATGTATAATGACTATAACGGCGGCTCGGGTAATTGCTGTCCTAGTCCGTACGGGTATGGTGATGGTATTACAGTTACCGGAAACACACAATACACTTATGCAATACTCTATAAGAGTGTAAACCGACACTATGGTGCAAACTATATGTATCATTATGAATACACCAGTGGTGGATCATACCTAACGGAATATGGCGTACACATGGTTGGTGGCTACAGTGGTCAAGAAACTCACTTAGGCGATGATTGGTACTGGTCTAGATCGTTGTTCACCACTAACGGTAGTGCTGGATATATTAATACAGGTTCGTGGATGTATCAATATGCTACCTACAATAGATTATATGTAGCAAAGGTATTGATTGCACCTGGAAATTGGACTGGTTTGCATCCTTCTAATTGGCCGGCTCTTAATACAGTATCAACTACTGTTAATGATTTAAGTAGTTACAAGCAACAAGCAACAATTACAAACTCAAGCCAGAGTACAACTACAACACCTAATGCTGTTACCTTAAACGGTAATGCACAATATATCTATACAAATCACGGAGATTATTCTAATGCGTGGAGTCCTAATGCAACTAATGGTAATCCAGCAATGACATTAGAACTTGTTTTTAAATCAAGCGATACCGGAGGTTATATTATTAGTAGGCCGTGGAATGGTAGTGGACAATATAACTACACCATACAAGATGGTAGTTTTGGATTGCATTCTAATGCATCGGGCACTGCACTAGGTTATTCGTCAATATGTACAGGATCAAATGTACACATGGTATGGTGGATGGATGCCACACAGTACGGTGTTTATAGGAATGGAGAAGTATATGTTGGTGCAACCAATCATGGATTAAGTGGTGGTGGTGGCAGTGCTGGAACTAACGCCTTTGGAACATTAATTGGATCGTTGTATCCATATGGCGATGGATGGGGCGGCAACACAGGATTTAGTGTTTCTGGAGATTACTATTTGTTTAGAATGTATAACAGAGTCTTAAGTGCCAGCGAAATAAGACAGAATTTTAATGCCACTAGAAGGAGGTTTGGACTATGAGTGCATCTAATGGACCTAGACCTATAGTCAACGGACTAGTGTTTGCCTATGACATGAACAATGTTACAAAGTCGTGGATGGGAAAACCTACTATTAATACTTGTAGCTTTGGAACATATGAGTACGGATATAATTCTACAAAAATCAGTAATGCTACACCTCCATCGCCTCCACCTGTAACAGGATATCCTATATATAAAATTACTTCTAACGATGGAAATGACGCACAACAAATTTTATATACTGCCACGGTTGATCAGGTAAACGGAGGAACATATACACATTCTGCCTACGTCTATTTAGAATCTGGTACATGGGTAAGTGCAGGTCAGCACTGGAATCCATGGGACTATGGAACGCAACAATTTATTCCTAGAGGTGTTTGGACACGAATTGAAGATCCGGTAACGAATTCTGGAAGTAATTATGGCGCTGTGGCTATGTGTTATAACACTAATGGTGCAGTATATGTGACGGCCTCACAATACGAATTGGGTGGTTTTGCCTCACCATTTGTTGGAGGAACTCGGTCAACTACACAAGCAATTAGAGACTTAACTAATCGACATACTATAACTGCAAATAGTTTATCATATGAGTCTGATGGAACTTTTAGTTTTTTAGGAGCTTCACATTATCTTACGGTAGCAAACGGAATGAATTCAGTAATAGGTAATACAGTAACATTCTCAGCATGGATTCGCCGACTTGCTGCTCATACTGGGTGGCCTGGAATTATGGCAAATAAAGTTAACAATTCTAACGGTATTTGTTTGCTAATCAACCCAAGTAATAGAATATTTTGGCAATATGACGGTGGCGTAACTGGAGTGTACGCACTTGATAGCGGAGCAACTTTGGAATTAAATACCTGGTATAACATTGTAGGAGTATATGACAATGTAGGGTTAAAAACTTACTTAAATGGTGTTTTAAATGCGTCAGCAGCTGACGCAGGAAAAGCTATAACGTCAGAAGGTAACATAGATATTACTATTGGTGCCCAGTCCGTTGGAGCGTCTCACTTTCCGGGAAAAATTTCGCAATGTTTAATTTACAACAGAGCACTTTCTCCCGATGAAATTTTACAAAACTTTAATAATCAACGATCAAGGTATGGTGTATGAAAAAATTTAGACAATTAAAATTTGAAGACAATTTTTGGATCTTGCAATACTACGACGACAATGAAGAACTAGTACAAGAACAATTTGTAGAATTAGAAACTGCAAAGGAGTATATAGATAATTTAGGATTTCATCTCAATTTTGATCCAAATTAATATATAATAAATAGTTTACTAAATCAATTTTTTTATGTAGTAAATTTAGGCCTATAAATATCAAGGAGATTTACCGGTGCCATCAGTCTTACCAGCAACAGGATCAGCTATTAAAATGGGAGGAGTATACCAAGCATATACGAATACCGCGCCTAGTGCTGGATTGAATATTAGTCTTAGTGCAACATTAGGTGCCAGCTATGGCGGTAAAGTTGCTGGCGCTCAGATTAGTTTTTCTGCTACATTTGGTGGTAAAACTGCTCCTTACACATATTCATAGAACGGATTAACATGAAAAAGAAAAAATTAGATATTGACAAATTAATCAACTCTGCTACAATTGGAACAAGCCGCTGGGAATTAGACAACATTGTTTACCACGATAGAACATCTAACCCAGTAACATTACTAGAATTCTTAAAAAGAATACAGTTTTTAGAAACTTTAAAAACTCCTAGTTTAGCAGATAAAAATGAGTTAATTATGTTAAAAGAACTTGCAGACGAACTTGATCCCAATGAATGCGAAGAATTATTGACCAACAATAACGATACTGCACAGCAACAATTTATTGAAAATCTTGCAAGACAAGGTGCGCTAGAAACACTATGTAAAAATGAGATTAGTATATCTACTATGTCTACCATGTGTAAACTTAGCCCTAATGATTTTATTTTAACTGCAAAACGTAGTCAAGACATTATCAATGCTATTCAGGAACTTGTAATTCAAGGCGAAACTTTAAGTAAAGATGTAGCAGGTGCATGAGCAAAAGCGTATTTGCCTCCAGCCAGTGGAGCCTAAAAAAATCTAAACTGGCAATTTTAAGCCCTACTCGAGACCACGTACATTCAGCATTCAGTAAATGTCTCATAGAACTAGTTAAACTCAATACCATGAACGGCATTGATACACATGTTGTATTTGATGCCAGCACAGTTTTGTTAACACAAAGAGAACGATTAGCTCTAGAAGCAAGAGCAATTGGCGCAGAATATATGTTATGGATAGACAGTGATATGGTTTTCCCGCCAACTACTGCAATGAGATTAATGGCACACAAAGAACCTATAGTTGCGGCCAATTACGTTCGTAGACAATTACCTGCCAAAGGAGTTGCCTACGAAACAATAGGAGACTGGGAAAATCCCCTGCCATTTGAGCCTCAAGAAAATCTTGTTGATGTAGAAGGAATTGGCATGGGATGTATGCTGGTTAAAACAAGTATTCTAGATCAAATTGATCAACCGTGGTTTGAATTTGGGTGGACACCATCAAGCAATGATCATTTAGGTGAAGATATGATTTTTTGTCAGAAAATGGCAGCAGTAGGATACACTGTTAAAGTGGACACTCAACTTAGCATGGAAATGCGCCATTTAGGAACATGGGCATTTGGGCCAGATTTAATCGAGTAAGTCGATTAGTAGTTCTAATTTTGCTCTGATAACTTTACTAGAAAAACTAGTTTTAACGCCTTGATGTAAAGGCTTTGGCCAGTTATCAAAGCTACACCACGAATACCCCGAATGCTCTTTGTTTAATACGGGAATAAATTCATTGTCGACTATTACAACATAAGTGTTGTACTGAAAATTCTGATCGTTGCTGGTAAACAATTCTAAAGGTATGGTCTTTTTAATATCTTTTACCACACCAATTTCTTCTTCAATTTCTCTTTTTAATGCATCAAACGGAGTAGCATCTGTTGGCTCTTTTCGGCCGCCAACCAACCCCCATGTGCCCGCAGTTTTTCCTTGGGTACGTAGCAATAATAAGAATCTTTTAGTATTCTTTGCAAGAAACAAACCACCGCTGGCAATGATTTGATTAGAATTTAAAGAATTATTCTCCATGCGTCTTTGTCGTAAATGCCTTCAAAACTCTTAGACCATTCATTGTTGTCCCATTTGTATTGAATTCCTGTGTATATGTTAGTTATGTAAGTAACGTCAGTGGTAACAGTAGAATTGAATACTATATTCCACTGGCTTCCATTCCACTCAATAATATCATTAGCCGTAGCTGTAAACCCGCTGCCGTCATCTTGTAACCATGCAGCCGGGCCATTAACAGCATCACTATTAATATTTTCTAATATTAAGTATCTAGTGCCTGCCGACGGAGAACCTGGATTAAATGTATCAGGATTAATTATTGCATCAATTGTTCCCCTGCCGCTGATAATTGTATTTGTAGGCACAGTGTCAGTATCTATATTCAACAACATTCTGCGTTCGTCAAGAGGATCAAGACTAATATAAGCAACAACTTCGTTGCCGTCGGATTTTAATAATCTCAACTGTGTTAAATTTGCTCTAAACTGTCCGGGATATAAATCTAATAAACTTCTCCAAGACACGGTGTGATTAGGCATTGTAACATCATCTGCATGAGAGGCAATATTATTTTTTAATAGGCTTGCAACATTGTTTAGTACAATAAGTTCAAAGTTACCAGGAGTTACTGTTGTCCTGCTTACTGGATCACCTAACCCTGTATAAATTGCAGAGCCGCTTCCTGCCGATTCATATTCTGTAACAATGGTTCCTTCTAAATTACTAAAAGCATTTGCTATAATTTTTGTAATTATACCAAGTCTTTTAACTTTAGCAGGAGGGGTAATCCATATTGGAGTTTCAAAGGTTAGATTCAGAATATCAATGTCTTGATTTGTTCCTTGGGGCACCTGTCTACTTGTCCAAGTTGTACTTTTTAAGTACAAGACTGTTAGACTAGTCCAGTCAACATAGTTATCTGTAGTCTGTAATTCCATGCTAGGATTAAACAAATAACTTAGTTGTTCAAATATCTGTAATTTTTGATCTGTATTTGTAGTCCATATGTCTGCACTAAATGTTAATTTATACGGACTAGGCATAATACGTTCTACAGTATAACCTCTACCTTGTGTTTCAAGATATTGTTGGCTTTCTTCATCAAACTCTCTTTCGCGTATATGCACCTTACTAACAAAAGTAGGATCTTGTAACCTTGATTGCTCATACTCGACACTTTTAATATAGCAGGCAATGAAAGGGGCGCTAGGAATGGTATTCTCGCTGTTCTTCTTTAAGATTGCGGCTGTTTGTCTACTAGGATCTCCGTAGATTACAGGAACTTGCACAAGCCTTCCGCTGCCATCTTTGTAACTAAAGTTACTCATTACACGCATGTATTGTGTCAAATATCTACGTATCTGACCGTCATAGAACCAATCCATTTAATTATCCGCCTTTGGTTTTAGTGCTTTGCTCAATGCCTGGCGCTCTGGAACAGTTTCGCCGCTAATAGTAGCTGTTGTAAGATTGTTTACAAAACTTGATTTTTGAGTCATTCTTACTGCCTCGCCAGCAAAGTGAGTGCCTGGGGCAACGTTTTCAGAACCAAACTGATTCATTGTCATTCGAACTCCTTGCTCGTATAGGTTCCAACGTTTTCCGTCATATCTGTATAAAGCATTGGGTAGGTAGTCTGTACGCAAATGAAATTGTCCAACGCTAGGACTAGCAGGAAATGTAATGCCAGAGGCAAATGTTGCACCATTCGGTGGGACACCGTTGCCACTATCAATTGCAACATATAATTCTCTGTGTCTAGTATTCAACACAAACGATGCATCTTTTGTATCCATGCTTGCATCGTCTGTTACATCACTGGCCGCAGCGTAATCAACTAATCCAGATTCAACAGTAGGAATAATAAAGAAATGATCTTTGTCATACCCGCTTAGAGGAGCATCTGCATTTGCTTGTTCAATAATTTGATTATTAATATCGATGTTCTTTTGATAGGTAGACATTAGATCTCTAAGGGTACTACCGTCTCCAGCTCCACTATCTTGATTAAGTATCTCAGCAAATTCTTGGGTATCGACCAACGGCTGACATTTTGCACGTAACAAATGAGGATACCACGTTTGACTAAATCCGTTTGCAGGTCTGCTAACGTCAGTTACTACATAAAATCTTTTTAATGCTACAAGGCTATCATCTAATGCATATTCGTCTTTTAAATGCGGCAACTCTAATACATCGCCGGGCATAATTTTTCGTTGAAGTGTATCAACAGTATTACGAAGATGAAAATGAACCATGATATTATCATTGGCTAAAAACAACCCAAATTGACTTAGATTAAAGTCTAAGTCTTGCATGGTGTATATTCCACGCATGATATAAACATCAGGGTCATATTTTCTGTCTCTGTTTTCCATAAACAGAACGTCTTGTATACCTAGCTCTGGTATATTAAGCCCAGAATTATTAGGAGTTGTTGGAGTACTTTCTCCTTCGGCAGGAGTTACGGTACCTATGTACTTGTGTACATAAATATCAGTGCCGCCAACTTGAAATTGCTCGTTAATTACTCGATCGAGGAATCTAAAATCTGGGCCTTTTTCTGGTTTATACAGAGATAGTCTTGGCATAGTCTAGTATTTATAGATAAATATCCGTATGAATGAAAACGACCTTGAACGCCAAAAAGTAATAGATTACGTTAAAGACATGCTCGGTGACGGCATGGTTGACGTTGAACTTGACCCAAAACATTACAACACAGCTATAGACCGTGCCCTAAACAAGTTTCGCCAGCGCAGTAGTAACAGCGTAGAGGAAAGTTTTGGATTTTTAACTATACAAGTTGATGTTAATGAGTATTATCTTCCTAAGGAAGTAATGAATGTTAGGCAATTATTTCGTAGAAGTATAGGTTCTAGAACCGGTGGCGGCGAAGGCGGAACACTATTTGAACCGTTTAACCTAGCATATTCTAACACCTACTTATTAGCAAGTTCTAACATGGGCGGCTTGGCAACATATTATGCTTTTGCCAGTTATCAAAAGCAGGTAGGCAAAATGTTTGGTAGCGATATCAACTTCACGTTTAATAAAACTACAAAACTATTAACAATCATGCAACGTCCTAGAGCAGAAGAAGAACTCTGCCTGTGGTTATACAACTATCGTCCAGATTTTAATCTGCTTCAAGATCCTCAATCGGGTCAATGGTTAAAAGACTATAGTTTAGCAACCTGTAAAATGATGTTAGGTGAAGCCCGTGAAAAATTTGCCAGCATTGCTAGTCCACAAGGTAGCACTCAACTAAACGGTGCTGCACTAAAAGGCGAAGCAAAAGCTGAAATAGAAGCACTTGAATTAGAGTTAATTAACTACAAAGAAGGCGGAACACCTCTTACTTTTGTAATTGGATAATTGTGATAACTGTTAAAGAAGATAATATTATCCTTGATAGTATTAATTCTACTGAGCCTACCTCGTCAACATTGTCAACAGGACATGTGATAGATCATAAGTGGTACTTAAAGGGTGGCGGCAATGATCAATACCCTTATTTTTTAAAAGCAATTGCCGCCGCCAGAAAAACACAATACAACCGATGCTTTGAATGGTGTTGTGGACACGGCATCATAGGCTGGGAGATTCTTACAAGAAATTTGTGTAATGAACTAACATTCTCAGATTGTTATGATTTAGCAGTTGACACCTGTTTAACCAATGCAACAAAACTAGGATATCAAGATAGAGTTACAGGATATGTAACTCCTACAATTGCAGGAATTCCTAAATCAGAGAAATGGGATTTGGTTGTAGGGAACCCTCCAAATTCCGGAGATGTTGCAGGATTCTTAAAGCAACAAGATACAAAAGGACAAATACAAGAACTAATAAATCTAGCAGTTCGGATAACTGTAGATCAAAATTGGGAAGCACATCGAGAGTTTTTTAAAAATATAGGAAATTATACAACAGAGGATGTAGATATATTTTTAACTATGCACCATACTGTGTTTTCAATAATGGAAGAAGAAATTTATGGACCTGAAAATTTTTATATGGTATCTGTAACTGATTTAAAATCCGACAAAGGAATTTATGTTACAGATCCTGATTTAAAAATTGTCCATATTAAGAAAAAGATCTTGACAAATTAATACAAGTACTATAAATTATAGTTTATCATCTACGAGGTTACTATGATAATTGGTTTTGTTGGGTTCATTGGTTCAGGCAAAGATACTGCCGCAGATTATTTGGTTAACTTTCACGGTTTCCGTAGAGATTCATTTGCAAATACTTTGAAAGACGCTGTATCTCATGTTTTTGGTTGGGATAGAACGTTACTCGAAGGCCGCACCGCAGAAGCAAGAGCCTGGAGAGAACAAGTTGATGAATGGTGGGCAAACCGATTAGATATGCCCAATCTTACTCCTCGGTTAATGTTACAATTATGGGGAACCGAAGTTTGCCGTAGTGGGTTTCATGATGATATTTGGATTGCTAGCTTAGAAAATAAGATACGTAAAACTAAAGATAATATTGTTATCAGCGATGTGCGTTTTCCTAACGAAATTAAAGCCATTCATAATGCCGGCGGCCTAGTTGTTAGAATTAAACGCGGAGTTGATCCAGAATGGTATAACGATGCTGTTAATATGAATGATGGACAGTCTAATATGAGTTGGCTGATTAGTAAATCTCGTATAGAAAAATTAAATATACACGCCAGCGAAACCGCCTGGGTTGGTGGCAACATTGATCATACTGTTTACAACGATTCGACTATTGATGATTTATTTGCACAGATAAAAGATCTTCTGCCATCACAAGAATTAACCGAAGATGTTAAGATTGTCTTGGATTTGCCTTAAAAATCTGGAAGCAAATCTCCTTGCTTCCACTTAACTCCTTCTTTCTGTAATGTACGTTGACAATTAGCACATATAGTTTTAAGATTTGCAAACCTACAATTTGTTAAATTACCGTCAATGTGAAACACATTGAATATTTCAGGATGTTTTGATGTAACTCCGCATTTATCACAGGTAGATTTTTTCTTATAACCTGCTAACGCCCAAAGAGGGTTTCCGTCCTGTCTATCTCTAGAGCAATGATCGCATGTAGACCTATAATAAGGTTTGTTTTCTTTATAGTAGTTTAAGGCAACTGGCCTTTCTACACATTTTTTACAAAGTTTTCTCATACCCGCCCTTTTTGTGCCCTTTTCACCTTGTATTTAACCCCGTTTTTTTTACCATACTGGCTAAATAAAACAAAGTAAATCCACCAAGGAGTTTTTAAGATGGCAACATTACAATCACCAGGCGTATCAGTAACAGTAATCGACGAGAGTTTTTATACTCCAGCAGGCGCAGGTACTGTACCAATGATATTTGTCGCAACAGGACAAGATAAAGTAAACGGTGCTGGTACAGGCATAGCACAAGGAACAACAGCAGCCAATGCTGGAAAAGTTTGGGTTATTACCAGCCAGCGAGATCTAACAGATACATTTGGTACACCGTATTTTGAAACAGATGCCGAAGGCAATCCAGTACATGGCGGCGAGCTAAACGAATACGGACTTCAAGCCGCATATAGTGCATTAGGAGTAAGCTCTAAAGCATATGTTGTTCGTGCTGATGTAGACCTTTCGTCTCTTGCAGGCACTGGTTCGGTTCCTGCAGGAACCCCAGTTGATAAAACATACTGGTTAAACACAGATGGTTCAACATTTGGTATTAACGAATGGAATTCTAGCACAGGTAGATTTACTGTAAAAACTCCAAAACTTATCGATAATACAAATGTTGATGAATTCTGGGTAGGTGCACCGAGTTTTATTTCTCAGATGTTCACAGCTCAACCCGGCGACTATGCAATGGTGGTTACCAGTGATAATGGAGATACTATTCCAAATGCTCTTTACTATAAAAAATCCAACGGGGATTGGGTATTAGTAACAGATGGGTTTGATGGCGGCAAGAAAGTAAGATTATCTCCTCACTATGACTATCCAGATTATACTAATGCTGGTCTAAATGCTAGCACAGGTAGTATATGGATTAAAACAACAAGTCCTAGCAAAGGTTCTAGCTGGGATATTAGAATGTATAACGCTTCAACAGGTAACTGGGATAAAAAGACTGCGCCTTTGTATGCTTCTAGACAACACGCAATTGCTGGTCTTGATTCTAGCACAGGCGGCGGCGCTATACCATTAGGGTCAGTTTTTGTTGAATACGACTATGATGAAAATGACACAGTAGAATACAGACTGCACATACGTTATAAAAACAGCCCAACATCTGTAACTCAGTCAAAGGCAACTGCTTATAACCAAAACTCTACGTTTACAATAAAAGAAACATTATCTTCTGGCGCATGGGGATCACCGATCAGTATAACATTTACTGCAAGTACTACAATCCCTGTAGGGCAACTTATTGCCGCAGGTATTAATTCTACAGCAGGATTAAATCATGTTAGTGCTGAGTGGAGTGCGTCATTAAATAGACTGACAATCACTCACGCTCTTGGTGGAGAAATTCTCATTGACGAGACTAACAACCAGCCATTCTCTACAGGGTTAGACTGGAGCTCTTTACATCCAACTATTGCAAACTTGTACGAAGGTGTTGGTTCAACTTGGATTATATCAAATTGGAAACCATTGGTTTACGAAGCAGATAATACATTGCCAACTACAGCCCCAGATGATGGACAAGTTTGGTTCAACACAGAATTTGATGTTGATATTATGTACAATGATGGAACAAACTGGATTGGCTATGGAAATCAATTTCCTTCTGCAGACCCACTAGGCCCAATTGTTAGTGCTAGCGAACCTACTACACAGCAAGACGGATTAACTTCACTTGCTAATGGTGATATCTGGGTAAGCACATCTGAGCCAGAAATGTATGGAAAAACTCTATATGTCTACGACGGCAGTAGTTGGGTATTACAAGACGTTACCGACCACGACACTCCAGACGGTTGGGTATTTGAAGACGCTCGCTGGGCCACTACCAGTACAGCAGAAGTAATGTCAGATATTGCCGACTTAATGGTTAGCGATTATGTTGACCCTGATTGTCCTGATCCAAAACTATATCCTCGTGGAACACGTTTATGGAATCTAAGACGCAGTGGAAACAACGTTAAGAGATACGTAAAAGGTTATATTAATGTAACTGCTAACAACGAACGATATAACAACGAGTCAATGATTAACTATTTCCCTGATCGTTGGGTAACATTAAGCCCTAATGACAACGAAAAAGTTGGACAATTTGGTCGTATGGCACAACGCAGTGTTGTAACAAAAGGATTAAAAGAACTAGTAACATCTAATCAAGCAATTCGCGATACTGATACACTAGTGTTTAACCTAGTACTAACACCTGGGTATCCTGAATTAATTCAGAACATGGTTGAATTTAACGTCGACAATGGGCAAACTGCTTTAGTCGTTGGTGACACCCCATTTAGACTTACTGCCACAGGAACTGCATTGTCCGAGTACGGTAATAATACCGCATTAGCTGTTGACAACAACGATACAGCCGCAGTAACTTACAGTACAAGTCTAGCAATGTTCTATCCAAGTGGTTACACCAATGATAATACAGGAAGTGCAATTGTTGTGCCTCCAAGTCATATGATGTTGCGTACTATTATCAACAGTGATAACAAATCATATCTATGGTTTGCACCAGCAGGCACACGTCGTGGTACTATTGATAATGCAAGCAGCGTAGGATATATTGAATCTAATTCAGGCATATTCAGAACTGCAAGTCTGCACCAAGGACTAAGAGATGTTATGGCAGGAGTTAAAATTAACCCTATCGCAACATTACCGGGTGTTGGTCTAGTTAACATGGGTCAATATACTCGAGCACAAGCAGCAAGTTCTTTAGATAGAATTAACGTAAGTCGCTTGGTATCATACCTACGTAGACAGTTAGCAATACTAGCAAAACCATACTTGTTTGAGCCTAACGATAGTCAAACAAGAACAGAAGTTAAAGCAGCGGTTGATTCTTTACTAACAGAACTAGTAAGTCAACGTGCATTATACGATTTCTTGGTTGTATGTGATAGTTCAAATAATACACCGGCTAGAATTGACCGCAGTGAATTATGGATTGATATTGCTATCGAACCAGTAAAGGCTGTAGAATTTATCTACATTCCATTAAGATTGTTAAACACTGGCGAAATCGCCACACTTTCTCAATAATGTGGAACGCTAATTTAAAGAATAAGGAGCATTAAATGCCAATCGCAAGTTTAACAAGATTTTCAGTTCCATTAGATACAGATCAAAGCGCAAGCAACCAGGGTCTGTTAATGCCAAAACTACCATACAGATTCCGTGTGATATTAGTAGACTTTGGTATTGGTGGAGCACCAGCAACAGAATTAACAAAACAAGTTATGACTGTAGATCGTCCAAAACCAAGTTTTGAAGAAATCTCATTACATGTTTACAATAGTGTTGTCAAAGTAGCCGGTAAACCTAAGTTTGACGACATCAAGTTAAAACTACGTGACGATATGACCAACCTTGTTACAAACAAAGTTGGCGAGCAAATGCAGAAGCAGTTTGATTTCTTTGAACAAGCAAGTGCAGCGTCTGGACTAGATTACAAATTTACAATGTTCATTGAGATACTAGATGGCGGTAACGGTGCTTATCAACCCATTCCTTTAGAAACATTTGAAGTACAAGGATGCTGGATTAAATCTGTAACATATGATGGCGGAGACTACGCCAAGAGCACAGAAGCCATGGGAATTGAATTATCTATCTGTTACGACAATGCTCTACAAACTGTAGGAATCAACGGCGGATTAATTGGCCTTGGAGTACCAACAGGAAGAACAGTTGGAACAACAGCCATTGGTGGTTAATTAACTACACCCAAAAAAGCCTGGTTTACCCAGGCTTTTTTTATGACATAAATAATACTATGAGTGACTCCTTTTATAAATTCTTATCAAACTCAGGCAAGGGTATATCTTTTAAAAGTTATGCACATGCTACCGGGTTATACCTTACAAGTAGTATGGCCAGGATGCCTAAACTTGGTTTCCTTTATTTTGTTTCCTTTGATATCAATACATTAGCAGTAAAGGATCCTAACTGGCTAAACAGTCAGGGGAATATTGATATAGGGTTATTGGCAAAAACAGTTGATTTACCAAAGTTTAAAATTACAACAGAAACAATAAATCAGTACAACAGAAAAACTAATGTACAAACTAAAATTAATTATGATCCAGTTAGTATTGTATTTCACGATGACAACAGCGAAATAACTAACGGTCTTTGGAAAAATTATTATAATTATTATTTCGCTGATGGTAGATTTAGAAACGAAGGATTGATAGAAAAAGATTTCAGTGACACAAAATATTCAGGTACTGATAATTCATATGGTTTAGATAACAAACAAAAAGATCCTTTTTTTAGAAGTATTAGCATTTTTGTCCTACACCAAGGAAGATTTACACAAATAACCTTGGCAAATCCTATCATTACTGGATGGGACCACGATCAATTAGATCAGTCTAACGGTACTAAAATACTACAAAATAAAATGTCTGTGCAATTCGATCAGGTTACTTATTACCAAGGAGTAATCGAGGAAGAAGGAACTTCATCAGTTTTTAAAGCAAAATATTATGATAATCTTGCAGGCCCTAACAAGATTGGTGGTACCAATAATATTCAACGACCAGAAGAAATTTTTGGACCAAAATGGGCTCCTGCTTCAAACCCTAGACCAAACTATCCAAGTCCGCGACCAGCAGGACAAAGCCTGGGTCAGCTAGCTAAATCTGCAGAACAGGCAAAATCTCAATACAGCTCTCCTGGAGTTATAGGTGAAGGAACATTTGGATTAGGTCGACCGCCGCCAGTGTATGCTAGACCTCGACCCTTAGGATCAGGAACATTTGGCCTAGGACAAAGAAGGCCTGGCGGATTTGGTATAGGCGGTATAAGTATTTGGTATGGCAAGGGCGGCCTGCACGGAAAAGCAGTTATCAATGCCGGGCCTGTTAGATTAGTTTTAAAGAAATAAAATGTATAATAACTTTCCTGTTAGTAAGGCTCCTAACTCGCCATCAAAAATCTACGATAGGCAATTTACACAGCCCTTAGAATTAGATGCCAACACATTTTCTCTAATGAAAGGGTTTTTTGAAAAACGGGGATTTGATAAGTCCAGTGCAGAAACAATTGCTGTTACTTTAATACGCCAGGCAACTCTAGATGATTACAATCCTCTAGAAGTTTTGGACACAATGAAAAAGTTTGACGGAACACAGTTGAATACTGTTGTTTCAGAATTAATAAACTTTAATCGATTTAAATCAAGTTACGTAGGCTCATCAACAGCACCTAACTCATTTTTACCTGTATCTAGAAATATAGCAGAAAGCGCAGGAACATCGGCGATATATACTGTTGAATCATCTACAGAAATTGTTAACGAAGGTCAACAAACAACATTCTTAATTACCACTGAATCTGTAGCCAATGGAACTCTTTTTTATTGGTCGTTATCTGGAACAGGAATTAGTGGAGGTGATTTTGAAGATAATATTTTATCTGGAACAGTTATTATTTTTAATAATTCAGCGTCAGTTATTGTCGATATAAGAGAAGATTTAATAACTGAAGGTAATGAAGTATTATTTTTTAGATTAAGGAAAAGATCAACTAATGGACCTGTGCTAGCATCGGCTTCTGTCATTATTAATGATGTATCCTTTTCTGCAGTTGCAGACTATATGGTAATAGAGTATACGTTTGATACAGGCAATGATCTAGATACAAGAGTAAGGGTAGTGCAACCACCCTTACCATCAATTGAGAACTCATCTGGCAATACATACGATTACACCGGCTGGGGTCAAGGAGATTATATTCCAAATATTTTAGATTGGGGTGGTGATAATACAGGAACTGGCAGAGAATCCTGTGTATTTAAAATAAACGATTATAAAAATGCGTTTCCTTCTACATCTAATATTATCATAGATTGTAGGGCTCAGTGGTTTGGTACAGTAGGAACAACACCAGTTGGATTAAAAATTACACTATACGAAGGTGGCGCTATACAACAAGTAGGGTTTGGTTTTGAAAATCCTACAGCCACAACGTCAACTGTTTTAAATCTTACATTAAAATCTATTACACTAAAAAGTACCAGCGCATTATCAATTGGTGATCGAATAGCAACAATTAACTATAATGTAACCACAGGTGCAGGGTCTGTAAATCCCAACGATACAACAGTATATCCATGAGTTTAAAATTTAGTAAAGGTGTATACAAAATCAAAAACTTTGAAAAGTATGTTGGTACTAAAAATCCAACATACAGAAGCGGGTGGGAGCATACCTTTATGATGTTTTGCGACAACAACCCTAGTGTGCAACAATGGGCCAGTGAGCCTGTAAAAATACCGTATAGAGACCCGCTGACAGGCAAACACACGGTATATGTTCCAGATTTTTTAATAACCTATATAGATAGAACACAAAAAAAACATGTTGAGATGATAGAAATAAAGCCTGCCAATCAACAAATATTAGAGAAAGTAGGAAAAAATCCTTATAACCAAGCACAATATGTTAAAAATATGGCCAAGTGGGAAGCAGCAAATATCTGGTGTAGGAATCAAGGAATAAAATTTAGAATTATTAATGAATCGGATATTTTTCATAATCCTGGAAAAAAGCGATAAGTAATAGCATGACAAAAAAATTAGAAGAACTTTTAAACATTTCTCCCGACGAAGAATTATTAGTTTCTCCGGCAACTCCTACTGAGCAACCTGTAATTACACTAGAAGAAAAACTAGAAGAATTTGATAAAATTGCTGCGGCCCTACCTCGGGTAAAAGGGCTTGGAGATATTAGTGATGCAGAGCTAGATGCATTAGCCATTAAAGCAGAGCAGGCCTACGACGACCTAATGGACTTAGGTATGAATGTTGAAGCAAGATATGGTGCTAGAATGTTTGAAGTTGCCGCACAAATGATGAATGCGGCAATTGTTGCTAAAACTAATAAAATTGATAAAAAATTAAAAATGGTCGATTTGCAACTTAAAAAATTAGCCATTGATAAAAAGCATGGAGACAGCGGAGACACTGTAGAAGGCGAAGGATATATACTTACAGATCGTAATAGCATCCTTGAAAAACTTAAGAATTTGAATAAATAATATACTATGAAAAACTTCAAAGAATACCTATCAGAAAATATCCAGACTAAAAAATACGAATTTCGTGTAAAAGTTGCTGGAACATTTTCTACCGAACAAGAGACTAAATTAAAGTCCATGCTTGAGCGTTTTCAGGTCAATGCATTTAAAAAAGTAGGAACAACTCCTATTCAAGAACTTCCATTAGATTTTCCGCAAGTTAAAAACTGCGAAGTTAATATCTATGAAGTTACATTAGATTATCCTACTACGCAACAAGAACTAACTGAATATCTTTCAAGTGGATTAGAAGTTAGTAGACAAAAATTAGTTGTTCGTCGTCCAAGTGAACCTAGTGAAGAATACCAACATATTGATCCTAACACACGCGATGGTGCATTATTAAATGACCCTGATTATAAAGAAGCAGGTAATCCTCAATTTGAGGATTATTATGGTAGTACTTATAATAGCGGCTTTGTTAAAGAATTAAACGATATTTTGAAACTGCAACGTAAGGCACGTGGAGAAGAAATTCCCACAGATGGCGCAGCAAAATTTAACACTGATACTGAAGAAAAACAAACTTCTCTTCTAAAGTTTCAGGCACAAGACCTAAGGAAATAATCATGCACATGATCGACGTATTAAAAAGATTAGCTGAGTTAGATGCTAATAATCCTAATATAACTAAACATCTTAAAGAAAATCAACAAGTAGAAGAATGCGGAATGGGAATGTCGCCTATGTCAAGCATGAGTCAAAATCATACACCGGCATCAATTAACATGACTGCTGATAGCGGATCTGAATTAACAGGTATGCTACGAGACATAATGCAACTAGCAGGACTTAATAAAGTTGAGCCAGATCATTTAGGAGTTGAACATCCTCCAATGAGTTTATCATTAGAACCAGTGTCGGCAGTTGGCCCAGCGATTGCTGAACCTATGTCTGGAAGCGATTCTATGCGTTCTGTTTTAGACAAATTAAATCCAGAGCCAGAAGGCGATGACAGCGAGCTAGGACCTTTCCAAGGCGACAGCGATGACGATGAAGGCGATGACGACGAAGAAAAAACTGATGAAGGCGAATACGACAATAGTCCAGCCGAACCTACCGATGTTCCAGAAGTTCCTGCAAACGGTATGGGCCAAGCAAATCAAGATCCAGCAGGACAGCCTGGTGTTGGCGATCGCAATGACGGCAAGCAGCCAAAAGCATTTGCTACAATGGAAGAGCAACTAATGTCAGAGTATAAAAAGTTTATTGGTGAAGATTTAGCTGAAGCTAAAGGTAAAAAGCCAGACTTCTTAGATATGGACAAAGATGGCGACAAGAAAGAGCCAATGAAGAAAGCTGTGAAAGACAAAAAAGAAGTTGACGAGAGTACAACAGATATTCTTAAATTAGCAGGGTTAAAGTAAAAATCTAATACCCCCAAATAGCCTCTTCGGAGGCTATTTTTTTCATTAAATATAAACATGGGATCAAAGAACTTAGACGGAAAACTAATTAAGACAGCACATACTACTCAAAAATTTACTGAGGGAGATATTGCTAATTTATTAAAATGTCAGGACCCTGAAACAGGCCCTGCATTTTTTCTTGATAATTATTTTTTCATACAGCACCCTACAAAGGGTAAAATTCAATATCAAGCATTTGATTATCAAAGAACCTTATTACAAAGTTATAATTCTCATCGATTCAGTGTTAACATGCTTGGGCGCCAGATGGGAAAGACCACAACGGCTGTAGGCTATTTGCTATGGTATGCTATGTTTGTACCTGATAGCACAATCCTTATCTCGGCGCACAAATACACAGGTGCCCAAGAAATTATGCAACGCTTACGCTATGCGTATGAGACTTGCCCCGATTGGATTAGAGCAGGGGTTACAAGTTACAACAAGCAAAGTATTGAATTTGATAACGGATCTCGTATTGTAGCTCAGACAACCACTGAAACAACCGGTCGAGGTATGTCTGTATCGCTACTATACTGTGACGAGTTTGCCTACGTTGAACCTAACATTGCTACAGAGTTTTGGACTTCCATTTCGCCTACACTTGCTACAGGTGGTAAAGCAATTATTACATCAACGCCTAACAGCGACGAAGATCAATTTTCACTGATCTGGAAAGAAGCAAATAAGCGCCTTGATGATTTTGGAAATACCACTGAACTAGGAAAAAATGGATTCTTTCCATATATGGCAATATGGAGTCAGCATCCTGATAGAGATGAAAAGTGGGCAGGCGAAGAAAGAAGCCGAGTAGGTGACGAAAGATTCCGTCGTGAACACGAATGTGAATTCTTAGTTTTTGACGAAACATTAATTAATAGCATTAAACTAGCAGACCTAGAAGGTAACGAACCCATAATGAAAATGGGTCAATGTCGATGGTATAAAAAAATTAATCCTAAATATACATACCTTGTATCACTGGATCCAAGTCTAGGCACTGGAGGAGATCCTGCAGGAATACAAATAATAGAACTTCCTACACTCGAACAGGTAGGCGAATGGCACCATAATCTTACTCCAATACAGGGTCAAGCAAGAATACTACGAGATATTTGCAATTATATAAATGATGAATGTAGTAAAAAAGGATCTACTCCTAGTCTATATTATAGTGTTGAAAACAATAGCGTAGGCGAGGCTGCTCTAGTAGCAATCAATGAAATCGGCGAAGAAAGTATACCTGGGTTGTTTTTAAGTGAACCTATTAAAAAAGGGCATGTTCGAAGATACCGCAAAGGATTCTATACAACACATACTAGTAAAATTGCGGTTTGTGCTAAATTAAAACATCTAATTGAAAGTAATAGGATGAAACTTAATTCAAAAGCATTAATTTCTGAATTAAAAACTTACATTGCAAAAGGACTCGGCTTTGAAGCAAAAGTGGGCCAACACGACGACTTGGTTAGTGCATTGTTATTGGCTGTTCGAATGATGATGATATTACAAGATTGGGATCCTGCAATTTATGACAAAATGCGAGAAGAGCGCGAAGATGAATGGATTATGCCCATGCCCGTATATGTAAGCAGTGCATTTTAACTAAATAAGACTATGAAAGCAATTCAAATAATCTCTCAAGACCTGTTCGATAAAGTTCGTAGCCGTTTCGGTAATCTAGAAATGGGCGACCAAACTGGAGCAGTTACCATTGACCCTGCAGAAGCACGTTTTTTTGATTTTGACTTTGTTGTCGAAGGTAATAACTTAGGGCGTGTCAGTATCAGTTTAAATGAATTAGGTAGTTTAAAAGTCTATTACAGTCAAGGAATTACAGAAAATCAAGACGATCCTGCCAAGCAAAAATGGTATAGTTTTTTAAAAGAAATGAGATTTTTTGCCATGCGTAGATTATTAAGATTTGATACTCGTGATATAACAAAAACAAATCTTGATAAAAATGACTTTCAACATCTAGCAACAACACAAGCACCCAAGGAAGAAGAAATGAGTAATACGATGAATGAATCAAGATGGAATCATAAGAGCACTAAAAAAACTAGTCGTGCTGTAAAAGGACGCACTGAAGTCATTGTACGTCACGCAAAACCAGTTGATGAAATGTTTCCCGGAAGTCGTAGCCAAAGAAAAAATATTAAAGCAATTTTTATTCAAAACCACGATGGTGAGAGATTTAAATACCCGTTCATTCATCCAGCTGGTGCATTTGCTATGGCACAACACGTTGACCACGGTGGTGTTCCACATGATTCGGCTGGTAAAGCTATTGTACGTATGAGTGAACAAATTGCACAACTACAAGAATTTCAGCGTAAAGTACACAGCGCCACCTTGCATGACGATGCAACAGGAATTACAGAGCGAGCCATAGGCCGACTTCAAGAACTAAAAGCAAGAGTGGAAGCACTAGGCAAACGTCACCATTACGAATCATGGGTGGCAGAATTTAATGAAAACGAAATCATGAATAACGATCTAACTGAATTAGATGCAGTTACCATGGAACAATATAAGCAGACATTTACACAAACTAACTTTCAAGAAGAATTGGCATCGTTCTTTCCGTTACTACATAGTATCATGAGTGAAGCAAATAAAATAGATTTAGAAGACTATGTTCAGGAATCTGAGAAAGATGACACAACTGAAGAAGAAACTAAAGAAGATGCATTTAGCGCATTTGAAAATTGGGCAGAAGCAGTTGAACAAGGCAAATTAGCAGACGATCAAATTACAGCACTAAAACAGGCACTTGAACAACTACCTCAAGGCGATACTGGTCCAGAATTAGATTTAGAACAAGCATATAATTTTTTCAACGAATTTGGCATCGACGATAGCGAATTAGAAAATGCATTCCAAGACGAAACAAACAGAGATCCTGATATACAAGCAACTTCCATGCAAGTATTTCAGTCATGGGCAAAAGAAAATTATCCAGAGCTATTGACTGCTTTAGGAATGACAGGTGCCGAGGTTGCTGCGCCGACCGCAGAGCCTGCACCTGCACCTGCACCAACCGCAGAGCCTGCACCTGAACAACCAGTAGCAGAAGGTTCAGGTCGCATGATCAATGGTAAAGAAATTGACATGCGTAGTTTAGAAATTGATGGTGTTGATCCCAGAGACTATCCAGATTTCACTGATGCATATATTAGCCATGCTTCATTTACTGACGGAACAGATCTAAGCGATGAAGAAATGGATCAACTAAACGACGAGCACGGTGATCTTGTATACGATTTAGCATATGATAGTCTACATGAAAATGAAGAAATGAAGGGCAGAGAAGGAATGATGCCAACGCGAGAAGGCATTGTTAAAGAAGTAGCAAAGATTGTTAAGAGTTTTTATAACGCAGACAATCCTAGTGTTGGGCCTTTCCGAGGTACAGAAAATATTGCTCTTGACTGTAAGAAACAAGTTGCTGAAAAATTTGGTGACAAGGCAGGCGAGTTTGCAGAAGGACTGGCAGGACAATTTATTGAAAAACTTACAAACGAATGGCATCAAAAACATGGTAATGTTGGTGATGACGGACTTGCTCGATTAAAAGAATTATTAGGTAATATCAAAACCAAAGTAGAAGGAATTGGCGATCAAGGTATGGGAGGCAGAGATTTCAATAAGAATATTATGCCGGCTGAAGATAAAAAGGCAGGTGATTGGCACCCTTCGAAGCACATTACCGATCCTCAAAAGAAAAAAGAACTTGCTCCTCATGATAAAGATGTAGAGCGTGGCAGTTACGCTGATCGTGCCAGATATATGAAAGCCGGCGGTGTTCCAGATAACCGAGGACCAAATGAAAGCGGCCCAGATAAGAGTCAAGTGCCTGCGTACAAGCGCAAGGAACAAGGCGGTGATTGGAAAATGTCTACTAAAGATTTAGAAAAAGAAAAAACCAATAGCCCAACAAGCTCAGCAGGGTTGGCTCGTAGGAAGGCAGAATTGGGTATGAGTGAAGAACTAGCCTCAATTATGAAATTATCTGGATTGGCAAAATAACCCATATTATCTGCACCTTTTAGGTTGCAGTAATAAATAAAAGTGCGTATAGTTAACTATATGCACTTTTTCTTTTTAGTCAGTGGGCTTTAAAGAAATGGCACATAAAATTAAACATTAAGGAAAACATTATGGCAACTCTAGCAGAAATTCGCGCAAAACTTCAACAATCATCTCAACAAAACGGCGGTAGCGCAACCGGCGGAGACAACGCAATTTACCCCCATTGGAATATGCCAGAAGGCACAACGACAACAGTTCGTTTCCTTCCTGACGCAGACCCCAACAACACTTTTTTCTGGATTGAACGTGCAATGATCAAATTGCCTTTTGCCGGAGTTAAGGGAGAAACTAATTCTAAACAGGTACAAGTTCAAGTTCCTTGTATGGAAATGTGGGGAGAAACTTGCCCAGTTCTTACAGAAGTACGCCCTTGGTTCAAGGACAAATCTTTGGAAGATATGGGTCGTAAGTACTGGAAAAAGAAATCTTACTTGTTCCAAGGGTTTGTTATTGACAGCAAATTGCAAGAAGACAAAACTCCAGAGAATCCAATTCGTAGATTCATTATCGGTTCACAAATTTTTAACATTGTTAAGAATGCGTTAATGGATAGTGAAATTGAAGAATTGCCAACTGACTTTGTCCGTGGCTTGGATTTCAAGATTGCAAAAACATCTAAAGGTGGTTATGCTGACTATTCTACTAGTACTTGGGCTCGTCGTGAACGTGCTTTGACTGAGGCAGAAAATGCGGCAATTAAACAACACGGTTTGTTTAAGCTGAGTGACTTCTTGCCCAAGAAACCCACCGATGTTGAACTCAAAGTTATTAAAGAAATGTTTGAGGCATCAGTCGATGGCGAAGCATTTGACATGGAACGTTGGGGTCAATACTATAAGCCAGCTGGCATGGGCGGTAGCGGTCAATCAACTGGTAGCACAGCCCCAACAGCAAAGGCAGCACCTGTATCTGCACCAGCAGTAAACGAGGACGAAGATCCCCCTTTTGAACAAGCGGCACCTGCCGCAACTCCAGCAGCCGCTCCGGCAGCATCTGGTGACGCAGGAAGTCGTGCCGCAGACATCATTGCGATGATCCGTAATCGTCAAAAGCAATAATTAGGAGACGATAATGGGAAAAGCCTTTGATATTTCAAAGTTTCGTAAATCTTTGACCAAATCTATTGATGGGTTAGGTATTGGATTTAACGATCCTACAGACTGGGTATCAACAGGTAACTATGCTTTAAATTATCTTATTAGCGGTGACTTCTTTAAAGGAGTTCCGCTAGGCAAGGTAACCGTGTTTGCTGGAGAATCCGGCGCAGGTAAATCATACATCTGCTCCGGAAATATCATCCGACACGCACAAGAACAAGGCATCTATGTTATTCTAGTTGATTCCGAAAACGCATTAGATGAAACCTGGCTTCATGCATTAGGTGTAGATACTAGTGAAGAAAAACTTCTTAAACTTAACATGGCCATGATTGACGATGTAGCAAAAACTATATCCGAATTCATGAAAGAGTATAAAACCATGCCCGAGGACGATCGTCCTAAGGTATTGTTTGTAATCGACTCGTTGGGTATGTTGCTTACTCCAACTGATGTTAATCAGTTTGAAGCAGGTGAGATGAAGGGTGATATGGGTCGTAAACCTAAAGCACTTACATCGCTTGTTCGTAACTGTGTAAACATGTTTGGCTCATGGAATGTTGGATTGGTTGCTACTAATCACACATACGCAAGTCAGGATATGTTTGACCCAGATGACAAAATTAGTGGTGGTCAAGGCTTCATTTATGCGTCATCTATTGTTGTTGCAATGAAAAAACTCAAACTTAAAGAGGATGAAGATGGCAACAAAACTAGCGATGTTCTCGGTATCCGTAGCGCCTGCAAAGTAATGAAAACTCGGTATGCAAAACCTTTTGAATCTGTGCAAGTAAAGATTCCGTATTCTACTGGTATGGCACCGACCTCCGGATTGGTTGACTTATTTGAGAAAATGAGTGTACTATCTAAAGTAGGCAATAAGTTAGCATATACTAGTAAAGAAACTGGTGAAATTATTGCCGAGTTTCGTAAAAACTGGACAGAAGATAAGCTCATGAAAATTATGTTAGAATGGGACGAATCTTCTGTTGTATTACAAACAACAGAACTTACTGAATCAGAGGAATAATATGGAAGAAGATCTAATTATTGAAGTATGGGATGTATTTAAAGAATATATTTCAGATAAAAATAAAGAAACTGCGGCAAGTCATTTTGTTGACATGTTAATTGGTAAGGACGTTGAGACCAGCGTACTTAAAAGTATCATGGGCTACGATGCTTACCTAGACGATGCTATTACTTTGGCTACCGCAGACGAAATTGACGAAGACTTTGAAGAAGACGATTACAACTACGACGAAGACGAGGAGTAATCCATGTCTTGGTATGCTAAAGTCTCAAAAGACATAGCACATCTTCCAAGTTGTTTAGATCATTTTTACCTTGAAATTGAAAATGCAAGGAAAGAGGTTTCAATCCACGGAAACGTAGAGAGAGCCTCTGCTTCCTTACCTGGTATTGTCGAGCAAAGATTTAATCAACTTCAAGAGATTGAAGCTATCTTAGAATATCTTAACATTGAGTTAAGAAGAATCAAATCCAAGGCATTTAAAAAATACCTTGAAAACTATCAACGTGCTCTGAGCAGTAGAGATTGCGAAAAATACGTCGAAGGTGAAGCAGATGTAGTTGATATGGAAAAAATTATCAACGAGTTTGCCATGTTACGTAACCAGTGGTTAGGTATCATCAAAGGCCTTGACATCAAGCAATGGCAGTTAAGCAATATTATTAAATTGAGAGCCGCTGGTCTTGAAGATATCACACTTTGAGTCTATAATATAATCATGCATATTGAAGATTTAATCATTTCTCTTGTTTATTCCAAGACTCCGCTAAATCGATGGGACCAAAATCTTGTCAGCAGTTTCTATGATCAAATTTCTCGTGGGTCTAGCTTTACAGAGAAACAAAGTGTATTAGCCATTAAAACAATAAACAGATATTCAACAGCATTATCGGCTGCAATGAAGACTGATTTGACACCTTTTTTACTAAATCCAACTTTTCGTAACCCGCTAAGGCAAGTTAGTCATTTAAAAAAATTAAATGTAACTGATCATCCCATCTACGGCAAGGCAGTTAGGGCAATTTTTCCTTATAGTGAAAATCTTATAAAAAGAATTAGAGATATAAAAGATGAATCGCCGGCAATTTGGGACAAAGAAGAAAAATGTTGGTTTTTTTCATTGAGAGAAGCAGGAATTCAATTTTTGATGGAATTGGCAGAAGAAGAAAATTTCGAAGTAGATGAATATTTTCATAATCTGTCGCAACAAGTAAAAAAAATAACAGAAAATTTTGAGCAATATGTACCCATGCTTGTAATTGAGGATAAAATTCCTCAATTTAAAAATTGTCGCCCAGAATTACCAAAATTACAAACTGTTGACATTCTAGAATCAATTTTTGAAGCAAGAAAAAGAGGAATTTTTACCTGGGACGACACAATATCTAATTTTTTAGACAGCGACGAAGTTGATCCTATTACTAGAGAATTTTTAAAATCTCCTACAGGCTCAAAATTTCAAATTGACAGCGAAAATCATGAAATTTCAGTGATCAAAGACATTATTAAGTTTATGGGACCAACACTGGTTATTATACCAGGTGGTAATGAGCTTGCTACGTTAACAGCATCGTACGAGTTTTTTAAATCCATGGACATAAAAAACACAGACATGAGTGTAATGTTTAGATTACCATCAGAAACTCACGAAATTTTCAATAATTTTGTGAAATTTAATGAACTAAATTCTCCCATACGTAATGAAACAAAAATTATTTTTGTGAGTAGCAAATTGCCTAAGCCTGTGTTAAACTCTAAAATTAAATTTCACAGTATTTTAAATCTTGGATATAACAATGTCCACTACTCATTAAGAGACTACGTCGGAAATCACGAAAATGTGATGTTTTATTCAAAAATAAAAGACCAAAGGAATGTAAATTTTGGCTACGTGTAAAATTATTATCAAAGATGAGGTCAATGTTAAGATTGAAAATTTAGATCTTGATACACGTAAAGCCTTGGTTAAAAAATTCAAGTATGAAGACCCGACTGCTCGCTTTAGACCGGCCTATAAATTAGGTCGATGGGACGGAACTGTGAGCTTTTTTGGGTTAGGCGGAACTACCTATCTTTCAATGCTTCCCCAGGTCTTAGAATTTTTAGAACAGAAAAATTTCTACATTGAACTTGATGATCTGCGTGTACCAACAGCCTTAAAATTTGACGAAATTTCTGAGGATTTTTGGGGAGAAAAAACATGGCCTGTAGGTCATCGATTTGCTGGTGAGAAAATTAGATTACGAGATGACCAAGTTGAAGTTATTAATAAATTTTTAGAAAACCCTCAGTGTATTCAAGAAATTGCCACAGGGTTTGGTAAGACAATTACTACTGCAACTTTGGCAAAAATCTGCGAAAAATACGGTCGTACTGTTACTGTTGTTCCTAACAAGTCATTGGTAGAACAAACTGAAGAAGACTTTATTAACTGCGGATTAGATGTAGGTGTGTACTACGGTGACAGAAAAGACCTTGATAAAACGCATACAATCTGTACTTGGCAGAGTCTCAATATTTTAGACAAAAATTCTAAGAATTGGGACGAGTCGGCATCTGCAAAATTAGAAATTCTTTTAGACAATGTTCAGTGCGTTATGGTAGATGAAGTACATATGGCCAAGGCAGAGGTGTTAAAAAATCTTCTGACACGCAACCTTGCTGGCGCACCTATACGATGGGGGCTTACTGGTACTGTTCCTAAAGCAGACCATGAATTTCAAAGTATTCGTGCTAGTTTAGGCGAAGTTGTTCACCGTGTTGCTGCACATGAGTTACAAGAAAAAGGTATCCTTAGTAACTGCCATGTAAATATTATTCAAACTGCCGAATGGAAAGAATTCAAAAGCTATCCTGAGGAATTAAAATATTTGGTTACCGACCACGATAGAATGACTTATCTAGGTAACCTAATTAAACAAATTTCCGATTCCGGGAATACACTGGTGTTAGTAGATAGAATTGAATGTGGACAATTCTTACAAGCACATCTTAGCGAACTATTCAGTTTATTAAAAGAAAAGCCTGATGTAGCATTTATATCAGGATCTGTAAAAACAAAAGACCGGAAGGCGGAATATAATGAAGTGGCAACTGCTGATAACAAGATTATTGTGGCGACTTATGGTGTGGCCTCTGTGGGTATTAATATCCCCCGTGTTTTTAATTTGGTTATGGTGGAGCCCGGAAAGAGCTTTACTCGCGTTATACAAAGCATTGGGCGAGGCATTCGAAAAGCAGACGACAAAGACTTCGTACAGATCTGGGATATCACGGCCGCATCAAAATACGCAAAAAGGCATCTTACAGAACGTAAAAAATTCTATAAAGAAGCAAAATACCCATTTACAATAGAGAAAGTAAAATACATATAATGCAAATTTTAACATTAGACGATAAGGTTTTTTACCTTAATGAACTACCCGACGAAATAGAAGAGGATCTAAGATTTGCTGTACTTGACAACAGCGACAGTAGTAATCCTGACTATTTTTTTATTCCATTAATTTTCCTTGAAAGTTTTACAGGACCAGCAGTGGTTCTAAAAATTGGAAATAATGAAATTACAATGCCATTAGATTGGTGTACCATAGTAGGAGATCCCGAAGGTCCTGACATGGAAATATTACCCCTTACTAGTTTAAATGATCGAGGATTTAGAACTTTCTGTTTCAATCCTCTAAGTAGCTTTAGACCAGAATTTTTAGATATTGACATTGTTGATGTTTACCAAGATGTGAAGTGGTATTTTCCTAAAATGAAACCTGGCCAATTATTGTGTACTCCTTTACATTCGGGACCTAATCCTACCTGTGCATATTTTGTTAAAGAAGTTAGTCGTCAAAGCGAATTAGTCGATTATACAAAATGTTGGTAAATGATAGATCTAGATTGAAACCCGGCGTTTCGTATGCCTATGAGCACGTTGACGGTGTTACATATGCTAGAGAACAAGGAGCACCGACTAGTGAGAGATTCGAAATAGGCAGGACATTTGATCGTATAACACACGACATAAAACTTGCCAACAGCGTTTTATGGGCAGACATTATCGATGAATCTGAAAAGAATCCTGCCTTGAAAGATGCGTTAGAAAAGTGTAAAATAATATATTATCTGAGTAAAAATGATGGCAGCAAAACTTGATATCAAACGTGAACTAAATGCCGTAGATCAAAAAAATTATGATTTTTACGACAACCTCACCGACGAGGAAAAGAAAGTGTTTAGTCCGTATATACTAATGAGATATACCAGCAATGCTCAAGGCGCTGATACAGATATTCAAGAATGGTTTGTTGAAACAACAAATGAATTTGTTAATAAAAATCATTTTGATATTGCCAAACATAAAAATTTATTGTGGAAACTTTATGCCGCTACGGGTATCGGTTCAAACTTTTATCATCCATACCTAGTTGCTGGCAAAAAAGAAAAAGCCAACAAGATAGAAAAACTACTGTGCGAAATTTATCCAACTTATAAAATGGATGAGATACATCTAATGGCAAGTATGATGGATGAAAAGGATATCAACGAACTATTTGATAAAATGGGCTTTGATAAAAAACAACGAAAGGAATATCAATGACACGTCTAGTTACATTTGGATGTTCATGCACATACGGAGAAGAACTCGACGAGTTAACCGATGCATGGCCAAATGTTCTAGCAAATTTTTTAAACATTGATGTAAAAAATGAAGGTAAGCCAGGATCAAGTAATTTAGAAATTTTATATAAAATTTTAAATTTTAACTTCCAGGAAGATGATATAGTTGTAATCATGTGGACTTACTACTCAAGAGATTATTTGTTTAAAACACCAACACACCAATATTCTATAGGACCGTGGAGTCAGGATATAAATGATTTAACTGCATGGGCGTCTTTACACACAGATCACGATTTAATAATGAGATCATTTATTAATATTCATCATGCTCATTCTTATCTATCTTTATTAAATTTAAAAAATTATCATACCACTGTAGGAATTCGCAGAGAACAAACATATAACCCCGGTAGTTTACCGCCTAGTTTTTTTAAGTTTAAATTACACAGTGTAGAAAAAATTTTTGCTAGAGGCGGAAAATTAAAAAGAGGTCACCCCAACAAACTAACACATTCATTAATGGCAAAAGAAATTTATGATTTCATTAGTAGAACAACCTTATAAATGCGTACACTGTAATAAGAGCTTCATGCAAGAGAAGACTCTTGTTGCTCACATGTGTGAAAGAAAAAGGCGTGCTCTACAAAAGGATGAGAAACGGGTTCAGGCTGGCTTTATGGCATTTAATAGATTTTGGCAGCTAACACAAAATGCAACAAAATTAAAGACCTACAACAATTTTGCAGATAGTAGTTATTACAATGCCTTTGTAAAATTTGGTAGTTTTATTAATAATGTTAATCCGCTGTATCCTGATAAATTTGTAGACTATGTCATTAAGAGCGGAGTTAAATTAGACCATTGGTGTAGAGATGAACTATATGAAAAATATTTGTTTGAAGTAATAAAATCTGAACCAGTTGAAAGTGCTGTTCAACGATCGTTGCAAACAATGATGGAATGGGGTGACGAGCATAGTGCAGAATTTGCACATTACTTCAATTATGTTAGCCTCAACAAAGCCGTACATGATATCAGAAATGGACACATTAGTCCGTGGGTTATTTTAAATACAATATCAGGACAAACAATGATTAGAAAAATGAACGACGAACAATTAGAAATGATTGGACCTGCATTTGATATTCCTTCATGGTTAAGAAAATTTAAAGATCAACCTGCAGATGTAGCATTGGTAAAAGAAATTTGCAAGGAAACTGGAATAAAATGAACGGTAAAAATCTAAGACCTTTTTGCGAACATCACGGAGTTAGAGTGCTTGATACAAATAAAAGGGCCAGCAAAGTTTATAAAGTTAACGTAAATTACTTTAAAGATCCTACAGATTTTAATAAAGTTTATGAACATATTGCATACGATACTGAACCACTTTGGACCGTAGAGATTACAGAAAGTGAATTAGAACGTATTGCTGATTTTGAAGCAGAAGTTTTTAACAACATGAAACAACATGGCCATTATAGAATGTTTGAAACACTTATAGAACAAAAAGAACAAGAAAAATATCTGCGAGACAAATATCCAGCAGTAAAGAAAGCATATGAACACTATAGTATGATTTTAAAATTAGCACAAAGCGGAGAGTTATAATGACGACACCCCAAGACGGAAGTAAATGGATAGGCAACGATAGAACAGTTTTTCATGTCCTTCATACAATAGAACTTGACGGACATGTATGGGTGCATTATCTTAAAGAAGATGCAAAAGAATCAGAAACACGAGAATATAGTTGCTACCTCGAAAGTTTCTTATTAAGATTTAGAGAGATACCAAAATGACAAGACTTCAAGGATTTGTAGAAAAAGGCTGGGGCCATGAATTTATTTTTGCAAGCAATGATTTATATTGCGGAAAAATTTTAAAATTCAATAAAGACGCTCGATTCAGTATGCACTTTCATAAAGATAAAGACGAAACATGGTTTGTTTTAACTGGTGCATTTGAAGTTAGATTTATCAATACCAAAGACGCTACAGTATCAAGTACCATTATAAAAAGCGGAGACGTATGGCACAATCCGCCATTGTTCCCTCACCAGGTTATATGTTTGGAAGAAGGATCGCTGGTTGAGGTTAGCACACCAGACAGCGTTGAAGACAATTATCGTGTTGCTCCGGGTGATAGTCAAAATGCCAAGGTATAAACTAGACTCTTCTGGTGCCGGTCCTACATATAAAAAAGGCGACAGAGTCTGGGTTGCTCCACTAAAATTAGAAGCTACTGTTATTGAACAGGTAATGCATTATGACTATCCTGAATCATTTTACGGAAATGTTAAATTGAGATATGATGACGGAACCGAAGGAACAAGTAATTGTTGGCAGTTATCGAAAGTTGTTAGATGAAAATATTAATTACAGGTCATAAAGGGTTTGTTGGCCAAAACATGGTCAAATCATTAGCTGAGCACGAATTATCTTTTTATGAACCCGGGGACGAATTGCCAAAGGTTAACGGTTTAGACTGGGTAATTCATTTAGGTGCATTAACCTCAACAACTGAAACACGAGTCGATCTAGTAATGCAACACAACTACGATTTTAGTAGATGGCTTGCAAACGAATGTAAGAACCATAAAGTTAATCTTCAATATTCAAGTTCTGCGAGTGTTTACGGAATGAATACTAACTTTAACGAAAGTGCTCCACTAAATCCACAGAGTCCGTATGCTTGGAGCAAATACTTATTTGACAGATACGTTACTCATCTTGCAGATAGTTGGGGGATTGTAGTACAAGGATTTAGGTACTTTAATGTGTACGGCCCTCATGAAGATCACAAGGGAGATCAAGCAAGCCCTTATCATAAATTTGAGAAGCAGGCCAGAGAAACAGGTGTTATAAAATTGTTTGAAGGATCAGAAAATTATCTAAGAGATTTTGTTCCCGTTGAGACTGTTTGTAACATACATAAACAGTTCCTTGATATTGATATGACAGGGATATGGAATGTAGGCACAGGAAGGCCTACATCTTTTGAATCTGTAGCAAGAATGATTGCTGACAAATACAATGCTAGGGTAGAGTATATTCCAATGCCCGATGATATTAAAAATCAATATCAAAAATACACCTGCGCCGATCTTACATTATTAAAAAAGTTTATCAATATATGAAAATTTTTGTCAATGGTACATTTGATATATTGCATCGCGGTCATCTAGAGATGCTAAAGTATGCAAGGAGTCTCGGCGATGAGCTATTGGTTTGCATAGACGGCGATAGTCGAGTAAAAGATCTAAAAGGTAATGACCGGCCTATCAATAATCAAGAAGATCGCAAATTTATGATTGACAGTCTAAAATGGGTAGATCGTTGCTGGATATTCAGTGACGAAGAAGAACTAGAAAAGATAATTGAATTGTATCAACCTGATATTATGGTAAAAGGCGGTGACTATCGCGGGAAACATATTGTAGGAGAACAATATTGCAAAGAAATAAAATTTTATGATCACACAGGACATTCAACAACAAATATCATTCAACGTATTACTAATAGGTGATAGTTGTATAGATCAGTATAAAATTGGGACCATTGATAGATTGAGTCCTGAAGCTCCTGTGCCTGTTATTAAAATTACAGAAACAGAAACGGTGCCGGGTATGGCCGCAAATGTTAAAAAGAATCTTGAAAACCTTGGATTAGAAGTTGATTTTATAACCAACAATCAAGAAATTATTAAGACTAGATATATTGATAAACGATCGGGACAACACATGCTCAGAGTTGACACCGAACCTGAAATTACACCTTGGAGTGGACACACTCCTTCTTCTATCGACTCATATAATGCTATTGTTATTTCTGACTACAACAAAGGTTTCCTTACCTATGAAAGTATCGAAAATATAATTAGAGAATCAAAAGGGTATGTGTTCATTGATACAAAGAAAACAGATCTAAAAAGATTTCAAAGTGCCTATGTAAAAATTAATAGTTTAGAAAATAGTTTGGCAACATCTGTTCCAGATAATTTAATTGTTACCTTAGGAAAATACGGAGCAAGGTATAAGGACCAAACTTATCCTGCACCGACAATTGAAGTTTCGGATGTATGTGGTGCAGGCGACACTTTCTTAGCATCATTAGCCTATCAGTACCTATTGACAAAAGACATAGAAAAAGCTATAATGTTTGCTAACATCGCGGCAAGTATTACAGTACAACACCGCGGTAACTATGCACCAAGTTACGACGAGATTAGACATGCCGGATATTGATATAGACTTTGCTGACAGAACCAAGGCCCTGGACATTATCCAGCATGTTCCTGCATCCATAATTGAAAAAGGTGTATCCCGTCGTCATAATACAGGAGTATATGTCAGTAGTATTCCTGTAAATCCATTAACAGGCTGTTCAAGTATTGACTACAAAGAAGCAGAAAAACGAGGATACTTCAAGGTAGATTTTCTTAATGTTAATTTATACCAAGGTATTAAGAACGAAGAACATTTAATTCACTTACTTAACCAGGAACCATTATGGGATCTACTCTTGCAAGACGATTTTGTAAATCTGCTGTTTCATGTGAACGGGCATGGTGCTACACTACGGATAATGAAACCAACAAGTGTAGAGGAATTGGCTGCTGTGCTGGCTATGATTCGACCAGCGAAACGTTATCTAATTGGAAAAGATTGGTCTGTCGTGAAGAAAGAAGTTTGGCAAAAACCAGACGGAGATGAGTATTTCTTTAAAAAGGCACATGCAGTTGCATATGCATCGGCTATTGTTGTTCAGATGAATTTAATTTGTGAACAAATTAGCTACGGATACTCCTAGGAGTTCTAATTAGTTGTATTGATTTACGTTTTATACGCTTTTCGGCAATTTCGCTTAAATTAACACTTGGTCCAAAAACAAGTTCAATATCTTTGCTATTAAAAGTTTTGATAGCATATCTAAAAAACTGCATTTCTTTCTTTAGAAAAATATTAATTGGTATTTTTCTATTACTTTCCCACCACCAAACTTCTCCTAGTTCTAAAAACAATTTTTTTTCATCAGTGGATTTTATAACAGAAATGTCATAGATACTGGTGACAAAATTGTCAAAGTTAATTACAATCCCGACATATTCGGTATCATTTGATTTGATACAAGATACAAAAGGATAGTTTTCTTGGAAGGAATTAGTTGTTGTCATTAACGCAATAAATACAATATATGCAAAATTTACCAATCTATTTATATCCAAACACTCTCAACATTATATTAGATTTGGATTCTACTACCAAGGGAGTTAATCGAGTCATGTATCAACACGATCTAAAAATACAAAAAGGAATTAAAAACAAAGTACGTATACAATTTAAAAATAGCGATCAGAAAAGAATCACTATTTCTAATACAGCAACCTATGTTTTTTCTATGTTTGACTCATCAACTCAACAGTTAGTCTTAGAAAAAAAATTAGATGTACTTGACGATGGTAATACTTTTGCACTTAGGGGAATAGGTGAATTAACTTTTACAGAAAGTGACACACTAGATTTGCCATCAACTGATTATAAGTTTAGTATTAAGTATTTAGATCAAAACGATGGAACTTATCTTCCTGCTTATTCAAATACTTATTATGGAGTTTCGGGTACAGTTAGACTAAGTCAAGATGTATATCCTACATTACAACCTAGTCAAGAAATAATTGAGTTTCAGCGAGTGTATAACGATAGCATAAGTCTTTACCAGCACCTAAGCGGAAACATCTATGCATACCCTGAGTATAATGGCAATTCTGGATTACATACCGTAGCAATGTATATGACCAATTTTAAAGGTACAGTATATATTCAAGGTACGCTATATAATTCACCTGCAGAGTTTGGAAGATATGCAACGATCGAAACCAGAGAATATAATGATTTCACTGGTATCGATTACCTAAATTTCAACGGAATATTTTCTTACATCCGGATCGTATATCAACCAGCAAAAGGGCCAACAGACCCAAATAATGACAATCCTAGTTATTACGGATCATTTGACAAAGTTCTCTATAGATGCTAAACTATAGTAGTGAACGACATTCAAACATCATTATTATCATTACTGCCATCTAAAAGGAAAAACACCACCGGTGGGTGGATTTCTTTTAATGCGCCATGCTGTGCTCACAGAGGCGAACGGCAAGACGATCGCTTGCGCGGTGGCGTCAGAGTTGATAATGATGGATTTGTTTATCATTGTTTTAACTGTAACTTTGCCGCAGGGTGGCAACCAGGTAAGCTACTGAGTAAGAATACCAAAGATCTATTTAAGTGGATAGGTATGAATGATTCAGATATTGGTAAACTTAATTTGGCGGCTCTTAAAATCAAAGACGATCAGCCTGTATTAAAGAAAGCACTCACCCTTACATTAAATGAGCGAGAGCTGCCAGAAGGCGCCATGACTGTATTGGAATGGATCAACACTGGATATCTACCAGATGTTGCAGAAGATATCGGCAAGATAGTAGAGTATATCATGGGTCGCGGAATGGATCTAGATTGGTACAACTGGATGTGGAGTCCTGCACCTGGCTATGTAGATAGAGTGTTAATACCGTTTTATCAAGAGTGTAAAATTGTAGGGTATACTGGACGTAAGATCACAGATGGTAAACCTAAGTATCTCACAGATAGTCAAAGCGGTTATGTGTTTAACATTGATGCTCAAACCCACGATCGCAAATATGTAATTGTAGTAGAAGGTCAATTTGATGCCATAGCTATAGATGGTGTTGGAATAATGACTAACGAACCTAACGATACTCAAGTAGCACGGTTGACTGCTCTAGGAAGAGAGGTTATATGTGTACCTGACAGGGATAATCCTGGAAGCAAGATGCTCAAACATGCTATAAAAAATAACTGGAGTGCTAGCTTGCCACCGTGGGGAGATGATGTCAAAGACGTTGCTGATGCTGTAAAGAAATATGGCAGATTGTATACACTAACCACAATTTTACACTACAAGGTCGCAGGAGAGATAAAAATAAATCTACTTAAGAAAAAATTAGAGAATTTAAATGACTAAAACAAACTACGACTACGATACACAAAAATTATATCTAACAATGTTTCTCAGCGATGCAGAAACATTTATACGCTGTCAAAATATTTTTGATCCATTAAATTTTGATCAAAGGTTACAATCTGCCGCAGAATTTATCAGCAAATATGTTGATGAATATAAGGTAATGCCCGAATCAAATATTGTTAATGTTTCAACCAAAAATCAGTTTGAGCCAGTATCTTTACCCAAGGAAAACTATGAATGGTTAATGAACGAGTTTGAAAACTTTAGCAGGCATAAAGGACTCGAGCGAGCTATTATTAAAAGTAGCGATTTACTCGAATCTGGTGATTATGGTCCAGTTGAAAAACTAATCAAGGATGCTATTCAAATTAGTCTAAACAAGGACATGGGTATAGATTATTTTGATGATCCGCGAACTAGACTTAACGCACTAAAGGACGGTAACGGCCAAGTCAGTACAGGTTGGCCCACTGTTGATAAGAAATTGTATGGCGGATTCAATCGTGGAGAATTGAATATTTTCTGTGCGGCATCCGGAGGCGGTAAAAGTTTGTTCCTGGCTAATCTTGGTGTAAATTGGGCACTGGCAGGACTTAATGTAATCTATCTTACATTCGAATTGAGTGAAAAATTAGTGGGTATGCGTCTTGATTCTATGACTACTGGAATCGGTACCAGGGATATTTTCCGCAGTATTGATGATGTGGAATTAAAGGTTAAAATGCTACAAAAACGTAGCGGAAACCTACAGATCAAGTATATGCCCTCAGGTAAAAATTGTAATGATATTCGAGCCTATTTGAAGGAATATCAGGTCAAAACCGGCGTAAAACCAGACGTTTTGTTAATAGATTACCTCGATTTGATGATGCCTTTATCTGTGAAGGTCAGTCCTAGTGATCTGTTTGTAAAAGACAAATATGTGTCAGAAGAGATTCGAAACCTTGCTATGGAGACACAATGTATTACTGTTACAGCTAGTCAGCTTAACCGCTCTGCTGTTGAGGAAATCGAGTTTGATCATAGCCATATTTCCGGCGGATTGTCTAAGATTATGACAGCAGATAACGTGATTGGTATCTTTACAAGTCGTGCTATGAAAGAACGTGGTCGCTATCAAATACAGTTTATGAAGACTCGTAGTAGCTCGGGTGTTGGACAAAAAGTTGACCTAGAGTTTAATATGGATACCTTGCGTATTACAGACCTGGGTGATGAAGGTGACCAGTCTAGTTATTCTGGTAATTCAGGAAACAAGCCTCCGCCAAGTCCATATTCTGGATTGAAAAGGACCAGTACTGTGTCGACTACAACAGATCCTGAAACTGGTGAAATTAGAGATGTTGATCCTACAGCTGGATCGAGTTTAAGATTAAACAAACAGGAAAACTCTGCTCCATTAATCAAAAAATGGGTACATGCAATGCCTAATTTAAATCCTGAAAAAGATTAAAACCAAGCATTAATTTGAAACTTTGCAGCCTCGTCAATGGCATTACGCCATTGATCAGGACCTTCGCCAGAAAACACATTTTCTATAGTAGCTGGCGAAATTTCCCATTTGTGTGGCTCATCCCTAGTTTTGGGATCTAGCTGATGATCAAGTCTGCCTTCTTCCCATAACCAATATCCTGCACAAGCACGATAAAACTTAGGACCTTCTCCTTGGCTAATAGCTGCAAGAACACTTATGTCATTAGTTACAGCTAATTGATCGTTTAACTTTACAGTGCTCATACCTCGCCAATCAAGGCTGTGTACCACATGGATTTTATTTTGTGCAATGTTTCCGCCATAAAATAACGGATCATTAAAAGGGTACTCCATGCCTATATTTTCTGCCACTGTTTGCAAATCAATATCTTCTAAGGGATTATTAATTTGTAATCCAATGGCTAGGTTATTTGTATGGGTAACTATCAGTAGCACACTTTTACTTAACTCATCTCTAGGATTGTTAGGGTTGGCTAACAATAGATAACCTGGGTATTTTTTCTTAGTCATATCTAAACTATTTACCGCATAAATAATTGGTTATGAATCAAAAAGACTACGCAGATCCTGTAAAATATAATACAACACTAAACCCTAGTTTGTGGGACAATGACAGACTTAAAGGCGAGGTAAAAGGCGCACTAATGCGTATGGCTGAAGACTTTAAAGAGTTTGTTGGAGTGCCGTTTGATGTTCTAGACGTTGTTATAACTGGCGGAAATGTTAATTACAATTATACAGAACACAGTGATATTGATCTTCATTTAATTGCTGACTTTGATAGCATTGATTGTGACCGAGAGGTTGCAGAATTATTTGATACAAAAAGGTTACTTTATAAACGTCAGTATGATCTAAGTATTCACAACATTCCTGTTGAACTATACATCGAAGATCATAGACTTCCTGCAACCAGTGCAGGTAGCTTTAGTATTATGCACGATCAATGGGTTAAAAAACCTAGTCCTAATCTTCCAAAATTTAACGAGCAAGAGTTAGCCCATTGGGTAGAAATTTGGAGAAAAGTTTTACGTAACGCTGTAAAAACTGGTGATTTACAAACTTGTAGAAATGCTGTAAAATTATTACGTAGTTACAGAAAGATGGGATTAAAAACTGCTGCCGGTGAATTTAGTATACCTAATCTAGTTTATAAAAGCCTACGCAATGATGACACCATAAAAGGCATCTCCATACTTATAGACCGACTACACGATAGACAACTAAGTATTTAAACTATGCCAACATTATATCTAGACATGGACGGTGTTCTAGCAGATTTCAACACCGCCGCACGACAATTTATTCAAGCTAGCCAGCAAGAACACGAAGAAGCTGCCCAAAGAGGACGATGGTCTAATCATCACTGGCAACAACTTGCAGAACAAGATCACTTTTACAGACATCTACCAAAAATGCCTTTAGCCGATGAGCTTGTTCATGTTGCCCGACAATTTTTAGATTTTCCTGATTGGCGTATACGAATACTATCAGCTATACCATCAGGCAACGACATGCACGAAGCATTCCACGACAAAATTGACTGGATCAATGAACATTATCCTGGGTTTCGTGTACACTTCGGGCCATACAGTCACGACAAAAAACATCATTGTCAGCCTGGTGACATCCTAGTTGATGATCGTACCAGCAATTGCCAAGAGTGGAGAGAAGCCGGCGGTACTGCTGTACAGGTACACAAAAACGACTACGAGCAAGCTATCAAAGAGTTAGATGCTCTTTTTGTAAGTACCAATGAACTTTACTTATTCGATTGAGTAAAGGTAGTTAACGGTATCCCCGTTAACACGTAGCTCTCGAGCACCGTTTCTTAGATGGAAAGTTCTGGCCATTTCTGTAGGCGGGCTCAATGTTACAAACTCTGATATCTCAGGTCTGTGTTTGCGAATCCACGCGGCAGCGGCACGTATAAGTTTACGCCCTGCGCCTGGACGATAACTCCAAATAGTATAGAATACGGCCACTGTAGGGTGATCAGCAGGATCACGTGCAAGTTCAAGTATATCTGCAGGTACTAGATCTCTGTAGGCACAACATACCACTGCTTCAGGTTCGGCAGTTTCATTATGCTGTAATACAAATATTTCAGAGGTAGAAGAAATGCGAAAGTCAACAGGAATTTCTGGCCTAACAGGATCGTCGGCTAGTAGGTTTATTAGTGGGTCTGAGAGTGTGTTGATGACATGTAGCATAATATCCTTAGGAGTATAACCTTAATTATCTAATTATAGATAAAATTCAATGACTTTGCGAGTATATTTTCTTAAATTTTTTAATAAATAAAACAAAGAAATATCAATTTTCTTTTATTGGAGAAAAACATGTCACTATTGGTAAGAATCTACGAATCCGATGATTATTCAGAGTACTCTGACACTGAACACGCAACCTATGAATCTGCATACGGTCAAATTTGGCTGGAAACACCGCCTTTGCCGTTGTCAGTTCCAGCAACAGTCAAACCAGGAGTGGACCTGGAATTTGGATTTGCAATTGCCAATGATGGTATTTGGATACACAGTTCACGTGTAGAAATTGTCGGCGAAGCTGTATAATAAGTTTATAAATTCTAAGAAAAATGATCGCTGTTGCGGTCATTTTTTTTTGGCTAGCGTCTATCTATGGCTAGAGCCCAACATAGATCAGCATCGTGCGTGACAGTGACTGCACAATGTTGACTTAGCGGCCTCCCTTGTGCATTATTAACACAGATTTCCCAGAGTCCGACTGCCTTATATATGCTTTCTGCCAGAGCCCAACGACTGGCCAAGTAACTAGTTCTACAGCCCTGTTCATGCCACTGTTCAAGTACAGCAGGCCCAAATACACGCAAAACCTTGTTATCTTGCCAGTGAGCAAATCTAGAAACCCTTACAATATCAGATCCAACAAACATATAAGATAATCATTCTCCCAGGGTATTTAATGCTAGAAAGATACATACACATACAAACTTGAAAACATATGCTTGATAACCGAATAATAGCCATAACTGTTAGTACAAACTACAGCGATATTTTACCCTATACCCTGGCCAACAATCTCAGGTACTTTGACCATTGGTACATAGTAACCAGCAGCCAGGATCTATTAACACACCAGTGTATTAGAGAACAGAACTCGGAAAAAATCACAGTACTCAACTGGGAGTTCCAAAATCAAGAGCCCGATCCAGTACGGCCCGGCGAATTCACTGTACGCCATTTTGACAAAGGTGGTGCTATTAGACATGCACAGCAACAGGCCTATCAGCAGTGGCCCGATCACTGGTATTTGGTTATGGACACTGACATACTCATACGCAGTGGTAGAGATCTCATAACCCAGCATCTCTGTCCGGACTACATCTATGGCCCGGCCGCAAGATTAGACTATGCCAGCTACCAAGATTATGAGCAGGGTCAAATACACAGAAACTACTTCGTCCAAGGTCCAGAAATCATAGGCTTTTTTCAACTTTATCACCGTCCAAGATTGTATCAGCCCAGTCGGGACAGTAACTGGTGTGACGTGGAATTTACCCGGCTATGGCAGGAAGGCCACCGGAAAATCTTGGCCATGACCGTGGATCATTTGGGCTACTGGGCCGAAGATGTGGCCTGCACACATCGTGGACGCAGGCTGGGCCAGGGCTTTAAATCTTAGACACAGCTGGCAGTAACAGTTCGTCGACCCAGTAGCGATTAGTCTCAGGACCAGGATGATAGGTGCCCGAAGGCAGTAGATCTCTGGCTTGATCCTGAACAGGTGCCCAGGCCTGTATGGTTCCGCGACTGTCCGGGCGATTCATGTAAGCGTAGTATTCTAAAACCGGACACTGCCACATGTTGCGAACGCTCATACTTAGATAATCCAGATACTGCCAGACATGTGTTTCGTTGGTAACCCAATGCTGTGAGATATTGGCGCTGTGACAATTCCACACACCCCAATTCCAGGTCGCAAGGTCTTCACGTAGTTCTGTGAGTCTATTAACACCGGGCCAGACATAGATCACAGCCCAGGGTCTAACTCCCGCAGAGTAAAGTCTATTACTGTTAATCCATTGAAACATGTCATCAGTGGCGCCGGCACCAAGATTTATCACAGGTCTACCTAACCGTTGACTTAACCTAGCAGCCATGGTTTGACTGTCATCAATGCCACAGCCAAACACGTAGCTACAACCAAACATGAGCACACTAGAGCTCCAATCAATGGTGTCAAACTCAGCGGCACGATAGCCCTGACTGTTTAAAGAGTAACGCACCTTTTGATGTCTCCAAGGCCAAGATTCAGCGAGTCTGCGTAGATTTGCTTGATAAAGTTCACGACTATCCGGGCCACAAAACTCCGAATCCTGCGTGTGTCCATGCCAGCTGTTTTTTAATAGTTCAATCATAGTTGAGATATTTAGCGACTAGATCGGCCCCAGAAGCGCGAAGCGCCTGCGCCAGCAGAAAGCGGTAAAAACTATTTTTTAACTGGCATTATCACCCTAGATAATACTACTAGTGACCAAAGCGTAGTAAGAACAAGGTAGTATCCGATTCCCTGGCAAATGATACAGCGCATAAGTGACTTTGATGTAAAGTCCACATAGACCAAGCCCAGCGTACAAGATGTGCGCCTACACATTGATCTAACCATGATTCCACACAGTAACAACTGGAAATCCAGTCCTGCTGGCCCTGATACTCAACGTAGGGCCAGGGTACTACAGCAAGGAATGGTAGTACAATGGGACGATCATCTAACATACGCATAATCACGTATTTACAGAATCCGAACTTAAAAGGGCGGGTGACTGCGGTGTGTGTAGACGTAATAGCCCACTGCAAAGCCAGATATAATTGCAGCCACAGGAATAGCTGTTAAAATAAACACTGTGTTGTTGGCAGCGGCACCAGTCCATAGTGCAGTGATAAACCTATCGCTGTCAGCGGTTCTTTCAACTAGACCACCGATGTAAACCAGTTTAACCAAGCTGGCAGCTACAGGACCTAAAGGATTGAGCTCGGCTGCACCGTGAGCAAGACCCACTGCTGTAGTGGCAACATCCAACAAAGCTGCTTGTTCTACTGTGGGCACAGTGGCACAACCAACAATGGTGGCGCAACAGACTAGAGCAATGAACCAACGACGTAACATTGCAGATATTTATCGCCCGGCAGAATTCTATATAGCGGCTAAAAAATCTAGCAAAAAAAATTTTGCAGACCCGGGAGCAGCCCGAGGGGTCTACAGTAGCCAAAAAATTGCCGCGCAAATTAAAGCGGTTTTTGGTTTTATTTAGGAGGGGGGTTTTACTCTAAGTCGAGGTTTTTTTGGTGGGAATTTTTGAAGATTTTTTTGGGATTTTTGAGAACTTTTGGCATGCACTTGTTGCTTTTTTGCAACACTTGCTTGTAGCGTGACCCCCCGTACCCCCACAGGGGATCACAGACCCCACCGGTCAATCAATGACCAACTCCCTCTCACTGTAGACATCAAAGCCTTCTGCTTCCAGCTCTGCTACGGCTTCGTTCATGAGTTGCTCAATGATGCGAACCCGATCCACTGTACGGATCTCCTTGTGCCTGCGGCGTCTAGCTGTGCCCTTTTGGTAGATCCGGCTGTGGTGTTCTGCACAGTAGCTACTGCCCTCTAAGGTCAGGGCACCGCAGGGTTCTGTGCCCGTGCCCAAGTACTGGCACCCTGTTTGTAGATTAGTAGCTGTCATTGATCTGTGTCCTTGTTATTGTTGTCTAGTTGCTGGGCTTGTTCTGGGTGCAGGCGCCGCCATTCGGCTACTTCCCGGTGTATCTGCTCTAGGAGTTCTGTGCGGGTAATATGCTCTGCGGCCCAGAACAATCCTACCACACACCAAAAGCCCCAGGTATCAAAGCCCTGTCCGACTGCGTCTAACACTAGACCCAATGTAGCGTATAGCGTTAGACGCAGGAGCATATTAACCTCGCTTCATACAAGTTTGGCGAGCATAGGCTTTCCAAACAATGGGCATGGCCTTACGCAATTGTGCTACCTTTAGCACCATACGCAGACTCAGCTCACGCAGGCTGTCCTGGTTCTCAACGATAAAGTCCAGGAGCTCTTCACGCACCACAGGCTCAAACTCAAAGTGGTCCAGCATGCCTTGGTTAGTGATCTGGCGGATCCACAACAGCTTCTCGCGGCTGGTGTCCATTTCCAAGTCCATGTAGTGGCAACGGCTTTCCAGGGCATCCAAGTGGCTACGGAGCTTCTTGCTACGAACGTGCTCGAACTTGATGTTGGTAATAAAGATTGCACTACCTTTAAACTCAAAGCGATCTGGAACTCCTTCGCTACGCAGGATACGGCTGTCCGTGTTCCAGCTGATGAAACGGCGCTGGCTAGAATCCAAAGCACCTTTAAGGATGTTCAAGCTCAGTTCCTCTTGCAGGATGTCGTCACAGTCATCAAAGACTAGTACGTTCTTAGCGTCCGAGAACTCGTAGAGCTTGGTGTACAGGCCAATGCTGGACATGGCACCCTTGACAACTTCGAACCTGGGCTTACGCTCGCCCAAGGTGTCAAACAAGCCGTCCTTTTGCAAGACTGCTTCGACGTTATGGCTCTTACCCACACCAGGAGGGCCACTGACAATCATAGCACGGATGTCGCCGCGTTTGACTGCCTTGGTCATTTCGGTAAGGATGTCAAAACGCTCGGTCAAACGACCCAGAATAGTATCGTCGCTTTCTTTGGCAATTGCCTGCTCTTTGCGACGAATTGCATCAGTGTCAAACTCAATGACATGACTAGTGGTGGTGCCCTTAGTGGGCTTCTTTGCGGCAGTGGTACGAGCCATTTTGTTTCCTTGAAAAAGTTAGTGAAGTGTGTATTATACAGGGGCACTGGGCCCCTGTCAATATTTAATTAATCCAAACGGCTTCCGGCGTAGACCTTGTCCAAGCCCAGCTTGTCTTTCAACACTTGAGCGTAGGCATCAGCGCCGGCTTCCAAAATGCTGATTGATTGTGTAGGGAAGCCGCTGGGGTTCCACAAGCACAAGGCACCTGTGTAGTCTTTGCGGAAGCCTGCGGCTGCCAGCCACTTGCCCAACTTGCTGTTACTGCGAACGCCAAACACGTTGACCCAAGCAAAGCCACAAGCATCACGATCGCCATGCTTGGCGTGGAATGCTTTGGCCGCTGAGCGGGCTTGTTGAGCGGCTTCGTTGGTAGCGTCTTGTACCAACTGCTCTGTGATGTGTGTTGCTACTGCTGTCATAGTGTGCTCCTTAGTGCGTTGTTGATGTGTGTATTATACGGTAAAACCAAAGCCCTGTCAACCACTAAGGTTACCATGCAAGTTCCTTGGCTGGGAAACGGATCTCGCCTTCGTACTCCAACTGGCAACGCTCGAAGTCTGTGAGGTAGTCGTTGGCAACCACTTCCCAGCCGATGATTGTTTCGCGGAAGCCTTGGTTGTCGCACTCAATCTGACTGCGAACACCCATCACAGTCTCTGTGACCTTGTTGACATTGATCTTCTTGACCACGTAGTCTGAGCCGCCTTTGGCTTTCCAGTACTGTGGGCACTCGCCAACACCGTCCCAATCGTGGGCACCGTAGTTCTCGTAGACTTGGGTAGTAATCAAGAGTTTAGCCATTTGTCTTGCTCCGTGTTGTTTAGCGTATGTGTGTATTATAACGCGGTTTTACCAAAAGGTCAACCTTTTTTCTTGTTGTATTTTTGCAACACTTGGGTGGCCGCTTCCATTTCGCTGATGCCGTCATAGCATTGTTCAACCACGGCCATGAGCATAAGATCTACGATGCT